TGAGTCCTTGGGATTGAGCCTTAAGAGTCTCGTACAAACCCCCACTCAGAGCCAACTGGAGATCTACATTGGCTTGCTGGTTGGTGTTGTTCGGCCCAGACAAAACCAAAGAGCCATCTCTCAGAGAGATACCTCGGCCGTACTTGTAGTGTCCGATGACCTCGAAGCCTCTGGAATCAGAGACCGGACGAATCATGGCAGAGCCTCGCTGCTTACCAAGAACCGAAGCCGTGGCCTCGTCCTCTTCCAGAGTCTCAACCGTGATCTTGGACTTCGGGATGAGCAAAATCTCTTCCAAGACCTTCGAAACATCGTGAGCGTACGTGTACACCCCTGCCGAATTGAGACCATAGGAGTAACGGTTCGAAAGATGTTTGTCTCGAATCCGATCCTCAGTGGTCTGAGTGATCATGGCCCGTTCGGTATCCGCCAGATTCTTAGCTGTGACCTCATCGTAGTCTTTGAGATAGGGATTGTCTCTAGGACTAGGCTTCCGACCTTCTGCCCGAGCCAGTTGCTCTTCACTGAACAACTCAGAAGCAAAGGGCCGGGTGTAGGTCATCACCACATTAGGGTAACCCACGATCCTCCCTGTTTTGGGATGCCTCAAGATCAAAGGCGCGTAGGGATTGAAAGAGTTGCCGGTATCCTGAGCTTTCACCGGAGGAACCAAAGCAGCTTCCCCAATGGTGAGCTTGAAAGCGCCCCCGGCTCGAAGCTGACGAACAGAAGGCTTCGGGTTGCTGTCTTGAAGCTGGGTAGCAGGTGCTTCAGAAGGCGGTGGGCCTTCATAGTTTGTGAGACGGATGGTTCCAATCCCTTGAGGCGCTACGAACTTTTGGCGACGAGCACTCAAGGTCAGAGTAGTTTGGGCTTGTCCCCCAAACTGGATGTTGTGGCTGATCCCCTGGACGTACCACATCTGATCCTTGGGAGCGACGTAGACAGGAAAGCCAAGTCGGAGCTCGGGGCGCAAAGGAATGTTGACCGTAGATCGATGCCGACGAGCGTTGTAACGATCCATGAGGTCCAGACCCATGTAGAACATGAGCTTGGGGGAAGCCATGAACTCTGAGTTGAAAGTCTGGGTACGCCATCCGTATTTACGGAGTAGATGATAGTCTGTGACTGAGGTGAAAGGAGTGGTCTCCTCTCCCATACCCCAATCCACACCGCCCGTGTAGTTGCCTTGAATTGACAGCTGGGTGACTACTTCCGCTTCAGACTCCGAGAAGTCCCAGTTGATGATGTCAATATCCTGAATCCAAGATACTGGCTTGTTGCTCAGCACATCCAGGTTGTAGAAGGGAGGCTTGAATACAATGTCCCCCGTCACATCCATGAAGAACTCGTAGCCGATTGCTTCTTTGGCAGCATTAGCCAACTCCAGCTTGGTTTGATACTCCGATTGCCAGAAGTTGACCTGACCAGCCTCCATCATCTGAGTGCGAAAAGCCACCACCGAAGAAGAGGTGGGATCGAAGATCATCTGACTTCCTAAGGCCCCTCCGTTGGCTTCTCTAACTACAGCAGAGGCGAAAGGTTGGTTGACAGCGTCTTTCTTCGACGTTCCGATACCCGCTCGCCAAGCCTTGTACCGTGCGTACAGATAGTCCCCTCGGACAGAAGCACCCTCCGTCCCGTACAGCATCATGTTGGAACGAATGCGCGTGAACCTTTCGTTCCAGTACTGCATGATGTCCCGAAGAGCGTACTGGAAAGTCTGCTTCTGGGAGTTCTCCTTGAAGAAGGATGTGAGAGAACCGGTGCCCACAACCACATCTCCGAACGACTGTTGAGCTAGCGTCCAGATGACATCATAAGGGTTCATGCCGTGGAAGATGTTGCCGAAAGCGAGCCCCTTGAACTGCCCTCCTGTGAAGGATGGGTTGATGTTCATCTTGCACAGTTCCCACCACTTCAGGATGTCTGAGCAGTTGATGCTGACAGTGTGTTCCCCTCCAGCATACTGGTCACTGATTTCCGTCGTGAGTCCCCAAAAGATGGGGTAGTACTGCGGTAGGCCCTCTAGAGTGAAATAGCCCTTGGCATAGATCTCTACCTCCATCATCGGAGAGATGAGAGGGACCCCTTCGAAGTAGAAATCGTCTATCGTATGCCGGGGGATGCTCAGATTGATGCTAGCCGAACCAGGCGGACTATCGACGTTCAGGTCCACTTGAATACTAGTGATGTACTTCTGGATGTCGAAGCGGCGTTGACACTGAGAGCACCCCAGAACGTCGATCTCCCCGTTGATGAACACAAGGGCATCAGGCGCCGTCACTATCGTAGGACGAATGCCTTGTTGCCAAGTGCCTTGGTATGGACTGCGTGCCATTGCTTACCGACCCCCTAGAACTCCAGAGCCTGACGTGGCTTGAAGAAGGGGGGCTTTTTCAGAAGGAAACAGATTAGGAGCTCCGTACGTGAAGCTTTGTTCATTGGGACGATCAAGCAAGAACGCCGCTCTCACTGTGAACTCAAAACTGTACTCCAAGGTGTGGGGAGCGGTGGCATCCTCAGTGATGTTGAAGTTGTCAAAGCTCCCTAGGTACAAAGTGTTGTCATAGTAGATGTAGATTGTGCCTACTACCGACAAGTTCTGCCGAACGTCCTCTCCTTGCTGGTCTTGCAGGAAAAGGCCGCCGTTGTTCCGGTAGATCAGGAACAGAGACAAGAAGTTCTGAAAGGATTCGGAGAAGAATTTGGCAGTCCGGGTCAACCCGGGCATTCGAGCATCGTTACGGTACATGGAGTAGAAGCCAGCCACTTTCCCAGATCCCGAGATCTTGTCCTGGGCGTCTCCCCAATGCTCGATGATAGGTCCGTTGCGGCTCCAATTGCCGTCCGAAACGATCTTCTCCCCTTTGACTGTGAAGCTGGCCGGATTGACCCGCATCTTGAGAGGGGGCGTGTTGCGCATGTTGTCCAGCTTCATCTGAGCCTGGGCAATCATGGCCTTCTGTTTTTCCAAGAACTTGATACCGTTCGGAGTAGCGTTGTACCCCGTTTGCCCTACCTGGCTAAGTAGCTTCCTCACCAAGTCAGCTTCAGGGCTCCCATCCTCCACCCACATGGGACGCAACTGAGTTCCCAAGGAACCTTCGTACTCAGCCTTTTCCCCAGAAGCTTCTACCTCACGGATGATCTGTTGAATCCACATAGGAGGCTTGCTGGCGATGGATGCCCAGATATCGCTAGAGGTAATGGCTCCGTCACCATTCTTGTCAAACCCTCGGTTCTGGCGATACGCCCGATCATTCAGCCAACCTTGGCGACCCCCGGGATAACCTTTCTGCAACAACCTGCGAGTTCGAATAGCTTCGGCCAGATAATGGTCACGATCTGCAGGGTCTGTTGCTGCCGCTGCTTGAGCTTCTAGTTGGTCAACCTTAGCCTGAACGGCTGCCAAATTCCTCTGTTGGGCTTCAGCACTAATGTACCACTCCCCGTACATGTTCAGGCCCTGCTGCCCACCAAACACATGTTGATAGGCCCCAACTCTCTGAGAGCCGGCCCCACTAGCTCCAGGCTTACGCCCCCTCCAAAGATACTTCCCTTTCGCCAAGAACTGCTCAAAGTAAGGAAGTTGTTCGCTAGCAGAGAGGTTTTCAAAATCCTCGAACTGCTCGTCTGTCATGTAGTCATCAGCAACCCCAGGCATGAACTGAAACAAGCCTTTGGCATTGGAACCAGAATTGACAGCTCCAGGGTTGAACCCACTTTCGTTGTAGCAGACAGCCGCTAACTCGACAGGATCGATTCCCAACCTGTCCCTACACATGGTAACCCACTCAACCCAGAAGTACCGAGGAAGGTTTCTAGCGTTAGCTCCCCACTTTTGAGAACCTTCAGTATCACTACCTCCTCCAGCAGTGGCATCTCCAGACGTGTCTTCTACCAACTGACCATCTTGCAAAACCAGGCGAGGGTTGCCCTGATCGTAAGCTCTCACCGGAAGAGGGTCGGTGATGGCAGCAGCACTGGAGGACCTGTCAAGCAACCTCCCCGTGATGTTCATTGTCGGAGGAAGTATACCTACCACGAACATTTTCGGGTTAGGCTTGGAAGCCGTCAACCCGATGTAGTCCATAGAGAGTCCTCCCTCAGGTTGGAGGTCGAGATCGTTGTAGTAGGTTAGAAGAGATTCGTACTTTCGAGGGTCGTAGAAGTCAGCACTAGCTTCGATCTGTCGCAACAAACGTTCGTTGGAAGACACCGGAGAACGACTCTCCGTAGCTCCGTTGTTGCTAGCTTGGGGGTCAACATCTCCTTGAACTGGAGAAGGATCTGGTACGTTTGTTGCCATCCTCACACTCCAAATTCATTGGCTTCCTCAGCCGTCAATGCTCGGGCGGACCCGGTGACCGTTGAGCCGTTCGAAGCAGGTAAAGTGTTCTGATTCTGAAACGTCGGAAGTCGGATGTTAGGGCTCCTCATGGTAGAGGGAACAAGCAAGATAGTCTCCTCTACCTTGAAGCTCCAATTGACCTTGAAGGAAAAAGGCGCGTCATCTGTTTCTTGAGTCTCTAAGGACCGGAAGGTTCCCATGTAGGTCCCCCGATCGTAGATGAGCATCACCCCTCCCTGCAGCACAATGTTGCCGAAAGGATCGTAAACACTGCCGTTGTTGTAGAACAGCTCTACAAGATCTCGATACCGGTCCCAAGCTATCGTCCGCTGCCGAAGCACTGAGGTGAGCCCCGTGTAGATGTTCATGAAAGCCCCGGTGGTAGAGTCAGCACTGATCTCGGACAAATCCGAACCCCAATGTTGCTCTTGCCAACCACCTCGGGTCTGAAAGCGCTCTACCTTTTGAACATAGGACTCTTGAATGCTCAAAGGGTTGACATGAAGCACCAACGCATGAGGGAGCAGTACTCGTCTCCGGTCAAAGGGACTCGTGATTTGGAAAGCCATCGGGATGAGTCCCCGACGGATTTCAGCAGGGTGTACGTATCCCGTATCCGCAGACGGAACTTCTCCGCCCGCCGGAGCGAAGGGAGTCATATCGTTGGGAGACGGAATGCGAACCATCTATCAAGAGAACCCTTCCCTGCGCTTGTACTCGTACACACCATCAGCCACCTTGGCTTCGATGATCCGAGCTAGTTCCCGACCTCCTACACCATTGACGCTGACCTGAATAGGAGGCAACCCACCTCGACCCCCTCCAGCCATGGCTGCCATCGCCCCTCGGGACATGATGCTTTCCCCAGGACCCACGAAGGCCGGAGACTCGCCCGCCGGTGGACGAAGAACACGGGCTGTGCCATCCGGGTTCCGTCCCACAACATACCCCCCGGTCTGTGTAGGCGTACCCTCCCCCATAGTTCCCGTAGTGAGAGATTTAGCGAAATCAGCAGGATTCTTGGTTGTCTGGGCTGCTTGTAGAAGGTCCTTTCCGAAGGTCTTAGGATCAGCCTTTCCTAGAGACCTAACCAAGGCTTCCTTGTCAGCGTCCTTGTAGATAGCGAATTCCACGAGGGCCACACGCATCGCATCGAGAACTCTCTTCTCGATCTCAGAACCATAGTCTCCGGTCAGGAAGGACTTGTCGTACCGGATGCCCTTTGTAGAGAGACGTTTCTCCATCCGGCTCATGTCTTCATGCAGCTGACCTTGACCCTTAGCCGTAGCGGGTACCTCCTCAGCCTTGCCTTCCAGAGTACCCCCAGACCCACCGGGTCGAATCTTCGCCCTGGCAGCCTCCACAGCGGCAGCCAAAGAACCTCTCATCCCCCCACCTAACCTACGAGCCATCTCATCCTGGCCAAGAGTACCTACGCCGGACGCTGCCGCAGCAGGTTGGCCTGGAGGGGCAGCCGTCTTTGCCGAAGCCTGCTGCTGAGCGGAAGGCTGCTGGACCTTGGCCTGCTCTTCAGCTTGTACCTTGGCTTCTTTCTTGGCCTCAGGCTTGCCTACTCTGGTAGCAAAAGAAACTGCCCGAGAAGGAGCGGCAGCCCAGATTCCCTTTTCCAAGAGATGGGAAATCTCATCGGGACTGAAACCAGCATCTCGCATAGCCTGACCAAAGTCCACCCCTTCGATAGGTACCGTAACTTTGGTAGCCCCTGCCATTGCCATTGCAGGGGCCATAGTGCCTGGGCCCCCAACAGAAACAGCAGGAGCCATACCTGCCTCTGTTGCTGTTACCTTCTTGTACAGCTTGGACCTCAGCTTATCCATCTTGGCCTTGGAGACACCTCCCATTGCTCCGGCAGCCATGATGTCTTCGTGAGTCAACTGCTCCTGGGCAACCTTCAATACCTGCGCTCGACCCTCATCTGTTTGAACCTTCTCCGTCAAAGCCTTGCCATACACATCTGAAGCCTTTCCTCTCAAAGCGTAGGCATCCAGATTCTCCCCCATGTCTCGCATGGCCTTGATCATCTCAGGGTCTTTGGTCTCCAGAATAGCTCGCTTAGCCTTACGTTTCTCCTTCTCTGAACCCAATGGATCCATGATAGATTCAACGGCTTCCCAGATGTCCAGGAGTACGTTGTAGAGCTGGTTCATGAGGAAGTTGACGAGTATCTCGAACTTCTGAAGCATGCTCGTCTGCATGTCTGCTTGCCGCTTCGATACATCTAGTTGAGTTTCAGAGTCTTCCTCAGCCTGCTTCCGATCCTTATCAGACAGCGTTTCCATAAGAGCACCCATACCCACCTGGTTGCTCTTGAGCTGCTCCTCGGTTATCCCCGCTGCCTCAAGCCTCTGCTTGGCATCTTCTCTTACCTTCTCATCTGACGACTCTAAGTCTGCTTTGAGCAACTCTCTCTGTCGCATCAAGTGGCCTTCCAGCTTGGCCATTCCCCGCACCTGCTCTTCAGAGATGCCTAGCATCTGAGCCATCTTGTCCTGACCGATGCTTCCGATGCCCTCAGAAAGAGATTTGGCCCCACTGAACTTCATGATGCCCGCCCTCATCATCTCCAAGCTGCCCCCTGCAGAAAGGTTTCGCATAGCAGCCGCCACCCCGTACTCCCCTTTCTTGACGGCAGACCTATCGATCTTCATCTCTTCAGCTGCCCCTACCAGAGCACCTCCGCCACGCATCTTCCCTACATCACGAAGCAGCTGGGCCCGTTCGATCCCTCCTTTGGACAAAGCCTCCTGAATCTTGTCCTCACTCCAAGAAGCCGCTAGAGCCTCAGAACCCTGAACGAAAGACTCTCGAATGTCTCTAACCAGAAGCTTGCCCTTACGTTCCAAATCCTTCGTGACGATGCCTTTGCCCTTGCCTCCGGTCAGCAGATTGAGACGCATACGAGCGTCCTGATCCATCGACTTTAGCCCCTGCATGGCAAACTGCATGAATTGTTGAGCTGCCCGAGGATTCATGGCTTTACCCACTTCCTTGAGAAGCTTCGAAGCCGATCCCATTCGAGTGTTGTACAGAGCCAAGTCCTGACTCACACCCCGAATCATGGCGAAAAACTTGTTGCCAGCAATCCCCGACTCTGTAGCTGCCCGAGTCATTTGAGCAAAGGCCAGCTTGGTCTCATCCAAACTAGAACCTAGCTCCGTTATCATCTCGGCCTGCATTTGGTTGATCTCTTGAAGAGGTACGCCGAGATTCCTAGAAATCCCCACGCTCACTTTCACCAACTCGAACGAAAAGTCCTCAACCGATCTCTTGGAAGCTTTAGCCCACTTGGAGACATCAGCAAAGGCTACACCCTCTTGGTTGAGAGTGTTGTAGACCGCCTTGTGCTCGTCCGCAGTGATCCCCCAGTCAATGTTCTTGAGACTGTAGGCAGCGTCTCTCACCCCTTTCAGGGTATCTTCCATATCCCCGGCAGCCAACTCCGAATCGTAGAAGTTGTTGGCCAGAAACTCAGCATTGCCTGCCGTCTGGAGGATAGATCGATTGAAGTCTTTGGCCCTAGAATCTAGATCTATGAGAAGCTGAACTACCCCCATTAAGGCTGAAGACAGCATTCCCACCAAGGGTCCGATCTTGCTAAGAGTGTTGAGAAGGGGACCCACTGCCTTGAACATGCCCCCCAATCCCTTCAAGGCGGCTCCTACGCCCGCCAGGCCACCCCCCGCCATCTTGCCCTTCATCCCTCCCTTAGCCATCTGCTGCTGAGACTTGCGCATCAGGAAACTTCCGGCCTGGTCTCCAAATACTTTCCCACCTCGCTTGAAGAGCCCACCACCAACCTTGAAGGTTCCCTCCATGATGCCGCTAAGAAGCTTTCCCCCTCCAGCGATAGAGCCCTTTAGGTCCTTCTGGAACAAGGACTGCATGCCCCCTCTCATACCTCCAAAGATATCCCTCCCAATGTCCTTAGCCTCTCTACCAGCCAAGCCAGCAAGAGCTCCAGCTACAGCACCTTTCGCAGCTGCTTCAGCCTCCCCTACCCCTCTCTTTCCCTTCTCCTTCTTCTCTCCCTTCTTTTTCTCTTCTGCTACCCGTCGAAGAGTAGCGATCTCTTGCTCAAGACGTCTTTTCTCTTCTCCACTAGCCTTCTTGGCTCGACGCTCCAGATTCGCCAGTACCTTCTCCAGCTTGTCCACTGACTCTTCTAGATCTTCGACGGACTCTTCCCACTCTCTGGTCCCTTTGGCAGCCTTCTTAGCCATCCTTTCGTTGGCCTTGCTCAGCTTGTCTACGGTATCCGTCACCGCCCCCATCTGAGCAGACATCTTCCGTTGAAAGGCTGCCAGATCCTTGAGAGCCCCTGTAATATCCAGGTCCAACCCAATAGTCAGGACTTCTTCAGGAGTAGGCACAACTACCTCTTAAGGTTGAAGGGCTGAGACACAGGACGAGAACGGGTAACAGCAGGAGTAGCAGTGCTCGGATCCCGACTGGTCCTAATCAGAGGAACAGCGCTCTGCCACTTCTCAATGTGGTTGGCCATCTTAGGGTCTTGAAGCTCCGGGTAGACGATTCCCTGAGCCAATCGCTGAGCCATGAGTTGACGTCGTCGCTGAACACGTTCTTCCACTTGGGCCTTAGACAACCCTTGACGATCCGTAGAGCCTGCTAGTCGGCTCTCCCCATACTCAGCCAGATGAGCAGCTGCCAGATCCTTCAGACGTTGGGACTTGGCCTCGTACTCTTCTTTGAGTCGCCGTTCATGGTCAGCAATCACCATGTCGTGCCAGTCTTTCTCACCCTTAAGATCTCTTTCCAATTGGTCCGTCAACTCTTCGACCGTTCGAGCTACCTTGAGTTGAGCGCTATCCTTCTTGCTATCCTCAAATGGCTCACCTAAGACGGCCAAACGAAGGATCTTGTCCTTTCGTTCGCGCCTCTCCATCATTTCGCTCTTGCGCCGAGTCTTATCCTGGGAGTGAATCTTGTTCATGCCCTTCCCGGCCATTGAGCTGGCTACGAATTTCGTGTTTTCCCAGTCCACCTCCATTTGGACCTTCATGTCCTCGAAGTAGTTGAACGCCCGCCAAGCCAACTGTCCCCAGTTGAGTCCCAGGTACTCAGTGCCTCGAATCCCCGTGACGGCTGGAGAAGTTAGATCCATCCCCTGATACTGAGACCATCGATGCCTGGAGGTGCTTTCCATAGCAAAGACCTCAGACAACAAGACAGCTCGACTGGCCCTACGATTCAATTCACTCAGGTAACGCACTACCTTTTGCTTGGCCTCGCCCGAAAGGCTCTTAAAGAAGTCAACCAGTTCAGGCAGACTCTCTTCCCGATCTACCAGCACATTCTGGTCATCGATCTTGAAGACCCCGTAAGAAAGAAACCGGTCGTAGTACCTCTGAACCAGCTTGTGGTTACCAGAGGGAACTCCCCCTAAATTCAAAGCATCGAACTCATGCTGGTTGAGAGACTTGAAAACGAAAGGGACCCCATTGATCTCTGCTGCTTGGTATAGAAACCCTCGAAAAAGCAAGGGCTCCACATCCTTGTATACTTCCGGGTTAACCTCAGGCTCTGGAGGAATGAAAGAAGCGTCATCCGGATCCTCGGGCGCCCCTTCCAACTCTCGCTTGAGTTTGGCCTGGTCTTCCTCGTAGCTCATACGATCACAGTCCAGGCGGCTTTCGGTACCTAGGGTTTATCCCAGCAGGAGGAGGGGTGTCCGTGATGCCTACGAGAGCCCGAGCATCCAAAGTCCCTTGTTTTCGAAGTTCCGCAATCTCCCCCGCAGAAGGTCGTTTGGCAGACTGAGAAGGATCTGCCTGAGCTAAACTAGGGTCCAACTCCTCTAACGCCTTCCTCTCTATCTCCGCCTTGTCCGACGCACTCATAGCAGCGGCTGCAATATTGGGGGGCACCGGAACTGACTGTTGAGCCGAAACCACACGCCTCTGAACCGGTATCGGAGCCTGCACTCCTTGGCGATTCAAAGGAGTCCGACTAGACATTCTCTGCTTAACGTCCTGACTAGGGCCCTCAGGAGCGTCTAGAGGCTGTTTTGGAACCTCCTGAGGGGAACCCTGAGTAGGAGACGCCAAAGCCACTGGAGGGGGTACTGGAGGGGGTACTGGAGGCTCAGGAGAGGGTGGTGGAGGTTCCGAAGAAGGGGAGCTCTCCTCTTGCTCCTGAGCTAGGCGATCTATCCTCTCTCCAGCGGCTTCCAACTCCTCTTTAGAAGCCTTGAGCAGGTAGCCTTTCTCCTCCAGAATGCGTGGAACCAGATCCGGAGGCAGGTTCTCCTCAATTTCCCTGGCCTCGTCCAACAGACGGCGATACTTCTCCTCTGGAGTTTCTTGCGCCAGGTCGAAAGTAACCCCCTCCTTAGACGCTAACTCGGCCTTGTGGAGGACATCCATGAACTTGCGCCAAGCTATAGCAAGGGCTTCTCTCCCCCATGTCGAAAGGATCTCTTTCTTGACCCATTCGTGACGCTCGATCTGGACCGTCTTGGGTACCAACTGCCCCGAATCATCAGGCTCTTGGACCTCAACTTCTACGAAGTCAACATCTCTTAGGTCGATCCCGTTGACCTCAACCAGACTGCGAGAAATGTGCCCGATCTGGTAGGCGTGGTAGTAGGCCACATCCTCCAGTTCTTCGCATTCATCTACGATCTGCTCAAACTGCTCAGGCTGAAGGTTGGTCAGCGTTATCGGGCAGCCCGTAATGGTTACGAACTCCTCAACCAGACCAACCTTCTTTGCCTTGCGTATAGCTGCTTGGAGCTTTGTCGCCTTGAGTGTTGCCATCCTCATCCTCTTCTTTATCTGAGGACGGCGATGAAGGCGGAAGTCTACATCTGCCTAGGGCGCAATTGTACTTGCTGCATTCTCATCTTCATCGTCGTCCAACCGTACTAGACGGCAGGAGCCGGTGTCGCGGCGCCTCCTCCAGAGAACCGGATGGAGTAGCCAACACCTGCCGAACCATTCTCAGACACTGGAGCCAGACCGCTGTCGATGTACTCACCATAGGTGCTCTTGCCATCAAGAACGTCGGTCACGGTGACGCTGGAGTTCTCCGCTACGATCGAGGCATCCGATGTGTAGGAAGCCGAGTAGCTGTTCATCCAGCAACCCTCGTAGAAGGTGAACAGAGCCTTGATCACAGACGCAGGTGTCGGAACAGCCCCTGCCTGAGTCAAAGCTTTCTCTTGATACTCAGAGGTATCCCAAGCCGAAGCGATCTCACTGAAAACCAGTTCTTGACGGATGTCGAACGGCCACCGGTGGTGCTTGAGGCTTCGAACCAGCCCTCGAACCCCACCCTTGTAGCCGAGTGCCTGGAAGATGTTCACGGCGTACAGCAGAGTCTTGTTGACCGTCAAGGTCATTGGCTCCGTTACACCCGGAATGAGCTCGGCAACCTGATCACCATAACCTACCCCACGGATAGGCTCGATGGCCCGAGACTCATCATGCCCGAACTCAGAAAGAACACCGATCTGCTGAAACCGTTGGGCTCCCTCCATGTACCCGTAGACCTTGTTTTTTTGTGAAACGGCCGCTCGGGTGTTGGGGCTCGTGCCCATCCGGTAGATGTAGTTTGCGTTGCTGTTGGAATTGGTTGCAGTAGGCACGGTAGGTCCTCCCTGGCGGGTTCAAATCCTCATTGGATGATGATCTCTTGTCCGGTCAGCTTGTACTCAGCCCCATAGGAGCCAACTAGAGAATTGAAGTCCCCCAAAGCGTCCAAGTCACGAGCCAAGGTGTTCTCAAACCAATCTCGGCTCGGCATAGCAACTGTGATGTAAGGCTCCTGCTTCTTGCCTCGGGTACGAAAATCCAAGGACACCTTCACACCACGGAACTTTCGGAGGAGTTTGTTGAGAGCTGACTCAAGTTGAGTGGCTGCTCCCGGACGAAGAGCTGCACTCTTGCTGAAAAAGAGACGGTGCAACTCGTCTGCTCGACAGGCCGTTGCATTCAGCTCCTCTCGAACTTCTGGAACCGTCACATCATGAGTAGCAATGCCGGCCACAGCATTGACCACCTTGGCCAGTTCAGTTTTGGCTTTGACCGAACTGAAACGCTTTCCTTGCTCGACCAGGGAATCAATCCGAGCATTCGTCTCTCGAACCTCAGCTAGAATGCTTTCGGCCAACTCAACGGCGGCCTTAGGAGTTTGAAGACTCGCTACCAAATATCTCAAGGTAGCTACCCTCTCCTCCGACAAAGGAACCTTCTCAAGACACGCTTCGATGGCAGTCAGCCTTCCCTCAAAGGAAACCTGCTCTGGATGGCAAAGAGCCTGGACAGACTTGTTGAGGGTCTCCAGTTCAGAAGGGTCTCCGGGTTCCGAAGACAACTTCTGCACCTGTCCCTCTGCCTTTGAGAGGAACAAATCGACCCACTGTAGGTCCAGGCTAGACTTCTCCATCTGTTGTAGATCAGAGGGAATAAAAGCATCCGTGGCCCATCGAGTGCGTCTAGGTGTGAGCAAATCCAACATCCCCTGAAGATCCACACTCAGCATCCCCTCCCCATCCCGAACAAAGCCATCCAGAGCCTGCCGAGCCGCCCTAGCGTTGGAAGCCAATTCCACTACGAACTTGACAGGAGCAATGGTCCCCAAACTCAGTTTTCGACCGTTCGGGGCCTGAACCCAGTTGGTGATCCCATCCGTTCCGAGGGTGACTAAAACTCGTGCAGGCATGCCTACAGAGACATGGGCACGAAAACTCTATCGCTAGACCCTGGTCAGAACATCCAAAACGGAGGAAGGAGGAAGGAGTGTCCCAGGCTCCGGGCCCCAAAGCCAATCCCCATCCGCTTCCCAAAGCGGACCGGCCAGGCCCCTCAGAGCCTTCTCAGCCTCGTTTAGCCAAACAGCGGCCTTGGGCAGGTCGAAGGTCAGCCAAGAGCTCTTGCGGGAAGCTAGGTACCCTCTGAAGTCATTCTCGGGAGGAGTGAAGAGTACCCCACGCAAGAAACCTTGCCGATAGAGAGGGATCCAATCATCTTGGGTGATTTCCGGCCTGGAAGACAGCGCCGTTACGAACCCATCTGTGCCCACATCCAATACCTGAGGAGGTTCTGGGTCAGGCCGAAGGTTCGGAAGACGGTCCTCCAAAATGTACTCCCCGATCCACTCGACCGCTTGATGAAGTCTCCGGCCCAACTCTGGTTTTCCGAGCTTTTGGTCCACCACGTAGTCCCTCAGGAGTCTCAAGAAGGAACACACGTCGGGCTCCACATGGGCTAACCCAGCCGCTCCGTAGGTGCTAGCCAGGTCGGCCGACATCACAAACTGTGCCATCTTGGGATGCACTGCCAGGTCCCTCCTCAAGAACAAGGCGATGGCAACCAGACTCGACACCCAAGGGATCTTCCGAGTGTAGAGAGTTAGGCCGTGAGCTCTCCCCACCAGGAGATTCCGGTAAAGCTGAAGCAGGCTTTCAGGGCCCCCGTCGTAAACAACCCCTTCACGAACCTCGAAGTCCCCAAAAGCGACCCCGGACTCCAACTCGTACGGAAGATCTTCGTTTACGACGACCTGCAGCTCTAGGTCCGGCATACCCTCAGTCTACATCAACTGGTCGTATTCAGGGTATTCCAAATCCAAAGTAGAAGCGTTTCTGTAGTAGCCGAACCCGTTCTTCAGCAAGTCGTCAATGAGAGCACTGACCTGGCGCCGCTCCATCCCACGCAGTTGTTCTTCGTCGGGAACCGTAGGGATCTTGTACTTCTGGTTCCAGCTATGGTCGTACCAGTTGTCGTCGCTGACCTTCTTGAGCAGCTTGAGAGCGAACCGAATCTGCTTGTCTGTGGGAGGCAACTTCGGAGCCGGGGCCGTGTCTGAACCAGCCACGTCATCGTAGTCTAGCAAAACCACTTTCCCCCTGGTTTGCTTAGGCTTGATACCTTTCGCCACGAACGCTTTGCTCAAGGAGTGAATCAACTCCGAAGGGGAAGCGCTTTCTTTGGCAAGAACAACCACTGTGTTCACGTTCTCGCTGTCTGTGAACACACTGATGGCGTCATCAGGCCCCCCAACCTCTTCCAGGATGGCTAGGATCAGAGGCTTGACCTTCAGTCGAGGCTCGATCCGAAGCGTGGGCTTGCCTTCTTTCTGACGAGACTCTTCACGCTCCTCAGGACTCGGACCCCCAGCTCGTTCCTCCCAGTAGCTTTCCTTCTCGTCGTAGGTCTCGATGGCCTGTTCAATCTGCTTCTGAAGGCTGTTCCTCCATCCCTGGGTGCGCTTGACGATGGGCGCCTTCCCCTTGACCAAAGGTCTTCGAACCCGAGTCCCGTACAAGACAACTCGAATGGCATCACTGCCTACCCCAGCTCCCGTTCCTTCCTTTGTGATGGATGAGTAGACCCGAATACCTACGTTCTTACTGAGCTTGAGAGTGTAGACATACTCCCCACGATCAAGGTCTCGACGTGGTCGCAAAGCTCGATAGGCTCGCTTAAAAAAGCGATCCATATCCTCCAACGTGATCTCAGTGTACTGAGCAGCCATGTCTAGGACCTCTCGTAGTCAGCTTCGTAACCATCCCAATCCGAACCCGAATCATCGGAAGCCTCCTTTGAAGGCTCTCCAGGAGGCTCTTCTTCAGGAGAGGTGGGCTCTGCTCCGATGTTTTCCCCAAGGTGTAGCCCCGCTTCGGCTACGAAAGGACTAACCCCTGCAGGCTTCCCGTTGACCTCGTTTGGACAGAGAATGGTCAGGTTGTCGATAGCCCGAGTGATCGCCACATAGCCCAGCCTTCGCTCCTGCTGCATCTCCTTCTCGATCACCTCTGGGGGAGGCGGCTCAGACCCAGGCTTGGCAGGCGGCTGGAAAGGGAACTTGCCAGCGGGCATCTGAACAAAGGTGTTCTTCCACTGTGCACCTTTCGTGGAGTGCACGGTCCCAAGGTACACCCCAGGAGGCGGCTGTCGCTCTTCAGGAGGCTTGGCCTCTTGTTGCTTGTCCCAAGCCGTGATGTCGTAGCGAAGCTCCTTTGCCCGCTCCTTGATTCGTTCCATCTTGGCTCGGAATCCAAAGGGAGTTCGAGGATCGGCTGCCTTGTCTGCAGGGTCATTCGGATCAGGCTTGGCCAGCTCGTAGAGGAAGGAAATGTTCCCCAACCCTTGCATGGAGCTGTCTTCATCCTCAGCCCCTGCGTCATCGTCCTCCCCACCCTGGTCCTTCAAGTTGTTGGAAACGGCTTCTCGGAAAGTAACCGGCTTCTCTCCCGTGATCCTTCCCGTGTTAGGATCCACCTCCAACTCGATTCCTGAGACACTGAGAACGGCGTCGAACAATTGGTGAGTTGTGGTCTCCTCGGCTTGAGCGGTCTCTCTCAAATCCGCTACCTCTTCCCAGAAAGCATCTAACTTCTCGACCGTCTTGCTCAGCTTGAACTCTTCTCGCCGGCTACGAGGACGGTCAATCTTGGTCAAGGCATGTGCCAAAGAACGCCGGAACCGATCATCACCCAAGGCTTCCATCGGGTCCACGTTCTTGATAGGCATCCTTTCCATTGAAGCGTACTCTCTAAGCGCCTGGTCTACAGCAGCTTTGGCTGCATCAGGGGCTACGAAGAACCGATTCGGCGTGTTGAGAATAGATCGAAGAGCCTTCTGCTGCCCCTCAAAGTCAGTGCCCCCTGAAACCATCTTGATGTAGCCCAAGAAGGCCGCCGTTTCTGGAGACCCAAGGAAGCTGCTGGCTCCTTTGCGAGCGTACGGGATGCCTCGAAGCAGCAACGCCGTCTCGAACATGTTCAATTCGGCATTGGTACGGCACAGGACCGCATTGTCAGAGATCTCGCAACTGTCCCCATCAAGAGCGGATTTGATGGTGTTGGCTGCCAAGATAGCCGTACCTTCACAGTCCTGCATCTGCTCTACCCGCATGCTTGCCATCCCTCGAATCCGAGCTGGATTGGGGGTGGCCTCCATGGGGATCTGGTCCTCGTTGTTCGCAATGAGAAGGTTGGCGGCCTCGACAATCTCAGGGGGGCAGCGGTAGTTGGTTCGAATGGATCGGGTCTTCCAGCCTTCCTTACCATCCAGGGCGGTGAACAGATCAGGACGAGCTCCACGGAAGGCGTAGATACTGTTGTGGGAAAGAATACCGCCTCCGACGAAGTTGGAAGCATCTTCCACGTCCAGATCCACGAAGGCCGTCTCGGAAACGGGTTCCACCGACACGATGGTTTCCAAAGCAACGGCTTCGGGATCCTCATCGTCCCTAACAACCACTTGCATTCCAGAGAACAACCCAGAAGCAGTGAGCAACCGCACAGGCCCTTCAGGAGTAGACAAACGCCGAGACAACGCAGCTCCAGTCCTTTCTGCCACCTGCTCAGCGAACTCAAGAGCCTCTCGATAATTGGTGAACCATTTGCGGAGACGGCGACGCCCATTAGCTTGCTTGGAGAACTGGATGCCTTCCAACTTCCCGTCCAGGTCATCCCCAGACCACTCCAAAGCAACCTGGCTTCCCTTTGATCCATGAGCCGTCATCTGCACGGTTCTACGGAGACGCCCATGCTTCGTGTAAGATTGGCTAACCCAGTGGGGAAGGTCAAAACCCAGAGTCTTTTCAGCCAGCAGTTTCCTACCGTTATGTCCAAAAGTCTCAAACAAGGCATCCAACCGATCCTGGTTGATACCCCTGCTGGCCCCCTCGAACACTGCCGTAGGCACACCGTATTCCAAAGAGTAGGAAGCCTCCTTCAACAAGGCTTCTTCACGGTCTTGGCATACGGTAAGAACCCACATACGCTCGGCCTTCTCCATGAAGGCTCGACCCCCAAACGAGTTGTAGTAATCCTCGTCGTGGCACTTGTTGGTGATCCCAACCCGGAAGCCCTTGTCCTGACGATACATAAGGTAGACGGCTACTTGCCTTTCCTCAAGAACGGGACCTTGTGCCCAAATCTTGTGGTTGGGAGACATAGTAAGCGTCTTACCGCTTTCCGTAGTGACCTTGTACCCAGTGCGCCAATCGGAATGTTTGGCGTGCAACACCTTCTGGGGACGCAATTTGCCATTGCGGTAAGCCAACACAGTGGCACCCGCTTGAAGCTCCCCCGCGGGCACAGTCTCGGTTGCTGAAACCTGGACAGGCGTGTCTACACCCACGCACTGCTTATCGTCGCCCACCATCCAAAGAGACTTTCCATCAGAACCATCAGTGATGTGTTCGGACATCATCATGATAATTTCATTCTGGGTCTCATTAAGATCCTGACACTCGTCAACCAAAATGTGGTCGAAGGCCGCCTGGACAGTGGCCTTCACTTCCGGTTGTCTCTTGAGGATGTCTTTGAAGATACCCAACATGTCGTCGAAGTCTCCAAGACGAATCCTTCCCCCAAGACGCTTCTTTGCTAGGAACCCTTCCCACTCCCTGAGCTTTCGACCACAAGGGGGTTCCCAATCCTTCCCCAGGTCCCCTTTGAAACCCATGTACCACTCATACCACTGAGCCAGCTGAGCCTCTTCTGGCGTGGCCGCTTTCTCTATGGCCTGGGCAGGAGTCACGTTGTTTCCAGCCCACTGGGTCTTGGCACGCATTCCATCCTTGACCCTAGGAGCGTCAGCATCCTTCCACGTCCCATCAGCCTTCTGGGTGGCATAGCACTTGCGCCACACCCGGTTGACAGCCGAAGCAACAGAATCGCCTCCCTTCACGAACCCGTTGGGACCTTTCCTATCAACCCCCACAGCGATACGCTCTTCCTGAGTCCCATACTTGTCGATGAACTGCCGGAACAACCCGTGAAGGGTCCCAATAGACATAGCGTCAGCCATGTCCCCACCAATGACATTGCCGATCTTGTAGTCGAGCTCTAGAGCGGCCTTCTTGTTGAAGGAAGTGACTAGACACCTGGCAGGATTGACGCCTCGATCCTTGATGAGATGCTCGACCCGGGCCACCAAAGTCCAGCTCTTTCCAGACCCGGCCCCTGCCGCCACCAAGACCTTGCCGTCAGTCATGGCCGCTGCTCTCTGCTCGTCATCTAGACGCTTAAGAGGCTCTGGGATGTTGGTAGGGTCGGTAGGGTCGGTAGAAGCTGCCACCGCTGCAGCGGTAGCAATGCCAATGACCTCACTACGAGTCAAAACCTCATCGGGCTCACCGGCATCAGCCAGAACCTCAGCGGCAGCTTCGGCAGCCTCCGACTCGATGTCGGAAATCCTGTTCTCCCTTTCATCCCCAGCAACGGCTTGCTCTTCCGCCCCTTGGAGACCTGTTTCGTCAACAGTGTCCTTCCGAAGTGCCTCCGCATGATCGGCACCTACCGAAGAGGCCACCTCCACGGGGTTGAGAGGAGCAGCATTGGGCTGATCCCTTTCCCTGGTAACGGAAGCTGCTGCCTTGATCCAAGCCTTGATCCGAGGATTCCGAATCGGTACCGCTGCAAATCTCTGCAAAGCCGGCCCTGCATCCTCCATCATGGCATCTGCCAAGGCATCTTTGACAGCACGAAGGGGTCGAGTTTTGTGGAAGACCGCTTTGACGGTCTTGTGCCCTCCTCTGGAGAGCACAGTTCGCATCAAGAGAGCTCGACGAGAGATAGCGTCCCTTGACCTGGCTGGGCGCCGAAACGCCCTCTGAAGCATCTTCTTGTGGGTCTCAGAGGGCAGGTTGGTATCCAGCATGGACACCGCATCTTCTTGGAATCGGCTATCCACTCGCTTCAAGAGTCGAATGCCATCCGAAGCCAGAGAATCCAACTTCGTGGTGTCACCCTCGGGGGCCTCATCCAGAGTATTCTCGTCATCCTCTGGGGGCTCCTCCCCTGTGACCTCTTCGATGTACCGGAAATAGGTATCCAGAGCCAAGTTGAAAACGATGTACTCAGCGGCCTCTAGCTCGCTGATGTCCTCGTCCTGAGCTGCCTGAACACGGAAGTCGTAATCGGTAGAGGCGTCCATCTCCATACCTAGGTGATAAGATCATTACACCAAAACGGCATAGACCTACGAGGTTCATGTATAGCACATGAGCCCTAGCCTGCGAATGCTCCTGCCAAAAAAGACAGGATTTACAGACCCCTAGGAAGGAACCCTCACAGGGTGCCAAAGGCTATCCCTTGGCACCCCGTCCTTCGAACTAGACGTTAGCTCTTAGGTTGAATGTGAGGACGATGTACAAAAGCGGGAAGATCGGAGCGTAGAACGCCTCGAACCGCATGATGGTCGGATCGTTGGGATCCACCTCTGCGTTGATTCCCGTGAAGCCTCCAACAATCTCTGCCTGCAACATCTGGTTGAACAGAGAAGTCATCGAGACTTCGACTTCGTTCGTCCTTTGGCTGAGGAACTTGGTGCCCACGAAGGCATCCAAGGTAGCTCGGGACTGTTGCTGCACGAAGTCCGCAATCTGAGTCACCGTGGGAAGGCGAGTCAGAATCGTGGACATGTCCGTGGTCAGACCCTGCTTGACTCGAACAGTTGTTGCGAGATCCTCCAGGACCGTGATACCAGCCACTGCTGTCTGGCTTGCCTCCACCGGGTCCAAAACCCGAGGAAGCCGGTCGATTCCGACAAGTTGTCGCCTCGTGTACGGAGTCGCCACGTCCACAGCCGGGCTGACGATCGCACCAGCCAAAGCTGAAGCCAGGAAGGTGCCGTCAACCAGAGATTCGCTGCTCTCACCCAGTTCATTGGTCACAGTAATGACTGCCGAGTCCGGGTACACAGCCACGATACGGTTGCTGAGCAAGCTCTTGGCAATCGTTTGGGCTGTGATCGGAGAGGTTCCCGAAGCGAACCCAATGAAGCCCATCCTTTCCGCTTGGTTGCGAATGTTGGACTGAACCTCACAGTGCTGCATCAGAGCCCCATAGACCGTCGTAGAGGTCGTGAGAGGCACCAATACATCCGGCTTGACGTTGCCAGGCAGCGGAATGGTCAGCTCCTGAAGGGCCGCCAAGAACGAAGCGTCACTGGCCTGGTTGGTGTTGGACTCCTTGAGCACCTGTTTGATACCCACGAGGACCGCACCATTCAGAATGGCCAGGAAGCTAGCCAAGGTGACCCTGTTTTCAGGACTCAAACGACCAAAGTTGGCCTCGATGACCTTGAAGGTTTGGAACAGCCGAGTCGAGAAATCCTGCTTCAGGTACTGATAGCTGATGTAGTAGAAGTCTCCGACAGCTGGCTCGCTACCACCAGGATTGAACGCCTGAACATTGGCCGTGTCGTCCACTCCCACACCCACCGTGTCCGTGACGATGACTTCGAGACCGCCCAACTGCAGGCTTGGAATCGAAGGATGGACTTTCCAGGTCGGGCTGACAGTCAGAGTAAAGGTGCCTCCAGGAGTGTAGGACCCCGTGGCAGACTCCAGAACCGTGAATCTCAGGCCCGTCTTGGCATCCGTGTAGGTCTGCCCCGGAACACCGGTTCCACCAGAACCCAGGCCGTCTGTTCGGTCCGTGGCAACGGTGTAAATGTCCCGAGCGTCCTCACCATTGTCTCCACTGGTGCCAGGCTCGATGCCTGTACCCGTGGTAGTGTTGAATGCCGAGTTGGAAACCGACGTGAAAGCGATGCTCGATGCCGATGGGGTAGTGGCTCCCACATCACTGGACTCAATGGTTACGTACTGGCTTCCATTGATGGTGGAAACGTAAGCCACCCCGTCGGTCTGGAAACTGGCCGTGGCCAGAAGCTCGTTGACCACTTCCTGAGCCGTGACAGGCGTGTAGCTCGCCGAATCATCTTCGGTGAAGCCCAGCGTATCGTTGGCTGAGCCATCGAGAATGACGATCCTAGAGCCAGAGTTGGTGGTGGTACTGGTGAGTCGAACCTTGTCCAAGTTGGCCAAGGTACCCACAGAAGCCACCCCAGCAACCACACCCGTGATGTCCGAAACCACCTGGGTCGCCGTACGAGTGCCCGCCGTCAGAGTGACTGTGTACTCCAATCCATCGACCCGGAACTTGAACTCGTCGTTCACGCCAAGAGTGATGATGAAGTCCCCGGTCTCCGTACCCAAAAGGGTGGCCGGCTTGTTGGTTGCCGTGGGAGTCCCCGAGGCCGACTGGAAAGGCACAAAGCCCAAAGTCGTCTCGGCAGTACCCTGACGGACGCTGACCGCAGAGACATGGTCGAAGCCACCAGGCAAAGCCGCAGGCGTCGAAGACGAGGGGATGATGAACATCACATCAGATCCCGAGGGACCCAACTGAACCAGTTCAGGTGTGGTCGGAATGACCGCAGCGATCTGAGCAAGGACCGTCCCAGGCGTTCCCACTGGCCCCACAGCAGTAGCGCCTGCTGAGAAAGTCACAGTGTAGTCCGTCCCGTCGATGGTCAGGTTCAGAACGTCGTTGACGCCCGTGGTGAAGGTGATCTGGTCGGAACCATCCACAGCCACCCGAGTCCCAACGATTCGACCAACCACGGCTGTATCCAGGTCCGTAGGGTAGGTCACGCCGTTGAGCACGGTCACCCACTGATCCGAAGTTCCAGCGAAGAACTCGTAGGGAGCGGCCCCTTCGTTAGTGTAAGCAGCATTCTTGGCTGCCTCAGAAGCGAAGGTAACAGTGACAGTCTCGGCCACTGGAGACCCAGTTCCCGTACCCGTGTGGAAGGCATCTGGAATACTCTCCACTCCCCGAGGCCACTGAATGACTTCGGTAGCCGTCTTGCTTCCGAACAGAACCTGCAAGAGGTTGTTGTTCTGAACGGAACTGAATACCTCGTACTCTCCTGTACCAACGGCTCCAGCCACCTTGTTGGTCAGCACGTAGGTGTCGTCAGACAGACGGCTATACCAGAACGTGGCGTAGGCGTTGTGATCTGGAGGAACGGCCTGCTTGAGCGTGATCTGGCGATTGAGGGCATCCACTTCGATCACATCGATGGGATCCCGACCCAACGCATCCCGAAGATCTCGACCAGTGTAGACCGTGATGAGATCGGGACGATCCGTGTTCAGGTTCATCCGGCCATTGGTGACCGTGTTGTAGAGTGTGCTCCCAAGCGGCGTGTCTCGACCGTTGCCTGTGGTCGGAATAGCCGGGAGCAGGAACTCATTGGGAGATGTCTCGGCAGGAACGACCGTGGTGTCTACCACCCGGGTGCATTCCGCCAAGTACATCTTGTCATCGACCAAAGAGGCCAGGATCTGCGTCTCGTCGAAGACGGTTGCCCCAGCCGTTCTCAGGACTGAGGAAACAGCCACACTGGAGCCCCAGTGGACCACCGAGACATCCTCGCTCGGATTGGAGATGACGAAATCCTGGTTCTGGATGTAGTCCGAACGACCAGGCGAGAACCCGCAACGGGTCACCGTCGAAACCAGCGTGTTGGGCAAGTAGTCGAAGGTGTCCTGCCACGTGTTGGCCCAGTACTGAATTGTGACGGTGCTTCCAGCCGCAGGGGCCATCGGCAAAGTCACGATTCCGTTGGTGCCATCCACAGCAGTGGGAATGACCTGAGAGTTGTTCACTAGCACCACAACCTTGCTTGGGTCTGTGGTGGTGATCCCTCCATCCGTTCCATCCACGATAGGACGCTGGAACACCCGGAAGTTGACGTTTCGACTGGTGGAAGCCCCCGCCGTGAAGCCCAAAGCTCCATTAGCGTTGCCCGTACCAATCACCAGCTTCTGAGCCGCCGTCAGAGTGACGTGGTCATTGCCTTCGTTGTCCGTGAAGACTGCCGTAGTCAATCCAGTGATCAGAGCGGCGTCGATCATGGTCTTGACGGCTAGAGCTGTGTGAATGCCCTCGGTAAAGACAACGGTACTGTCAGTACCATCCACTCCGATCACGAAGGTGTCGCTGATACCTGTCGTGAAAGCGAAGTTGGCCACTGCAGGAGTGGTCAGGTCCGCTGTGGTCGGAGTCACCTGGTCAGACACGGTATCCGTGAAAGCAGTGTCTCCTCGGTGGAAGTAATAGGTGACCCGAACGTCGTCCCCCACCTGAGGCGGTACCTGGAAGGTGATGTATCCGTTGGTACCCTGCACACTTCCGATGGCCACAGGCGTCCCGTTGACCGTGGCACTGACCGAACGAACGTCGTTGGTCACTCGGCCAAAGCCCTGTCCATCCACAATGGGGTAGTTGCGAACTCGAACCGTCGTGAAGGTCCCATCCGTGGGTCCCAGAACGGGAACCAGAGGATTGGAGTTGTCCACCACGAAAGACTGTGAGACGTCCTCGCTGACGATTTGCTGGTCCAGAGTAGCCGAGCTACCCCTGACCATTTCCAGGTCGGATTGCTCCAGCTGTTCCTGTCCCACGCCAATGACAACGGGGATCCGAAGGCCAGCCACCAAGTTGGCTGCGTTGACCTCGGTCAGGGTGCGGGTGTAGATGCCAGGGGGAACGTAGGTCGTCAATGGTCCTAGAGACACTGGACACTCCTATTCGCAGGAAAAATGCCAATTTTAATCTGGATCTAGGGCTTTTGATCTACGTCTACATCTGAATCTGAGCAGCAGAACCGCTCTACATTAGTAGAGTCAAACGATAGTTTATCGAGGCTCTAGCTGCTTAAGCTTACCCACCACTTCCCGACGTCCCTGGAGCTCCTTTTCTCCTATGGCTGTGTACTGGATATAGCTACGATTTCCGTTTATTTCCGGGGAGTCTGTCCGATTCAAGGCTCTGGAACCCCCCCTCTCCCGAACCTTTTCTTTCACCTTTTCCCGCTCTCGGTACTCTGCCCACCGTTTGTCGGCGGACCTTCCCACAGCCTGGTCCGCCGTCGGATAATCGTGCTTGGTCACCCCACTGTTTGCCGGGGCCTTCCCTCCCTCGGCAAAATCGAAGGAAAACCCCTGTCCATCCCAAAACCTAGGAACCTGCTCTCTGCACTTGGGACAGGCGCAGGTCAGGTGTTCTCCCATTTTGAGAGTCCGAGTGAACCTAACGTTGCAGGAATCACACTCGAAAGTGTACTTGGGCATGGTTCATCCGATGCGTTCGTAATCTGGATTTCTGTTGGCCAGAATGGGGGTGGTCTGGAAAAACAGCTTGTCCGCCCTGGCCACAAGTCCTGAAGGTTGAGAAGGATCGGAATCCCCCGCAGCTGTCACAGGAGTAGCTCTGCTGATGGTGAGAGGTTGCGGAATATGAATTTCCCACACCGACTGGATCTGTACCGACATGGAAACGGTATAGGAGTAGTTGTCTCCACTCTCATCCATCACTTCTTCAGCCTCACCCCCCATAGAGACGTCCATGATCTCTAGACCTTCTTCACTCAGAATCGGACGCTTCTCCGCCATGAGGTACATGAAGATCATGTCGGCGATTTCCCCCACCTGCTCGGTATCACGAGCCATAACATCCAAATCAAAAGAGGCTTCGAATTGCCCTCCATAAGCCTTGGCTGTGCCTACCCTATCCTGGTAGACAACCACAGCCACCGTATCCCCCTCAACAGCTCTCTTTCCAAAAGCCAGTACCACCCCCGGAATGCTCTCGAAGTCCGCCCTGTTCCAGTAGAAGGGAATAGGACCTTGGGACTCCCCAGCATAACGGTATTGAGCAATCCAAGTAGTCCCAGGAGGGAACGACTGCAAGACAGCCACCGCCCCCGTCTCATAATTGACGATGTAGTCCGTTCCCTCGATGAGAAGCCGCTTGTTGTTCTCCCAGATCCGCACAGTGTCCTGAACGGGTACGTTCTGAAGCTGGGCCTCTTTCTCAATTCCCGACTGGAAAACCAGAACCGCTTCATCAGGCTGCGTGTAAAGAGGGTCGATAGCGAAAAACCCAGGCTCTGTCGGATTGGTTGGAGCCTGAAGAACCTCGATATAGTAGATCCCCGGAGGAGAAGGGAAACCTCCTGCTGCCCTAACTCTATTCAGGTCCTCTCTCACCCACTCCAAGGGAAACTGATGTTCCCCCACATACGCCAGCATGACATGGCTCAGTACTTCCCCAATGAAGTTGTCCGCCGAGAGCTGGATTTTGTTTCCGCTGGCTCCCTTGACCACTACCCCAAACTGAGGCCGCTCTTTGAAGGCGTACTTGTTCTGGATGTTAGGAACGATCTTTTTGTAGAGAGCATGCTTCGAAAACGAATCCTGCAGCTCCAGAATCAAACGGTTCCTAAGGGAGTTGGTGAGAAAGTAGTACACGCTACTCTTCGTGTTCCTGCTTGGCGAGCACCAACAACCCCTCGGCCACGGCTGTCATGGGATCGGCGGCTGCTCGAATCTCACTGATTTCGATGGGGAACCCTTTGACCTGCTGGAACTCATCCTTGAACAACTCCAAGAACCCGCCGGCCATCGAAGATCCTCCCGAAACGATAAAGGGGATCGGATCAGGCAACGACACATCGTTTCGAACCTTCTTGAACTGAGCAACGATGTTCTGGAGACAGTAGTTGATCAAAGAGCGAATGTAGAGAGCCAGAGCCTCCTGTTCTCTACCTTGAGGTTGAGCCAGGTTCACTCCCTTTTCCTTGATGGCACACATCTGACTAGCAGTCTTGCCCACCGCTCGGGCCGACTGAGAATCCACCCAGTCTCCTCCCCGAGCCAAGGAAAATTCCATTCCAGAAGCAGCCTTGTAGGCCAAGGCCACGTTGCACATCCCGGCCCCGAAACTCACCGCCAAACCCGAGAACTGCTCCTCAACGCACTGGCTGAAGATGATGGCCATCGCCTCGTTGGCTGGATGCGCCGTGTACTTGTGCCCCCTGATGATCTTACGAAAGATCTCAGTGTGGAAAATGATGTCTTGACCTGGATCATCAAGAGGCGGCGCAGGAACTGAGTAGAAGCAGTGCTCCCCCTCTTCCCGGGCCTGCTCCACCACTTCAAGCAACAAGACGTTCAAGATCTCTTGAGCATCCAGTTCCCCAGCCGAGATCACCCCTCGACTCAAAGGACGACGAGCCTCCCTCTTGAAAAGGTTGGCCATGGTCAAGGCACTGTCCCCAACCACCACCAAGGACCCGTTGCTCTCCAGAAAGTTCACTCCCGACATCTTGAGAGATCGTTTCGCTTCCGGATCAAGGTCCAGAAAGGCGTCCCGTACCTGTGTGAAGACGGTCTTGCCTTCCACCTCCCGGGCCCCTACAAGGTTCATGGTCCCGATGTCTAGACCTACCCCAAGAGTAAGCCCTTCTTCTTTCTTGCTCATCTGTATCCTCGTCTGATGTATTCTGGATTTGGATTTTACCTGGACCGCTGCTGCAGCAGGTAAACGAACTCTTCATGCTTACTGGCGGTTCCCTGAATCAGGTCCTCAACGCCATCCGTCGAGCTTCCCTCTTGCCTCATAGCCTCTACAACCTGCTTCAGAAAAGCCAAGAAAGCCAGCTCCGCTTTGAGGCTGATGTTGACCATTTGCTCAGGGCTCGGTTGAGAATTGCCCTCACAGAAGAAGTGTACGACATTGAGCTGACCTTTGGCCAACTTCATAGGACAGATCACCCAAGGGTTGTTTGACGTCCCTATAGCCCGCTCTGCCATCCCATCGATGTACTCCAGAGACTCTTCGTAGATCCGCTGGAACAACAAATGGTCCGCATAGTAGGACGCCCCGTTGGTCCTCCAGTGATGAGTCTGGTGGATCAGGTACAAAGCCTTCATGACCGTCAGCAGAGATACTAACCTGGTTCCCCCCACCTCGTCAGCCAACTTTTGCCCAGCGTACGTATTGGCCTGAACCATTCGGGCTACAGCCGCCCGATCCGTTGTACTGGCTGTCTTCGTGGGCATGTAGGAAGGGCCGTCCTCCAAAGCGTCGTAAGCAGTGGGATTCTGCCACACTGCCTCCAAACTGGAAGGCCATTTAGCTTTTCCAGAGTCACAGGAACAAGCCGTCTTGCTGGTAGGGACGGAAACAGCCTTCCATTTGGGATCCATAACGTACCTCTGTCATTCCAACGCTATCAAAAGAATCACTTCTCTTGCTGGCGAAGCCTCCTCAGCAGAGCGGCCGCCTCCTGTACCCTGCCACTCTCCTCCTGCTGAGTTTTGACCTTGATACGAGCCTCCGACTCAGTCCCTGAAAACTCCGGAAGGAACATGGGCGTGTCACCCCCCACAGCCTCACTGAGAGGCTTTTCAACGGGAGCGGTCTCTCCCCTAGGGGATACCGTAGAAAGCTTTCCTAGGGCCGCTAGGATGGCATCCAGCTTGTATTCGAGACCATCGGTCCGCTGATTCGACTGCCTCAGCTCGGATTGAAGCTTCCGATTCTCCTCTTGCAGTCTCAACAGATCTGAAGAATCTGCCGAGGTTGCATTATTCGATCTAGGAGGATTCGGTACCTGACGAAAATCTCGGAGCTTGACTATGAACCTCTGCTGAAGAGCAACCCACAAGTCACGAGACCTTACAACGTCTTCTTGTGTGAGCGTCACAGCCACCTGATAAGGCACAGACACCTGAATATCCTCTATCAAGTGAGTCCCCGTGACGTTGCCCAAAACAACCATACCACCACTCATTTCATCTGGATCCCTTCTTGTACGTCTTACGTACGTGGCTAGCTAAAGCCTTGACTATTCTCTTCTTTACGCTCTTTCGAGCCTCCTTTCGGGCACGCTCAATGACAGTCGTGGGAGACCTTCCAGGATGATACCAACTGCCCCTCTGCATCGATCGAGGAGTAGCCGAACGAAAGATCAGCTCACCGTCCTCTGTGATGATGGGAATGGGGCGCTTAGCCTTGGTCAACCAGGTCATCTGTCTGGCTTTGCGTCCCTCCAGTAGAGGCTTGAAGGCCGGGTGCTTGGCTGTGATAGTGATGCTCCGGGGCCCCACCGTGACACCTATGGCCTTGCTCAACGCTACTTTGGCCCGGTCCGAGAAAGGCTCCTGAAGGATTTTGTCTCTGAGCTGCTTCACCACCTCCCTGGAAATAGACCGAAGGACCTTCTGAGCATCAAATGTCTCCAGACTCCCGGGAGGGAGCAAAGGCTTGAGGTTGACTCGGCCAACTTTGACTTTAGGAGGCCGCATAGGTAATCAGAACGTGATGTTCTTCCAGGTCACAGTGCGGCCTCTGATCTCACGCTCATTAGGAATGTTGCACTTCTCAGTGAGGGGGACAGACGCATTACTGCCAGGAGGTATGCCAGGAAGAGCTCGACCAACTCCCGCCACGTTGGCAGACACCCCACAAGGAGCCGTTACCCGGACCCTGTAACGAATGTCCTGTTCGTCCAAACGGCTGATATTGAAATGCTGCTGCAACACCATTCCTCGATTGGACGGAAACCGTACGGCTCCAATTGAGTAGCGCTCCCCGTTGATCTTAACCAAGAAGTCTCTCTGGCTTAGGAGAGGGGAAGGACCCGTCCAGACCTCGTAGGTATGTTCCACGGTTCGACCAACGTCCCGTTGAGCAATCCTACGCTCAGCATCGTCAGGAGCAATGATGATATCGTAGGGGCCTTCATACCCTCCCAAAATACCCGCCCCAAAACACAGCTCGCAATCATTCTTGGGCTGATGAAAACTCTCGTAGTGAGGACCTCGGCATGGGCAAATAGGCCCTACATGCTTCTTGATGAAGACCTTCACTCGCTCGCCCCCCTGGAACAGAATCCAACGATTGCGTCGAATACCTTCCCTCCAGATGTAGTCCAGCTTCTCAATCTCTGAGGTGCTGGTCACAGGAGCCCGCTCCAAAGGCGTCTCCCGAAGATCCTCACAACAAGCGGCCGACAGATCAGAAGCCTCAGGAAGACCTACCGTGGTAACTCTGTAGAAGACCCTTTGTGCTAGGTCTGTCTTCAGAAGCGTTCGGTTGTACCGATAGGCACAGGTGACCACGCTGTTGTCCCCCGGATAGACAGGGGTATCCTGGTTCTGCTTCTCGGTGTTGTAGTATTTGGTGGTATCCAGCTCGACTTCTTTGGCGAACCCATCAACTCGCTTTACCCGAGCCTGGACCCCATCCACCATCACCAACACATCATCAGGACTGTTTGCCGGTATCGCCTGGGAACCTGCCTTCACGATAGGATACTGGGTCTGAAATACGTACCTACCGTAGTCCGATCCGGTCGAGTTAACTCCTCTGAGGATGAACGAATCCGAAACATCCTCAGCTGGAATCAGCACGTTGTCTGTACGGTCCTGCCAGAAATTAGATCCCACCGGCAAGGTCGTGACCCGATCGTAAGGACCGAACTCGCTGTCGAAAGACCTCCAAACGTTGACCCCGATGATCTGAAACCGAGAATTCTGAAACAGTTGGGCCGCGTCATCCCACGTCAAATTGATGACCCCCGGCTCGTAGCCAGAAGTCATGGACAAATTCAACGGAGAGACCGGGTAAGGGGAGCTCTCAATTTCCAGCTGGTGCGGATCTCTGTCTCGCTGAGTAGCGTAGGGCATGGATTCCCCTCAAGGGAATCCAAAAAAGGAAAGCTCACTCAGCGCGTTTTCTCCGAAGGCGTTTCCTCCGAAGACGTTTCCTCTGGATGACCTCCCTCAGGAGGGCTCGTCAGAGTGATCTCACCAGTCGAGCTGGAGATGTTAACAGGGGTCCCGGGAGCCAGCCCTCGGGAAGTCAAGATCTCCTCGAAAACTGCTTTCCGCTGGTCTTCAACCCTTTTGGCAGCTGCCAAAAAAGTGATCCTCCGCTGCTCCATCTCCAGTAGCTGGTCAGCCAAGGACCCCCGAGCCTTAGCCAGCTGCTCCAACACAACCAGCACTTCCTTAGGAACAGGATCTTTGACAGTCAGTTTCTTCTTGGACTCATCGGGCATACGAAAGCCTTACCCCACAAAGGGGTTAGGTATCAACCGAAACCTACAAACTTTCGAGGACTCAACACACCCCGACCTGTGTAAGGGCCGAAAGACGAGCGAATTCCGATACCGTAGCGAGGCTGCTGCAGTCCTCGAACGATCTTGACCGTGCTTTTGGCCTTTTCCAACTGGTCATTGAACATGTCTTTGACACTGTTGTAGGCGCTCTCGTACTTGCTCGACTTGTCGATGGTCAGACTCACGCCCCCGATGCTGTAGTCGAATTCGTCAGCAATCCAGTTGATCTGCAAGGCCAAGAGAGCATGGATCATAGCCCCATTGAGTAGGAGAGTCCTCCACTCAGGGCGACACTGCACCAGCTGATCACAGGAAGCGAAGGGAGTCCTGGGCGGGGCAGCAATGATCATGTCCATGCCCCTAGCCAGGTACTCCTGAAGCTCCTCATCCTCCCAAATGAATCCGAAGACCTGGTTGTACTGGTTGATCGTGGCTTCGTGGGTAGGGGGTCTGAAATGGTAGTTTCGGTCAGGATTGTTGTCTCGGAGCAGAATCCTCAACCTACGAATCATGTCCGTCTCACAATCCGTGTAGGAAGTGGTAGGACACGTTGCCTTGTCGATGACCGAGAATTCCTGGACCACTTCGTGAATGGGACCCCCCACCGTTTCCCGGAAGAACCACCTCACCCGGTAGTTCCCAATGTTCGCATCAAGAGGGATGATCACACTAGCGTAGTAGTGCCCCACGGAAGGGTTGACAGGAGATCGACGAGGAACCCCCAACAACACCTCTTGCCCCGTGGTCACATCGTGAAGGGAGTACCAGATCTCGGCCGCATTGGTAGGAGTCCCAGAGGCGTTCTCCAGGTAGATGTTCAGGTCTTCACAACCCAGCTGTTGCCCTCTGTAGAATGCGACTGACATCGATTAGTCCCTACGGCTTCTCCACCCAGGCTCCATCTTGTCAGCCAACGAAGCGCAGAAGGCCCCAGGGTCATCGACCTTGCCCTCCATCTTCTTGATGCACTTCGTGACTTTGTGCTTCACGTCCCCAGTGATGGTCTCCCACATGCTCTTGAGAGAGTCTTGAGTCCACCCTTTGGGAAGAGACTTCCACCCTTTGGCTGTCTTCAGACCTGCCAGCTCAGAGGCATTGGAGAAGAAGACCGAGGCCCTGACCTGTCGGATGTTCAACGAAGCCATCCGGTCAGCACAGGCTGGGCAGAGCTCCCGTATGTCGTCTTGAGACATCCAGAAGTCTTGGTTGAGGGGGCTGTTGGCCTCCTGGTAACGAAATGCGATTCGCTTGGAGAGGTTATCCATCAGTTCCACCCGTACCTTCTGCAACGTGGAGTCGTATCGAGAGGACAGTTCAAAGTCGCTGCATCCACGACCTGAAATGCCATCTCTTTCTCTTCCACGGGGTATGAGTAGTTTCGCTGGTACTCCCACTTGACTACCCACCGCCCAGGCTGTCCACTTTCACCAGCTCTTCCGGTTACATAGAACTCCCCAAAGGTCCCCGCCACAGGAACTCTGTTACGAGGCCCTACCCGCTTCCGAGTCCCATCCTCACGGACTTGGTAGAGGGTGTAGCTGACCGTTGCCGGCACATAGGACCCCTGAGCCGTGCTGAAGTGAATGGGCAGATCCCCCCGTTGAAACCTCTGCATGTACGAGAAAGTCTTGGGGTCCGAAACAATGGCCCGAACAGGAACACTGGTCTCAATCGTTGGACTAGCGGTTACGGTTGCATGCCCAACGATTGGATTGGGAACCAACAGGTTGTACCCGAGGGTATCTGTGTTCCCTGCCAGATCGGTGATGGTGATGCTGACTTCCGTGTTCGACAGAAAGTCAGGGTGTTTCTCTATGGTGATGACGACTTTCGTCTCAGGATCGTAGGTGATGCTCCCCTCATACCCAGAGAGGAACACACCACCTACGATAGCCTGTTTCCCACCCAGGCTTAGATTCAGACTGAAGACGTCCAGTTCAGCAGGAGACTCAACAACGAACTCCAAAGGGTCGTCTTGAGTGATGGCTTCGGCCTCTGAAGGATCAAAGAAAGTCAGAGCAGGGCCGCCAGACTCCAAAGAGGAGCCGCCGTACCCTATCTGCCCATACTCACCTTGCCCGTAGGCCATCTACCCTCACTAGATCTTCTCAGCCTCTTCGACTGCCTTGATGTAATCCCCGAAAATGTGGGCCGGGGTAATGGGGTACCCAGACACCATCTCGCCAGTCATCTGGTTGCGGAGCTTGTGAGGCTTCTGGATCGTCTTCAGAAGGCGTTGGTAGTCTTCTTCATCCAAAATCATAGGCTTCGGCGTGAGCTCCTGGGCCGCTTCCTCTCCGTCTTCCTTCATTGAAAGACTCTTCTTCAGCTCTTCGGCTTCCTTCCTGGCCTTTTCGATCCTGTCCAGCAAAACCAAAGCTGACTTGATGCCCGCTCCATCGTCGTTGTAAGCCGACTGAGTCCTCACGAAGTGCTCAATCAGCTCAAAAAGACCGAACTCTTGTTCTTCTTTGTTGACGACCATTTTCAAGGGTTTGGGAACTTCAATTTTGCGCAGACTTGGCATGATTACCTCGTGATTCGATGCTCATCTTTCAGGCTCAGCCTGAAAAGCTATTTGCAGACGCCCATCCCACCCGAGCCTTCAGAGAGGATGGCTCGTATCTTGTTAAACCCATCGGCCAACAAAGCCAAGTTGTTATTGAGGGTGGTCTGGTTGAAAGTCGCCCCCACATCCTCCAAGGGACCCGCTGTGGAGCCCCCAGTGTTGTCTACAATCTCCCCCGGGTCATCCGCCTGAGGAACCGGGTCAGCCCCATACAAGCCGATTCCTACGGCACTGCACTTGACCATCTCCGCAGAAGCCACGTTCAAGGTGACAGATCCTTCCACTCCAGCCCCGTTGCCCGCTCCACTAGAGATGACCACGTCACCCCCGTTGAAGTCCCCAGCCAAGACAGAGCCAGCCTGGATAGTCACAGAACTGCCCGCAGCCCCAGTGATGTCCCCCGCTTGGAAGACAAGCCCTTCCGTAGACTCTATCCGAGAGAGCACGAGACCGTTCTGTGCTCCCGTGGGATCAATGATACTGATCCCTGCAGCAAAGACCGAACCCCCATTGTAAGCGAACGTGAGCTTGCTATTGTCCGTGGGAGCTTCGGGAAGAACTAGCTTGACCTTGGTTTTTAGGTCTCGCAGGTAGGCGTCCAGGAAAACGTTGGTGCTCGCTGCCTCAGAACCAAACCAACCAGCCAACTGAGCAGCAACGGATCCTCCCACGTTGGACATGTTACGGTTCATCCCCCATGAGGGAAGGCTGAGCCCGTCTTCGTCGGCTACCGCAAAGAACCGTACATCGGTCGTGACCCCGTCCACAGGGTCATTCCGAGTCAGACGTATCACGTAGACCCCATCAAGAAGCGCGTCCGTGATGGTTGCCACCTGGTCTGTATCGTCATTGATGGTTGGAGGGGACGCTAGAGGAGCTGGATAGGACACAACCTCCCATTGGTAGCTGGTGGCCCCTGCCCCACCGTCATCCGTAAGGGTCACATCCGTAGTCGTATCGAAGCCGATGATGGATTGCCCCGATCCGCCAACGATTGCGCCTTGAGTGATCTGGATAGTCGCTTGGGCCATATCAATCCTCGATCACCAAAAGAGTCCCTACAGGGAACTTCCACTGGTTGTCGGTTTGGACAGGGTAGGCAACGTTCAAGTTAGCCCAGTAAAGTAGGTTGCCGGCTGTCAGAGCATCCATGATCCCGTAGGCAACAACGTCTCCTTGATCTGCCGTAGCTACAGGAAACACAACATCCGTACTGTTGTAGACTCGACCATTGGAAGGAGCTCCGAAAGTCACAGACTGCCGAACGTAGCCTCCTACCGAAACCTCGGTGCCTCCCCCGGCTGCTGTAGGAGCCACGTTGAACAAGGCACAGTAGACCAATGCAGGAGGTGTCCACGCAGTCCCTCTCAACGCTTGGTTGAGTTGGGCGTTCCTCAAGTAGGTGGTCTTGGGCACCGCTACCTCAACACGGCCCGTCAGAAGAACCAACGAAAGAAGCCCGAAGTCCAGGTGCGGCGAAAGGTGGCTGAGTCTTCACATCATAGTCCTGGCCCATGATCTGAGTCCCTGCCGGGTAGTTGATCAGCAGTCTCCAATAGCCCTCAGCGTTCGGACGAAAACGAACGTTGTAGAAACCCGGGCTACCTGAAACTTCGTTCCAGAGAACTGCCCCAGAAACTACCTGGGCATCTTGAGTTGCAGAACCATCAGTCAAAGACCAAGGCTGCAACACGTTATTGAAGAACAGCTCTGAAGTCAGGTCTCCGATGACCAACCCGGTGACCCGTGTGAACCCATCAGGTTCAAAGAAGTCTGCCTGATCGATTACGACCTGGTTCGTGTATACGACTCTTCCTCGTGTCGTCGCCATGCTTCCTCACTAAGAAGAGGCAACAAGAGCAAAGTTAGCCCGTTCTGGGCTTGCTCCCTCCGAAACCTTGCCGGACCTCCTCAGGTCATGTGGCAAATCGATTTCAGAGACTTGACGGCGTGTGAGTACGGAAGAGCCGCCACCTTGCCGGTCTGGTTGAACCAGGCCGTCTGGAGCTCCTCTAGGTTGCAAATGCTCGTATCGAATACGAAGGCAACCTTTCCTGATCCATTACGGTCTGCCCGAAGCATCTGCACACCAGCCACCTGGAGATAGGCTGCAAAGTACAGATCGTGGGTACGGAACTCCCCGCCAGAAGCTTGCTTGCTCATTTGGCATCCCATCTCGACCCTAAAAAATAGGGTCGTACTACGCTTGATTTGATCTGGATTTGGATTTGGGTCAGGACAGGGGGCCAAAGCCCCCATCATCTAGACGAGTGCATCAACAGCTGAGAGACGCTGACGAACCTGGACTTGCACCGAAGTCGTCGTGGTCGCCGCACCTGGAATGAGGGCCGCCGGAATGACGATGGCCGTGCTCGAAACTGAGCCACCATTGGCCTCGATGAGCCGTTGGTCCAGTAGCTTCACGACATCCCCAGTGAACTTCACCTTGGTCTCGGGGGCCTCTCCTCCCAGACCTGTTCCAGCGATCGTCACGTCTCCCGCTGTGGGACTGCCCAGAGTAGAAGTGGTGATGGTCGGGAGAGTGCCTGCGTACGGAGTCGAACCGTCATCAGCCACTACCTCCACAGCCGCCCCACTGGAAAGGGCCGGGACTCGACGAGGATCAGGATTGAAACTGGCATTCCGGTACTCACTCAGATAGCCCACCAGGAAGCTGTCGATGGCAGCTGCTGTGTCAGCCAACCGAGGAGCCAGGGCATCTGCCAGAGCCGTGACCGTGCCCCTAGCCGACGGAATCAGGCCCAGGGCATTGGCATTGGTCGTAGCCCCCACGGCATTGACCGTGGTCGAAGAGACGTCCAGAGGGCCGCCTACGGGCAAGCAATCGGTGATGAAGGTAGCAGCCGTGGGCATGTCCCGAACCGCTCCATCAGCCAACCCCAACCCAGTGTTGGCCGTCGAGCCATGGGCCACTGTGTCGTTCTCGATGTAGCTGTCCACACCCTTCGTGTCCGACTCCAGAGCCACTCTCGATCCGGACCCGGTGCCAGCCCTGGCTGTGATACCCGAACCGGCAAGGGCCGTGTTGATGGCCGCCAGCAAGAGCGGCAGAGTGGTGTAGGCACCAGCCGCAATCGTGTAGGTAGAGAAAGATGCTGAAGAAGAGGTCTTCAACATGAGGTCATCATCGACACCCAAAGTGATGGTCAGGGGGAAAGATCCTGCGATGTCGCTTCCCTCCAGAACAGCACCAGCCCCGACTGTCGAGTCGGCCAGGACAGCTTCCACCTCGGCTACCGTAGGTCGCCCGATGTAGCGCTCCTGACCAGGAGGATCGACGGGAACGTTCCTACGAGAAACCGGCTCCACGTCTGCCAAGAAGATGGGTCCACCTAGGTCGCCACGAATGACTCCAACACGCATGATCAGCTCCTACTCTTGCTCTGGTTCTGGCTCGTCCAACCGTCCCCGAGCTTCGTCAATCTTGAGCATCTGGAGAACGGTCCCGTAGTCCATGAAGAACTCCGAAACGGCTGCGATAAATTTGAGGTCGTCAGCTCTCCAAGCGAAGGCAGCTTTCCGAAGGGTGATCTGCATTCGCCGAAGAATCTTGATGTAACGGTCTGCTCGCAACAGCCCCTTAAACTCTGCCTCAGCCTTGGAGAGACGGTCGTATCTCTCTTGGGCTTCCTTGAGCATGTTCCGAGTATAAGGCTCGGGCAGAAGACTCCGAGGCTGCCACCGGTGATCAATCCGGTAGAAGTCTCGTCCTTCTTGCTCAAGGATTTTGCGGAGGAGTTGAGGCACGTCACGGATTAGACGATGGTGTAGCTGTTGCTGTCCTGGTCGTCGGAGTGCACCACGATGACATCTCCGAGTGCCAAGCTTGCAATGAGGGTTGAATCGATGATGATCTGGGTATCGGTGATGGCACCAGGAGAAACCGCCACGATCTGGGCCTGGGTCAAAGTGACATCGCCCACCCCAGCTCCCGAAAGGTGAACCGTACTGATGTTCGGAGTCACACTCAGGAAGTTGGTCCCAGCGATGGTCACGTCTCCTGCCGCCGGAGCTCCAATGGTAGCCCCTGTCACGGCCGGAGCCGTTAAGTCACTGGCCACGAAAGAAACCACCGTAATGAGACCTGCCTGCTGGAGGCCGTAGATCTTGCCTCGGTCCGCCGACAAAACCACCCGAGGGGTCTGGTCGAGGTCGATGTAGCCGGGCAAAGTGGCATCCGTTGGCTTGACCCGAGGGATGTAGCAAGACTGCTTGGGAGCGTTAGCGTAGCCATCCCGAGGGTAGGCGTTAGGGTCCGCCGAAGTGCCAAGCCGGTGAACTTGCTTGTTGGGAAGCCCGTCATCGATATCGTCAACGAGAAGGGCGCCTTGAACGGTCTGACTGTGGATAAGCCTGAGCATCAGCCTGAACTCCTGATTCTGGGGACTTCCGCTGTCTGGCTGGCGGAAAACTACCTATACGACCCTGACAGGCCATAAAAGAAACCTCAGCGCCCCCTCCACTCGAACCCAAAAAGCCCTTCTGAGAGAGGCTTTCCCAAAAACAACCTAGGAAATCCTAAAAGTTGGCCCCGTAGTAGGGAGAGTTCTCCACCCCTGTCTCGGTCCCGGCATCTCCAATAGAAAGAAGAATTTGCAATAACCGGTTGCAGCTGGCAGACGCCAACCATGCCATAGACTCAGATCCAGCCGTAGCTATGGCCTCGGCCCCTGTTACAGCGGCATTAAAGGCACCCCCGACATCCGTTTCCTCCAGCTCGGTCTGTCCTGTAGTTGGAGAAAAAGTCCTTCCACCGTCCCCACTCGACACTCCCCCCACGATCAAAGAGTTGTCATGTTGAGTGGTAACACTGGTAGAAATTGTAGTCGTACTTGAGGCCGTACTGGTGTTGTAAGCCTCAGGATCCCCTTGAGCAGCATTGTTGAGCTCGACAATGTGGACAATCCCGTTAGACACACTGGCACTGTAAGAAGCCACCACGTTGTAGGCACCCGGAGTCCCTGGAAAGTCTGTGTCATCCAAGTACCAAGCCGAATGGCAGTTCTGGTAAGTAGTTCCAAGATCTATTTCTGTGACCTTGGTCAAAGCCTGCCCGTTGTAGGTAACCCCAGTTATGTCCGTAGCCCCCGCTCTTTCCCCGCTAGCAAAGACAATCAGCTTTCGATTCGACCCTGCAGAACAGGTATGGCTGACCGTACAAGTGGTCCCAGACTGGTTGCCTTGCGAGGAATCCACCACGGCCGGGCTACCAGATCCGGCTTTAGCCCAAGCCGCCGCTACCTGAGCACAACTGTTTCCTGACCCACTAAAGGTCCACCCCATAGTCCGAGAACCAGACCCACTCTTCCCATGGGTGGATCCCATACCACAACAACTAGCTCGATTACGATCCCAACGCTCGATCTGCCCTGAATCAGGAGTTCCGCTGCCATAGGCCAGGTCTTCTAGGAGCCCGTCGAAACACCACGACTGATCGCTAACAGACGGCAGGGATACAGACATCGTGGAACCACTCAGCTGAGTCCCGTAAACCGTAGACTCAGGCGCCCCTTGGTAAGCACCCGAAATGCTCACCGCCCCAGAGATCCATTCCCAGACAGTTCCCCCAACTGTGAAAGCTATGCTGTACGATCCCGCACTGGACGGTAGTTGAGCGTCCAGCATGTAGAACATCGTAGCTCGAAGACGATAACCGTACTGGTCCACGTAAGTTTCGGGGCCCCGAGTCATCGAGGCCCCGTTGTAGGTTGCTCCGGTAACCGTGTTCGATGGCCCTCTCGGACAGATCACCACCACCAGCAGACGGTTGGATCCCGAACCCATCCCCAGAGTATGGGTATAGGTGTACGAACCACTGCCGTTGTCTGCTGAGGTTGCGTTATCAAAGATGATGGACATCGAAGGCTATGACTAGCCGATCTTGGCAATGGAGAGACGGGCTTGACGACAGTACGCCGTCGCAGCCGAAGCTCCGATCTTCTTGAACTCCAAAGCCACCACGGGCTCCGCTCCTGCGTCGAGATCCATCGGGATAGCACCACCGAAGTTGTGAGGCTGGTTCAGATCCCAAGTGTCCACATAGACAGAGGATCCATTCCAGGTCAATCGAACCTGAGAACCTGTTCCAGAAACGATGGCTGCCATCTCATGTTCGATCGCCCACGAAACCAAATAGACCCCCGAGGGCAAAGGATCCGCCGTCAACGACAGTTTGCTTACCCAATCGGTAGTGCTGTTTTCACTTTGACCGGTTGAGTTGGCTTTGATAAGGGTCGAACCGAAGTCGTCCCCCTGGTGAGCCGCCACAACGGCATCAAGAGAGGTGACATCTCCCGAAGTCAAAAGGTCTTCGAAAGTGCAGACTACCGAAGAACCTGTCAGTTGAGGAGTACTGACCAGATTCACGGTCAAGCTGGCCGCCACGATCTCGGCTTCCAAGATCTGGACGTTGCACTTGGTGTTGGGGAATTCACTCAACAGGTAGGTTTGTGTGGATGTAGTTGTTCCCATTTACTGGTACCTTTCATGTAGCGAAGTTCTTTGACAGAACTACCCGTGCTGTCGATCCGTCGTAATAGATCGCAGCAACATCTACTGCCCCAGCCCCCGTACTCAGCACCAATCCTGAAGTCTTTCCCCCTGGTGCTTGTACCGCTGCCGGCCAGGTCAATACCCTACTCCCAGTCCCGTCTTGAACGATTCTAAGAATGTAGTTTCCTGCCCCTGGGAAAGTCAGGGACGTGATACTTACGGATGCCCCCAGGACCACCATTTGCTTCTGCCCATTGGTGGTGAAGTTCGGAGCAAAGTTCCCCGTAACGGCCGTGCCCCCATTGATCTGGTATTCCGTGAAGGAGGCTGTAGTCAGCCCCGTTAGTGCACTAGTCCAAGCAGGGTTGGTCCCGTTGTGCCTGACCAAGTTACCTGCCGCCGGAGTCCCAGTAGCATCCACAGAGATCTTGGTAGTGCTCTCCAGATTCGAGATGTTCGTGGTGTGTCCGGTGACCAGGTTCCCGCTCAACACCCAGCCAGTGCTCCCAGAGGCTATCCGAATCCCGATGTTGCCGGTGTTGTCATAGATTCGGTTGTTCGAAACGATACAGTTGGTGTTACCTGTACCCTCAGTGTTAATGCCGTAGTTCCCGTTGTCGTAGATAATGTTCCCGTCTACAAGTACATCGGCATCATAGCCGATCATGATCCCATTGCTGGTGTTATTCGAGATCTGGTTGCTAGCAATCAGGCCACTGATCCCACACTGAATGCCATTTGCCCCGTTGTCCCGAATGGCACAGTTGACCACCACATTTTCAGAGCCGTCAATGTCGATACCTTCAGAGCCGTTTCCCCGACACAGACAAGCGTTGATAGTGCAGAGCTCTACCCCTGAGTCTACGTTGAAGCCTTTCCCATTGTTCTGAGAAGAGCCACAAGTGGTCAGAGTAACCTTGGTTGAAGAACCCGTTACATCGAACCCATTCCCATCATTCCCAGAAGCGTTGCAGCTAGCCACAAAGAAGCCGCTACAGCCTGTGAAGTAGAAACCAGCCCCGTTGTTGTTGTAGGAAGCAACGTTGACCATTCCGCTGCCATAAACCCCATCAAAAGAGAGACCCACTCCTGCACTGTCTCTCGACAGAACAGTCAACATGCTGATGGATCCAGAATCGATGATCTGTACGTTGTTGGCACAACCCGTGATCACTACGTTGTTGAGAGAGACAGCCAAGCCCCCTCGAATGTAGAGTCCCACAGAAGATGAGCCAGTGATGATGATGCTCTGAAAGGCAGCAACATTGACCATCGTCTGAGCGATGTAGCTCAGACCCGACTCTGTAGCCCCTTCCCACATGAGCGTCAGATCCAACACCGTGTCACTGGTGATTGAGTCGATCTCGTAGAAGGTGGTGTCGATGAGGATGTAGTCTCCCGCCGACAAGTTGGTAAAGGTAGTGCTGGTACCTGTGACCTGTGTGCTGCCGTTTGTGACCGCAATGGTCCCAGTAGTTTCCTGGGTTCCCCCAGACCCGTCCACTTTGACAGAATAGCTGCCGTTTAGATAGATGATCGCCCCCACTTCACCATGGAGTCTGCAACCATCCGTCAGAACCACGTCAGCTGTTTCTACGTAGGTCCCTTTGCGTACGTAAACCGACTTCTTACCAGCTGCGAACGCTGCGGCTACTGACGTGTAATCCCCTCCACTTGCAGCCACAATAGCGTCGTAGATTTCTTGTCCCCCAGCATCCGCTCCGAAAGCCAAGCCCCCTGCACCATCAGGACGAAGAACTTGACTAGTGTCAGAAGCAGTCGTTGCAAGATCCTCTACCGAGATTTCATCCGAACCCCCATCAGAATGAGAGGAAGCGTGAGCTGTGGGAGTCCTAGCAGCACTAGAATCATCTAGAGTAGCGTCCGAGATTTTGGCGTTCAGTTGGGACAGCGTAGAAGTGCTGTGAGCTGCTCCACCCAAAGCATGGCTGGTAGGGTCCCGAGGATCGCTGGAATCATCTAGGGTGGCATCACTGATAACCGAGTTGAGCTGACTCAACGTGCCCGATCCCAGATCCGAAACGGCATAGTCTCCTGAGGTGGGCTCAACCGCTCCCGCCCGAGAGTTGAAGCTAGTGACGCCTCCAGCCTGGGTGGCGATGTTGGTAATGCTGTTGGAGTTTTCGTCTTCGGCCGTAATGTAGCCAGAAGTGATGGCTGACTGAAGGTCTGCCGAAGCTACGATCTCCTCGGCACTGTACTCCAGAGCCAGATCCAGATCCGTCGTAGGGTGCGAGATAGACCGTGAGCCCAAGTCAGCAATGACAACAGGATTCTGGGTTCCAGTAGTGGTGACTAGAAATTGTCGGGCCATGTCTACCTACGCCTGAAAAACGCCTTTATCCCTGGATTGAAGATGTTGGTTCCGTTCAAGTAGAGCTGAACCTCATCTCCAGCGCTGAAATCAATGTCCAGGTCCGTTCGATACGCTGTCCTTGCCGTGCTCACCGACAAAGTAGCGCTCGAAACCAGACCTCCCCCGTTCTTGTGGACCTCAGCTGTCCAGCTAGAGCTCGTTTCACAGACAGCAGACATCGCAAACAAGTTCGTGTCAAAAGGTAGCACGAAACCCGCCAAGTTCATCGGAACGTTTTGGTTCCACCGAAGGTAGGTATCAGTGACAAAGTAAGCTCCTCGGTTGGCACTCACACAAACATACCTAGAGTCAGCAGCAGGGGAAGGCGTCCCTCCAAACTGTTCCCATGTAACAGGACTATGGTTGGTCAGAATCCAGACACTACTGTCGTCAGTCTGAAGGCCCAACTTGTAAACGTCATCGGCCGTCAGAGCAAAGACTGACCCGTCGGGAATCCCGCTGGCTGGGACGAAGTTGGTCCGATTCGTGGAGTTGGTGAAAGTCCAGGTAATCGGGGTGTGAATACCTTTGGTCAGAGTCTGTCTTGCGTGGCCCGCTAACGTCATGGTTCAAGCCCCTCGATCAACAACTCCCCATGCCAATTGGCTAACCAACCGTCACAACTCACGATGGGGTGCTGGACAGTGAATTCAGACCCATCCGTAGAAAGCAACATGTCCCCCACCTGACTAGCCGCCGGGAGACCCCCCTCCCGAGGATTGAAGACACCTACCGAGTCCTTCATCCGGAAGTCTCCGCTCGTGTAGCGGACGCCTCCGTTCTCGGTCGGATCACCAGCAGTATTGTCCTGTAGAATGATACCTTCCTCGTATCGTTCTCCAGGAAACCTGTCTGGTGTCTGTGGCATTAGGTGACCTTTCTAGGTCTTCCTCTGCGCTTTGCGCCGGGCTTGGAAGATGTCTTCTTACTAGATCTTCCGTTACCAATGGAAGCTGAAACCGGAGGGGGGATATCAGAAGCCTTCTCCTGGGGCAACTGAGCTTCTTGATCAGGGGTTACTGAAGTGTTTTCCTCAGTAGTTTCAGTAACATCCTCAGACTTCCTTTGAGCAGCTATAGAAAGGCCAGGACGAATTCCAGCAGAACGTTCACTAACTGTCTGACCCCCGGCTCTACCTTTGATCCTGGGATCCGTCGGCTCTTCCCCAAGAGGGGTCAGATTTGACTCATTCTCACCGTTCTCCTGAGCCGTCTTCTTGGCGATCTCGGTATCCAAAGCCTTTTTGGATACCTTGATGACCCTCTCGTAGCCAGCGACCTTACCCTCTTGCACCAAACGGTTGACGTTGGCTTGTGTGGCCAGCCCATCCAGGGCGCCCAAGACTCGCTTAAGGGATCGCTTGACCACCTCACAGATTGCTATAGCCCCCTCAACCTCGTCAAACGCTCCCTCCTTGGCTTCCGCCTCTACCTTATCGAAGATTGGCTGAAATAGCTTCATCGCCTGCTTGAGAGCCGATCGAGCCCCCTCATTCCGATGTTGCTCAGCTAAAGCCTCCTCTTTGAAGTCGTCGAACTGGTTGCCAAGTTCCTGAATGGTTCCGATCTTGATCACTGACTTTTCAATGCTCATTTTTCATCTCATCTGGTTTTCGTAAGAAAGGCCGAGGTTGTTCCCCGGCCTTCCCGTATGGCTGGTTCACAGGTTAGGCTTACGCCCATACGATCAGCGTGATGACATCTTTCTTGGAGCCCGTGCCGAACACCTGGAACTCGAACTTGAGGTCCCCGTTGGCAGGGGCGTCCCCAGGATACACGTCATTGTTCGCCGATGCATCCGCTCCGTTCCAGAGCAACTGACCATTGAGGTAGACATCACAGTCAGTCACGAAGGCTGTCACACCACTGTAGTCAGGCAGCTGAGCCGACAGGTTCGGAGTACCTCCAGCACCGGTCATGTTGGTGTCAGCAGCATAGTTGCCGCCAGTCACCTCAGCCACACCCTTGCTCCGGACCACCGTGCTGGTGTTGGCCTGCAAGATGGCGTTCAGGATGCTGACCTCACCGAAGGCTGTTTCGAAGTCGTCCCACTCTGTGGTCGTCTCTGACAGCTTGATGCCGTCCGTCTGGGCCCAGGTGGAACCCGTCTGGTTGCCGTCATCCAGGTACAACTCACCAGCACCGTTGATACGTAGATCGTCGGAGCCCGTGGTCTCGATAGATCCAGCCGTGACACCGACGTCGATTTCGGTGCCTGCCGTATCCACCTTGAGAGCCTGGTTGAAGTCCACATCGTTCGTGGTGTTCACGTCGAGGGTATCGACGTTCATCTCGATCTCGTCACCCGCCGCATTCGGAGCAATGCGAAGCAGGTTGGTGCCACCCGTGGAATCCTGGAAGTCTAGGGTGTAGGTGTCGGCGATCTGCCACTCGATGGTCTGGGTCTGAGTGGCTGGCCCCGACTGATTGTCGATGGCGTTGTCCAGGGTCACGTCCACAGAACCCGACTGGTCCACGAAGCTCCCATTGAGGTAGGCGTCTTCAGGGATACTGTCGAGATCGATACGCCGGACGTACGAATAGTTGATGGTCTTGCCGGCGATGTCTGCCACCGGGCAAGCCTCTAGGTCATCGAACGTCGAGTTGGGACGTACGAACGAGAGCTGGACTCGATTGCTGGCATCGTCGAAAGTGTGCCCGTCCACGGCGCTCTCGGACTGGATGAGAGCAAAGACTTGACGGTTGTCCGATAGGATGGGGTCACCTGTCGTCCCATCACGAACCAGACACAAGTTCTTCGGAGTCAGAGCCGTGTCGCCCGTAACCTCGTCCAAACTGTGAGTTCCGAAAGTACCTGAGTGGAAGGCGACCACAGCACCCACCGTGGTAACAGCACCAACGGCAGCGGTTTGGGTAGGTGCCTCGCTACTGGCTACAACCAAGATCTCATAGTTCTGAGCCGCCGTGACCGTGACGTCTGTCAGGATATCCGCCCGGAACAGAAAGCGCTTCTCCTCGATGTCATCCAGGTCGCTGTTCAGGGTATTGATGCCACGCTTCTTGGAGTTCGTGGTCGTCAGATCGTCGTACCAGTTGCCCGCCGAATCCGCCCACATTGCCCGTTTGGCTTGGGACCGAAGCGTATTCAGATCTCCCTCGATGGTAGTGACACCTGACTCCATCGTAGAACCCGCTGCAATGGTGTCATCGTAGGTATCGGAGTTCCAAATCTGAGTTACCTGTCGAATGAATGTACGAGCCATAGTGGTGAGTTCCTAGGATCAGAGAGGTGGTGAGTTCCTAGCAAAGCAAGGGTATAAGAGAGCTATCAAGGAGATCCAATAGCAATGTAGTCCGCCCAAAGCTTGTCGGTGGGCAAAGGAGCAATCTCCATGATCACGGTGTCGTATCCCGTGCCAAAACCCCCACTTTCAGCAATGGTATAGTCGTCGATCAAAAGGATTCTCTGCCCGTTGTAGTAGACCTGTATCGTCAGAAAGGGCAGATTGTGCGTGAACTTGTCTCCGAATGGGATGGTGAAGATTACGTTCACCCCATCCTTGGTCCCTAGCAGGACCTGCCCAGTACGGAACCTGGCAGTAGCGATATACTGCTGGGCAATCGTCTGGGCATCGAGATAGTTGACAAGGTACACACTTACTCAACCAAGCTCGAACTATGCGGGAAACACATTGGTGAACGAAGCCGAGAAAGCAGCCGTCCCACCAGATCCTCGAACCAGAAGCTTACTGATGTTCCCCTCACGAGGGTCGTACTTCGGGCTACCTTGAGGGAGTAGAACTTCCGGGCCTCCTGTCTCAAACGCCACATACAGACCGTTGCCTGCTCCAGGCTCCTCATTGAGGATGATGACATCCTTCATGCTCATGGGCAGATGTATCTCCAAAGAATCAGCCACCGAAGATTCATTCGGAGCTGTCCCAGAAATGGTCACCCTCCCTATCCCATGATGGGCACTATCGGGCAGAAGCAGGGAGGGAGCTCCGGCTGTTCCAGGGACTGGCTGGAATTTGAGCCAGAAAGGCTGGGTGTCCACCAGGTTCCAAGGAACTCCAGAAAAGGTTGCAGGATCGAACACGCAGCGAACTAAGCTGCTCCCTGGAACAGAACTCAAGACTGCCGGATTGATGTTCTGATCCAAATAGCCTGAAGCGATAGGCGCTGTGAACAAGGCATTGAAAGTCCCATCAAAGTTGAGAGACGACAGAAACCTGTAGCCCTCTACACCTTGAATTTTGGGAACGATGATGTCCACCATGTTCGGGCGTCTGCGGACAACAGAAAACAGTCGGTCAGCCATTCGCTTGCTCCTTAGCTACGTGTTTGTCATAGGTGCTGGCTGCTTCTGAACCCTTCACCCGACGAACCTCTTCCTGAGCGTCCTTCCACGTGGGAGCTTCCAGTCCTCCCACATTTGGAACGAGCCGATTCTTGAAAACATGGTCTCGTTCTCGACGAGACATCTCTTTACGACGAGCCTTCCGATACTGGTTCTCCTTACCCGCCTTCGTGGCCCACCCACCACTCTGACCGTCTTTGAGAACGAAGCCCACCTCTCCCGGATCAAACACCAACTCCAAAGCCACCCCATCCTCGTCAGTCAGTGTTTGTTCTCCGGCCTTGACGGCATCGTACTCCACAAAAGAGAGACGTCGTCGGAGAAATACCCCATCGGTTTTGCGGCGAACTGTGTAGGTAGGCATCTGATCTTCATTTCTTTTTGGGCCGGGGCTTCCGGATGACTTTCACAGGCACCTTCCATCCCCGGGTAAAAGCTAAAACAGCGGCAACATGCTTGCAGACGAAGTTGTCCCGCTCAGGATCTCGTATGTTGGGAGGTGAAGCCGTGCCCCGAGGCTTCCCATCAATGTAGTGATCCCCTTTGGCGTGAAATTCCGGACCCAACCACCGCCAAGCCGGACAGGAACAGGTGATTTGCAAGTCCAGCTTGTTGAAGTCGGTGATGTTGCCCTTGCCCCGAACGGCCTTGATCTTGGAAGCCCAATCCTTGTGCCCACAGTTGACCACGAATATCCACCTCAGGTTTCGGATATCCGCCCTCTTGAGGGTCACCGTACACGCCTGGGCTCGCTCCTGGAAATCAGGGTCTAGACCCGCCAGAATCTCCTCTGAGGTAGCAGCGACCTTGACCCTTCCCCCAGCCCTGAAAAGCCTTGAGGGGGCCTTCTGGAGCAAATGAAGGAGGGTTACGTGCCAAGGGTTGGGTTGAGCCGAGTTGTGTGTGTTCGGCCGGTCGTCCCGATACGGGTATTTGGTCTTGGAGTTGTCCTGATCGAACCCTCGGCCAGGGTAGCTGGTGCTCTGGTCAGAGTTCTCCTCGTTCACATCAGGATGGCTCTGGTCCTTGGTCAGGTCGTTGGGGCCATCCACCCTCCAAATGGACTCGTCATCGTTGTCCGGCTCCCGAATGTCCTCCACTGGCTTGGCAAACGTCTGGTATCCCGAGTAGTCAGGGTCCAGAGGCAGCCCTTTGTCGGCAGGTTCCCCCTGCGGGAGCCTAGCTTCCGCTTGTGGCTCCCGAGACTGGCCCTCTCCATAGGGCGGTCGAGGAACGAGCGGCTGCTTCACGCCTTTTCCAGGTCTCCCTCGTCCACCAAAGACCGTCCGTTCTTCTTGAGCTGGACGTAGTACTTGCCCATCGGAACGTTCTTTTCGATCTCTCCAGTGTCGCCCCGGAACTTGGCAGAACCATGAGAGTCCTTGACCCTCACCTTGTCACCAGGCTTGAACTTGAGGGCTGCGGCCTTCCAAGGGTCTGACGCGGCCCTCAGCTGGGGATGGTCGGCAAGGTCGTTCTTGGGGATCGACTTCTTCATGTAGCGGAGGATTGCGTCATGGCTCCGGTTCCCACCCGGGCTCAGAATGTGGATCTTGCCACCCTTCCACTCGGCGAATGTACCGCCACCCAGGCCAGACTTCTCCAGCTTCTTACCGTCCGTGTCGAGCAAGTCACCATCCATCGGCTTCTTGTCGGCAAAAGCATCGACGACTTTCTTGTCCTTAGGCTTGAGAGCAGCCGTGACCTCTACAGCCTCCACCTTCCACTCGTCGCCAGCCTTCTTCCCACCTGGAGGGGGAACCTTGGGACCACGCAGGGTGAGAGCCATGTTGAGCTGATGCTGGAGCTTCTTGTCAGCGTCGCTCTTGTCTTCCTTCTTCTTCAGCTTGGCTAGCTCACTCTTGATCTTCTCGGTGGGGATCGTCTCGTCTTCAGGGATCCCGAAGTGACGATGAAGAGCTCCCTTGTCCTTGATGGCCTTCTGGATCCACTTGGCAGACTCCTTTTGGGCATCAGCACTCTTGAACTTGTCCTTGTGCCTATCGTTCTGCTCTTTCCACTTCTTGGCGTCCTCAGGACTCATGTTCTTGGTCGGATCGGCCGGTTTCCCTTCCTCGAAACGAGACTCTCGATCCTCTTCCGAAGCCGTACGTCGCTTCAGACGCTTGCTTATCTGCTCGATGATGATGTCCACCATATCACGATAGGACTTGAGAGCCGGAACGATGTGAGCATTGACAAGAGTCACATCCTCGGTGCTTCCAACACCAAACCGATGCAGGTTCTTGTGCTCTGTCTCCGCCTTCTTCAGATCGGCCTCCACCTTCGACCAAGATCTGGTGATCTCCTTCAGAGCAGGATGCCGAAGTCCTTGCTCTAGGATCTCGTGAGCCAAGTCAGCAGGGTCTCCTCCAGCAGCGCCCTTGAACTCGTCTCGGTGCTTACGATTCTGCTCTCGCCACTTCTTGGCATCCTCGGGACTCATGTCCTTCGTGGGGTCCGCTGGCTTCCCCTCCTCGAAACGAGACTCTCGATCCTCTTCCTTGGCTCCCAGCTTCCCCCACAAGGGCTTGATAATGAGCCGGTCTAAAACCTTGGCAGCAGAGCTGGCAGCTATCACCAGATTACTCAGCTGAGGCTGGTTCCGACCAGGGTCTCTCTTGTACAGATTCAGAGAATGTCGCATCTCCTTGACCTGGGCCTCGGCATTAACAAGCGCCCGCTCCAGACGATTGACATCTACCTCGGTAGAAAGAGCAGTCACCTCTGACTCCGCCTGCTTGACAGGAGGCTTGACCTGAAGGTTCTCCCCGGTCACGCGCCGAAGCAGCTTGGCCAAATAGGCTCGACTCATCTCTCCCGGCTGGGCCTCATCCAGAGAAGTCGCCAGGCCCTCGAAGAAATCCGCCAAGACCTCTCGGTTACTAGCCACCTTCTGTTGCCCTTCCAACTCACTCGCCAGAAGCAACGTCTCCACCACAGGGAACGCTTGGCTCTCCTTGATCTTGGCAGCGAGAAGTCTGAGTCTTTCAGCGGTATCCTTGTAATTCATGGGAGGCTCCGAACGACGTCTGATTTGGCGGATACGAACATCCTGAAGAACTCGCTCAAGCTCCTCGACCTTCTCGGGCCGAAGTTCTTGTTTGACCTCTTCATAGTCCAAACGGTCGGCCGCCAGTGCCACCGCCTGGAGAGCTTTCTGCAGCTTGAAGGCTGCCTCGGGCAGACCTGTGATGAGATGCCCCGCTACCTCGAAGAAGTGGTCCCTGTACTTGGACTGTTCCACGAGTTTGACCGCCTCATCCAGATACCGAATGAGTTGGTCGCAACGGAGGCGAGCGTCCCCCAGCTCCTCCATCAGATAAACTGTGGCGGAGGCATCTTTCGGACGCCCAGCACTGTCACCGGTTTTGCTCATGAGGCAACCTATTCAGATTAGGCCGCCCACAAATAGAAACCGCTCACCCCGAGAATGCCTGGGGAAATTCCTCCAACAGACGTCCTCGAACCTCGGGATCGGTATCCGCTGCTGCTACGGCCCGAATGATGTCCGGCCGATCATCGTAGTCTGCCTGAAGCCTGGCAATTTTCTTGCGAATGGGGTCCGTGAACACGTAGTTATCCGGGAAATCCGAGCAAATCGCCTTGGCAATCTTCCTCGAACTACCCTCGTCAGCAGGGGCCACAGGCTGAGACTGAGGCTGAACTGGCTTCTTGACCGAAGAGGTGTTGGTGAACTTGATCCCCTCTACCTCGGTTACCACGTTCTGAGGAGCCCTCTCCCCAGAGCTGGGATCTGCAATGGCCGTGCCCCCACCAACCGTCATAGCCGTCTTGATACCCATGCTCTCCGAAACCTGAGTAGCAGACACACGGCCTACCACCTGAGGCTCGTCTACGTACTGGCTCTTGCGGGCACGGATCTCTGAGAGGTATTGCTCACGGTCCTCAGGACTCATCCTAGCCAGCAAATCCTCCTGGGTCATGCCTTGACCAGGCTGAATCTTGGAAGCCTTCTCAGCCTCGGAGATGGCCTGTCCAGGCGTTTTCTTGCCAAGATTGGTGTCCTGACGAGCCGGGGTACGAATGCTCCGGACCACCGTACCATCCTGAGCTTCGACAGTGGTGCCCTCATACCTCTGTCCCTGGCTGCTCTCAGAAGCAGGGGTACGCCGGTAGTTGGTCACGTTTCGGTCTCTCGTCTGAGCGGCGTGGCTGCTGACAGCCATCACTTCCTGTTCTTCGGCAGCTACCGTAGAGGAAAGTGTTTTTGGGGGGTTGGGGTTCATCGGGTTGCCGCCATCAGCCGCCCGAACCTGAATGCCTGCCGAAACAGGAAATACCGGGGCCTCAGGATCGTACTGCTGAGCCGGTACCAACCACCCCAGCTTGATAGCTCCCCGAAGCTTGGGAATGGATACCTCCATTCCGGCAAACTTCATGATGGTACCGTCGAACAGTACCTCATCTCCCGCCGAAATCTTCAGGCCCGGGTGGGCGCCAAGATCGAAGCTCCGGGTGGCCGTGTAGGTCAAGTAGTCCCCCAACTTGTATCGGATCTGGTTACTCATCTTGATCATCTCCTGAAGAGCAAATAGGCTCCCCCTAAGACAATCAGACAAATACTTTACCGAAAGCAGAGGGCCTCCCCTCTCACAAATTCTCCAGATACCTGCTCTTGAGAGTCAACTCCCACTCGGAATCCAACCCTCGCTTCAGCATCACTTGAGTCATGGATCCGTAGCTTTTCATAGCCTCTTCGCGCTCCAGGTAGACCAAAAGGGGTACACTCTCCCCAGAGTTCTTGCGAACCAGCCCTATTACCCAAACCTTCAGAGTAGAGACCCCACCTTGAATACTCTCGATTCCCTCTTGCAGAACCTGAAAGTCCATCTCTTCTACAATTTGGTCCATGCTAGTCATCCACAAGCCCTAACACATGCATTCCTGATAGGCAGACTTAATTAGATCGAAAGCCTTTGAGGGAACCAAGTTCTTGAGCTCTTCAAGCTCTTCACCTGAATAAGCCCTAAAAAGTTCTAGTTTAGCGCCCACCACATCCCCTTCCACGTTGTACTCTAAGGTCAAGTATGGAATCTTGGAAGGAGTCTTCTTCCGAGCAACAATAGCATCCCGAGACCTCACATGGATTTCTTCGTTGTGCCAGTATCTGTCGTCGTAGTGGTACCATTCCCTGTTAGAAACCCCGAGAGACTCCCAATCGCTCAGCAAGTCTACACAATCTCCCACCGGATCCAGACTCAGAATCCAGTACCAGGTCTCTGAGTACCCTTGGAAGAGCCGGATTTTCCTTATCACCCCACCCCCAGCCTGTCTTCCTACCTTGAAAGGGCAAGCATGATAGTAGGTCCCCTTGTTCTCGTAGGATTTGGTTGGGAAAGTAGCGACAGAAGTACACCCCCCGCCTGTCCAGAAGTGCCAGTCATTACCCCCAAAAAAACTGCTCCCATAGTAGGGTTGAGGCTCCAAAGGTACTGCTACCTCCCACTCAAAGAACGGAAAAGCTAGCTGCTCCATCAGACCTTCGGGGGTAGTTGCCAGTCTATAGGATCCAGCCCCGAATACTCCAAGGCTGCGTTGATCTGAGAGAAGGGGCGGCTTCCGAAGAACCCGTTCCTAGCCGACATTGGAGAGGGATGAGCAGCCTCCAATACAAGGTGCCTCTGGCAGTCTATGAGGTCCTTCTTGTTCCGGGCATACCTGCCCCATAGAACGAAGACAACAGGCTCCTGACGGGCGTCTAGGAGCCGTATGACCTTGTCTGTGAACTGCTCCCACCCCTTGCCTTGGTGAGAACCCGACTGGTGAGCTCGGACCGTCAATACAGCGTTGAGAAGGAAGACCCCCTGGTCCACCCAATGCTGAAGGCATCCGTGCTTTGGAGGCTTGATCCCCAGGTCCCCCTCCAGCTCCTTGTAGATGTTCACAAGGCTAGGGGGAGGCTTGACGCCAGGCTGCACCGAAAAGCAGAAACCGTAAGCCTGTCCGGCATTGGGGTAAGGATCTTGCCCTAGGATCAGAACCTTGACCTCTTCGTAGGGGACTTGAAAGGCATTGAAAAGCGTCCCCGGAGGAGGAAAGACCACGCCCTCCCTACGCTCCTTATTGACGAACTCTATCAAAGACTGAAAGTAGGGCTTCTCGAACTCCCCTTGGAGGATCTTCTTCCAAGACGCATGCATCCCTCTAGAGATACACCAGCAGACGGACGAAAGTAACTCCCTAGACGCTAGGTTTAGCGGCCACCCGGTCGGCCAAGATCATCAACTCACGAGCGATCTCGGTAGGGATGGTTATCACAAATAAACTTCGGACGGTTCCCGTTACCTTAGACCCTTAAACAGGCCAACCAGTCAGACAAATATGCTGAGCCCCCGGCCAGCTGTTGCCGACCAGGGGCTCAACAATACTCGCTAAGTAGCCTAAACTACTACAGTCGAGTGACCACGATGCGGACCAACCCACGGGGGTTGAAGGCACCGATTCCGACGTTCTGGAAGCAGCTGAACCCGATGGTTCGAGCCTTCGGATCGTCTGCCGACAGAACGGTAAGTTCGGTCCGAACGGGGAACCGGCCGAAGTTCTCCGGTTCTGCACAGACATACACGTACCCGGCCGGAACCAGGCGGCTCGTGATGATCTGAGCGCCCCAGAGGGTTGCCTGCAGACCCGTCTTCAGCAGGGTGGCCTGGCTCTCGATGTCCAGGATGTCCCGACCGAACTTGCGGATGTCGGCGTAGTCCACCGCATTCATGTAGATGCGAGCGACCCGAAGGTCGTGCCTCTCCACTTCAGCGAAGGCGTCAGCCAGCACCGACGGGCTGATCGGAGCAACGACGTTCACATCCGGGTTTGTTCCACCCGGAAGCGTGTCGAAGCCCGATACGGCGATGGAGTCCAGAACGGCGAAGACCCGCTCGTCCTCGGCCGCCTGAATCTGAGCCTTGGCCAGGTCTTGGGATCGTTCGATCAGATCGAAACGACGCTCCTTGATCTGGGTCAAGGGGATCTCGGGATTCGAGGCGATCTCGAACAACGGGAAGATCACACGACGTGGCTTCTGGATGGCGACGATGTTCTCGCCTTCCTCGCCCACGACGTACGCTGTGACCTCGGGGTCCTTGTCGTAGATGGGGAGTGCGCCATCAGGCAGCTCTTCGACCAAGAAGGTCTTGCGGCCGACGGCGGTGTAGTCTCTGCGGAGACGCAGAGGTTGGGTCATCGAGGCTGCCAGCTTGGCACGGCCAGCTGCGGTCTTGATGTACTCGCTGATGATCTGCTGCTTGACAGCGTTGGAAACCTGATTCATGTCACCTTTCCTCCGCTTAGACTCGCAGGTCGAGGACCATCAGAGTGTTGCTTGCATCAGGAGCGATCTTGACGACACCCATGATTGTCACGAAATCCGGGTCGTTCTGACCGGACACGTTGTACTCATAAGCGTCCTCAATCCTGTTCGTGAGCAGGCCGTTCACACTGGCGTACAGCTTGTCACCAGCAGCGTAGGTCAGGGCCGTGTTGGCACCGATCTGGATCTGGGTCTCCCAGAGAGATACGGCACAGGTACCTTGACCTGAGAGGTACGGACCACGCTCGGAGGCGGGACCCGGTGTGTTTTCGTAGGCATTGCCGAGCGAATCGTTGATGAAGATGCCGAGGGGCTTCTGAGCTGCCACATAGGCAGCACCCACCTGCACCGGGCCACCGATTCGGGCATTGCCGATATCGGGCCTGGTGAAGGCGATGGAAGCACCCAAGACACCCAACTTCGAGATGCCCGACAATGTCGTGCTGACGTTGGCTGCCGTGGTGACGATGGGGGGATTCGCCTGCGTGAACGCATCCGCCGTCAGAATGCCCACAGAGTTGCGGACTCCTGCATGGAGGATTTGTACCCTACCGGAGGTCTCCCGGAAGTCACCCGAGCCTTGTCCGATGCTGAGAGGCATTAATTGCTCCTAGATCTTCTCATTGACTGGGGTGGATGGGCCTATCTACATCTTCATCTGAATGGGCCTCGGGCCCCGACGATCAGCGGAAAACATCCTTGACGTCAGGAGCCGAATTCCAGAGAGCTGAAAGCTTGTCCGTATCCTGGGAGCCGGAGTCAGCAGCAGCAGCACCTCCCAATTGGGAGACCCCACCTGTCGGCTGAGTGCCAACAGTTCGCAGGGACGGATTGACCGAAGCAGTGCGAGTCATTGGAGCTGAGGGAGCCTGAGGCACCCCGGTCTCCAGAGCCTGAGCCTGCCTGGCCTGCTGAACTTCCGGATTGGAAGCGAAGAGCTGTCCGAGAGTCTCTGCATCCTGCTGGTCCAGAGCGATCTCACCGACATCCATCGAAGGGCTTTCCATCTCGATGGTCTCTTCCATCAGGTCATCCTGACCAGGCTCCTGCTGCAACTGCTGGAGGAGCTCGTCCTCCATCGACTGTTGCGGCTGCGGCTGCTGGGCTTGCTGCATCATCTGCTGAGCCTGCTCCATCATCTGCTGAGCCTGCTGCATCTGCTGCTGAGCCTGCTGCTGTTGCTGCGACATCGGAGTCGAGCAAGACTGCTGCTGCTGTTGGGCCAACTGTTGCTGAACCAGCGATAGCAACTGCTGAGCCTGAGCCTGGAACGGTTGCTGCTGAGCCAAAAGGGTCAGAGCCTCGGAAGCCTGCTTGAGAGCCTCGGCTTCCTTGCCTTGCTCCTGGTCGCCTTCCTCGCCTTCACCCTGCTGCTGCTGCTTCTGCTGAGCAGCTTCCTTGCCTTCTTGACCTTCCTGGTCTTCGGCTTGGTCCTGCTGCTGCTTCTGCTGAGCGGCTTCCTTGCCTTCTTGACCTTCCTGGTCTTCGGCTTGGTCCTGCTGCTGCTTCTGCTGGGCAGCTTCCTTGCCTTCTTGACCTTCCTGGTCTTCGGCTTGGTCCTGCTGCTGCTTCTGCTGGGCAGCTTCCTTGTCTTGCTCTTGACCCTTGTCGTCGCCCTTGTCGTCGCCCTTGTCGTCGCCCTTGTTCTTCAAGAACTGGGGAGGAACCTGACCCTTGGCTTCGAGTACACGAGCGTACATCGACAGAAGAGTGGCATCGGAGAGGTCCATCAACTCGACAGCCTGATCTTCGACAGCAGCCTCTGTGGCCTCGCCAAGGATCAAAGAGGCCACCTTCGAACAGACCTCGGACTTCTTGAGCAGATGCTCCTCGTCCAAGGCGCCTTGCTTGAAGGTGTCCGAGTCGAACTGGGGAAGTCCGATCTCATCCCTCTTCGTCTCGCCACCAGCCTGCTCGTCCTTCCAGTTGGGAGGAGTCACATCCTCTGCGAAGTCGCTGGGCCCACCGATCTCGTACTGGTCTGCCGACGGTTGCTGAGAATGGTGGTCTTGATTCATTGCCCGAGGATCGTCAGCGGTACGCTCCTGCTCCGCTGCAGTCCTGGCGGCAATAGCTTCTAGGCTCCAAGTGGTTCTCTCACGCATGGCAGGATGACTCCTTCTTGCCCCAGGAGGGCTATAAAGAGATTCACGACCCTAAGTCGTAAAGTTTCCCTTTTAAGACGAGAGCTTCCTTCTCAGCTCCCGTCAGGTCACGGTTTATGATGCGCCGACAAACGGCCAAATAGCTGTTTACATCTGGATAGGGGGTCATACCGCCAACAGCTAAAACCGTGCGGTAAATGCGATTTTCCCCAGCCATGGAAACTCTATGACTGAGTTGATCAGCGAATTGGGAGATAGCTAGAATCTCTCTCCCAGAGAACTCCCTAGACTGTCGTACAGCCTCCCACCCAGCTTTCTTGTAGAGAACGAGACCCCGGAGGATTTTCCTAGCCAAAACGGGATCTTGTACCCGCTTCAGGACCATCCTGGCTACTTTCAACCAGGCAGGCTGCCGAAGCATCAGATTCTTCAGGGCCGCCTCTTTGATTAGGGTGTTATTGAGATCTTCATCCCTGTCAGCGGGCAAATCTGCCAATCCACCACCACTGAGTTCTTGCTTGACCTTTTGTTTGGCCAGATCTCGAATCTTGTCGGCCACCTCATCTACTAGAGTTTCGAGAGGATCCTTCTCTTCCTTATTGGTACTCTCCCCCTCACCCTCGAAAGACTCCTCATCTTCGAAGTTGAACCCCTTGAGGTTGAATGCCGCTCTCTGCATCAGAGAGGCATCGGCAGTTCGAGCAGGTTGAGAGAAAGCCACTTGAATTCGATTCGAATAGGCTTCCGCTTCCTGAGGAGTGAGGATATTGCGAAGTACGGCTCCCTTGAAAGCCGGGTTTCCTACCCAAGAGGCTTCGACGAATTTGACACTCCCAGGCTCAGCGTTGAAGTGCCCACATAGTTCAGCCGTCTTGCGAGTCTGCCCCAAAGCATCCTGGAAAGTGTTACCCTTTCCATATCGAATATGAGGGCAGAGTTGAGTCTCATCGATGGCAATGTTTCCACATCGACTACAGATCGTGAAACGTACCGAACACCCCATCGAAAGGGTTTGAAGCTGTTGGCTCTCAATGGCAGCGACTAGAGGCTTGTGCTTCTTGTCCGTCGCAACCAGGATGTCCACGTAGATGGAATCCCCAATGTCCCGAGCCACCGCATCTACAATCTTCCCTTTGCTGAGCTCAGGAATTTGAAGATGCTCAACGTAGTTCTCTCCACCAATGAAGGTGTGGAAAGCCGAAAGTAGTAGTTTACGTTCCCAGCTGTCGTTGTTGTTGTTGACGTACTGGGTAGTGCCGGGGGTGATGTAGTAATCCCCGTACTGACGGTCAACCTGGAAACCATCTACCAACTGCCGACCAAGGGGCCCCGGGCCCTCTTCAGTGTCTACCGAAGCGATTATCGTACAATGCGAAAGCATGTACTTGTTGGGACTGAACTGATTGAAAGCCTTGGCCGCCTGTCGCTCATTGAAGACGTTTCCTGAAGTCACCGATTGATGACGCACGTCATCCCACCCAGCCAGGTTAATGACTGGCTTGACTACGGCGGCATTAGCGTACTTCAGAAAGGCCATCTGTTCACCACGCTACGGCTTCTCCACCCGGCCCCAGGATGTTGTCCTGCTTGATCAGGAACAGACAACTAGGGCAAGCAAACAGCCGTGCTCTTCGTCCCTCATCCATCTTGTAGATGGTCTTACGGAAAGGCGTTCCACACTTCGGACAATTGGGCTTACGAGCATCCATTTCAGATCTCGTGGCCCGGTGCTGCCGTCCTTGAGAAGACCAGTAGGTAGCTGTCCGAGCATGTTGCTCCAACAGCAACCCTGCCGAGTTGTAAGCAAAGCGATAGAACTTTGCCACTTCCTCCCGAAGGACCTCGTCGTTGGAACCAGCTGCAAAACGATGCCAGAGCTCATCGTAAGCAGCCACCTCTCCAAACTTCTTGTTCCAGAGGGAGGCCAAAGCTTTGTGGAAACCTGGAGGGACTTCCTTGTCCCTCCAGATCCCCTTCTTCGCTGCTTGGCGTGTGTCCCACCCTGGATAGTAGGAAGCATCCAACGTTGGAGGCAGGTACGCAGAAAAGGCAGGATTTACCCTGACCACCTCTTCTGGTGAGACCCTCTCATTCCCGAATGGCCACTGGACATCTAGGAAACCGATGCCTTTGAGAATCGCCGTCACCCTTCCTGCAAAGGGAGCCAACGCTCCTCCACGACCCGGCATGTACTTCTGGACGATGTCCCCGACCGAGAAGTCCTTCACGAGTTTCCAGTAGTCAATCATGGAACTTCAAGGCTCAGTTGTTGGGAGTCAGTTCCTTGCCGTCCTGGGACTTGCCATCGTCCACGGCCACGCTCTGGTCGTCCACGAAGGCATCCATGTAGGGTTCGTCGGAATCGGTCTGAACGGGCGCCATTGGAGAGTTGAACGTGTCCATGTAGGGCTCGTCTTGATCCCGCTGGAGCACCTCGGCCTGCCGACGATGCAACGACTCCTCACCGAAGGCTTCCTTCTCGATCTCGTCCGCTACTCGATCCAACTCATTCACGAGACCCTTGGCAGTGTCGAAGTTCATGCCCATCTTCTCGTGATTGTTCTGGATGTTGTCGGCGAGCCGATCGAGACGACCCAGAATGCCATTGGCCGCTTGCTTGTTCATGCTGTCCTCACCTTTGCTGGATTGCGCCCTTCGGGTTTTTGATCCCGGCATTTTCCGAAAGCTCGGCTTGTATCCGGGTTTGGCCTTTTCGACCTGGAGCTTATGTTTGCGACAAGCCGCCTGCACAGCCTTGAAGGCTTCAGCAGAGGCTCCTTTGGGATAAGAGATGTTGAGAGAGCCTTCAGGCACGAAGCCTTGCAGTTCCTGCATCCGGGGAAGAGCTCGTCCGTATTTCACATCATCGACATGAGCGTACCCATCATCCCGGACATTCCCTTCCTCGTCCCGGTACTGAAAGTACTGCCCTTCAATGGCTCGAATCACATCGATATTGAAAGGACCCTTTCCATAAACAACTAGGCTCATCTTCTCGACGACGTAGCTGCTTCCAGCAGTCCTCACCAACACTGTGGCCGAACGAAGTGTTTGCCCCAGGAACTCCTCAGGAGGGATGTTGGCCAACCGAGCCAACAAGATGTTGTAGGTCTGAGGATTGATGGCTCGATTGTAGGGGCTGCTCTGAATAGCCAAATCCAAGGCCGCCCGAAGCTGCATGTCAGGCAGGTAACCGTCGATGTCCTTGGAAAGAACAGGACTTTTCATCCACTCCCGAGCACTCTGCAAGATGATGTCGAAATCAGACTCTCCTAGATCTCTCTGATGAGCTTGCTGCCAGCCGGCATACCCTTCTGGGGGGGAGTTGTCCGCAGGCTCTACCCCATGGTAGGCACCTGTCCTAGAATTCGAGTCCATCGGTACAGAGCAGGGATAAAAGGATTTGAGATATCGAGAAGCTACCTTCTGGCCCATGCGCCGGAACTGCTCCTCCCAAACCCGAGGACGCTTCCCTCGAACCAAATCATACCGAAGAGGCTTCTTCGGGGGCTCAGGGGGAGCCTCTGTAAACTCTCCAGGATGCCCTTCAGGAAGGTTCTTCCAGTCTGTGATCAGATGAGCGTTGTCGTACTCTCTGACCTTCTGCTGGTGCTTTTTCTTCTTTACTTCCCAGGCTTTACGCGCCTTTCTCCACTTACCTTCAGCGATGTCGTACTCATCTGCAGCAATGGCATCCAAACGCTTTCGGACTTCTCCGTACTTGCGCTGGTCCAGTTCCTTCAGACGAGTTCGAATCTGGCTCTGCAGCAGCTTCCCCGCATGCTGGTCATTCCCCCCAGGATACAACTTGGATCTCTTCTGGAAGTAACTGTCCAAGTCTCGGAAACCACTAACAATATCCCCCGGGCTCTGATGCTCAGAAATCTCCCCAGAGTCGAGAAATTTCTCCCGAGCTACCAGATAGTCATTGGCCTGCAAGAAGCCTGAAGCGATTTGCTGAGCTTCCTTCGGCAAGGACCCCAAAAGCTTCTTGACTACGCCATCCTTGATGTTCTCTGCTTCGCCCTTTTCCCTAGTAATCTTGAAGGTTTGGGAGGCGAGATTCTTAGCCTGATCCTCCCGACCCTTTCCCTCTGGAGACAGCATGAAGTCAGCTAGGGTACCGGCCAGTTCCTCAGGAATCTGAGCTTTCCCCGAGCGAGTTCTTTGAGTCAGGGCCTCCGTAAGCTGGTCTTTGGCTGCCAGACTCATGGCCACCGTCTGCATCTGGTGCTGACGCATAGCCTCCGACTGCTCTTTGGGACTCAACTCCTCAAAGGGGACCTCACGCCCTTCCTTCTCCCAGGTCTTGGGAGGCTTCACCTTGCTGGGGTCAATTTGGTAGATCTTCCCAACCTTGGCAGCGAAGTCCTTCAAATCTCCCTTGGGAATGGGAGAAACCTTGGCAGCCTCATAGGAAGCCGCCATGCTCTGAAGATCTGAGGGATGGTACCCTTTGGCAATGATGTCGGCAGCGATGTCTGGAGGGAAGGTGTCCACCACCATCTCCATCGCTTCCATTCGTTCCGCTTCAGTAGGCTCAGGCCGTTGAGGATCTTTGATCCCAGCCTTTTCAGCCTCTGATTTGGCTGCCTCAGCCTCGGCCTCTGCCTGCTCCTTATCGGCCTTTTGTTGCGCCAAATCTTGTTTGGCCTGAGCTCTGTCCACTCTAGACTGGACAGCCTCCATGTAGGAATTCAGCTCATCCTGACCAGAATTGAGCTCATCAACTAGAGCCTTCTTTCGCTCAGCAGCTTCGGGGCTGCTATCCTTCTCCAGGCCCTCCAACTCCTTGAGAATGCCCTCTGATTTCTGAGCGTAGGCATTAGCCTTTTCCTGCACCGACAAGAGGGCTTTTTGGAATGAAGGGTCCTGCTCGATCAGCTTGTCGATTTCAGCCTCAGCGGCCGACGGCTTCTCTTCAGTATGCTCTCCCTCGGCAGGCTTCTCTCCCCCTTTTCCAGGCTCCTCAGGGCCCCCTTCAGCAGGCTTCTCCTCTTTCTCGGGTTGGGCCCCCTCCTCAACGGGAGGCTTCTCAGAAGGCTTCTGGGGCTCCTTACCAGGCTTCTCAGGAGGCCCTTTTTCCTTCCAAGGAGGCTCTGTATCGGTCTCCCCCGGCTGGGCTCCCTTGCCCCCCCAAGGAGGATCCTCCTTTGGTTTGACCAGTTCGTATTTACCGCCTTCTTCCCTGAGCTTCTCCTTGGTGACGTAGACAACGGTACCCGTGTCTTTACGCCGGACCTTGATACGGTCTTTTTTGGCAACAAACCTAAAGGCCACCCGCTCCGATACGGAGCCCCCCACGTCCTTGTAGTTTAGGCTCAGATCCGGATCATTCTTCAGGTCCGGATCCCCTTGCGTATCAAGGTCTCGATCAGGGTTCACCCGTTCCCGTCGCCGGTCTCGACGAGGGGGTTTTTTCTTAGGAGCTTCTCGAACGAGACGTTCAGTTTCCTCGTTCTCCGACTCCAAATCGTTTTTGGTGGCCCAGATCGGCTGCACGCTTTAGGGAAAGCATCGACAGAAATTCAATACCTACCCCCGCCACCTTCGTCCTCACCACCCTTGGTCATGTCCAATTTGAGGTAAGCAGCGATCTTCTCTACCAAATCCGTCTTCTCGGCCAAAGCACGGCCCACCTCAGAGTAGACGCTACGCATGACCTCGTTGAAGAGGGCATCGTTGACCGTGAACAAGTCTTTTTCAATCTTGGCCCGGGTATCTTCAGGATCGATATTCAACATCTCCAGAATGAGGTCAATACTGATCGAACCCTTCTGGTAGAGGTTGAAGAGGGCATCAAAAGTATCCTGGCTGTCTCGAAGGGGTAGTCGGGTGAAGCTGAGACGGGGGAAGAGAACTACCTCTTGGCCCCACTCATCAGTCTCAACGAACCCCATACGTCGAGCCACCGGCTTGAACAAGGACTCTTCCACGAAGTCCTGCAGAACCTCTCTAAGGTACAGGTAGCGTTGGTTGATGACTTCTAGCTTGAGGCGATCCCCGGAGTAAAGAGACTCCCCACTCATCAGACTCTCGGTCACACCCAAGCCAGAGATCAACAGACGCTGGGTGTTCTCATACTCCGAGGAAAGATCCAGAAGGCGGTCCCGAGCCCCCATCTCTTCCCAACGAATCTCGTAGTTCGCAACGATGCTGTAGTCAGGATCCACCAGAGCCAGGTCCACCTGCTCCCGAAGATCGTCTGTATCAGCGTCAGAAAGCCCTTCCGCCCACACAATACGCTTGGGGGTCATCGCCCGAGAAGCAATGCTGGTCTGAGCCTGGCGAAGCTTTTCTCGGAAGTAGAGAGTCCGTAAGCAACGGTCAAGAATGCTCCGACCCAGGTGGGGCTCGGCGCTCTTGTCCGCCGTGACCATGACCGCAAAACTACCCTCGTCAGGATTCGTACCAAGAGGAATCAGGTTCCCGTTCTCGATGTGACTCCGCACCTCTTCAGGGATGTCCCGGACCATCTGCTCAGCCTCAGGATTACCCATCTGAGCATCCTGCACCAGCTTTCTAGTCCGATTGCTAGGAATGAGCTCAATCCTAACCTTCTCTGTGAAGTCTGCCGTAGTGACCTTCACTCGATCCAATGGAATCACAATGAGCTTAGCCCAACCACTGTAGTGTCTCTGGTAGTAGGCTAGCTCTTGTTCTTCCTTGTCTGCTCGGGCTACCAAAGTCTTTTTAGGAACCTCAAGAGCCTCCCCTGACTCTGTGAGAACAGCTTGCTTTACCACAGTCTCATCAAAACCAACGTTATCGGGGATAGGGACAGCACTGTCCTCCGCAAACACCACGGCGCCCCCATCCAACCAATAGTGGTGGACTACTGTGACGAGGCGCTGAAAGAGCTTCGTCCTCTTACACATCCTTTCGAATCTAGACAGGATGTAGCGACTGTAGTCGTGAGGATCCTTGAACCCTTCAGGAGCCGTCCGAGCTTTGGGAGGAGCCAACCGAACCTTGCTCAACGGAAGTTCCGTATGCAAGTCAATGGCCTGTCCCACCAGTTCATCAGAGTTGTAGAAGTGGCGGTAGATCTCCCGCTTCTCTCTAAGTGTCTGTGGGAGCTCTAGAAAGTCAGTCGAAAGCTGGACCGAGAAGAAGTTGTCCGACCCCGACATGATGGTGTTGCCGAAACCACCAGCAGCTCCCCCTGAGTAACCCATCCCTCCAACAGCTCCCCCAAAAGAACCACAACTAGCCAGTTTCTGCTGCTCACGAGCCAAACGCTCACGGGCCGTCAGCTGAGTGTGGTATCCCCCTGAAACGTACGGACGAGTAGTTCGTACCGACGTCCTCGCGATATAGGAAGGTTCTGGAGTGTTGGAAAAGTAGTCAGGCATCAGACTAGCTCTCCGTAGATAGATTCAAAGTCGTCTTCCTGAGGAATCTGAAGACGCTCTACAGCCTTTTGACGAACCCGGGCCTCCTGATACTGACGCTCCCTAGCATCCCGTCGTTGAGCGTCTTCCTGGTCTGCTTTGGCTGCTGTCAAAAGCCGGTCCGTTGACACTGTTCGGCGTACTGCCTGAAAGACAGCCCCAGCCAATCGAAGGTGGGCGTTGTTGAACGTTGTGTAGTGACGAATGCCTTCCAAGTCAGCCGCATTGCGGATTTCCGAACGAAGCCGAGTTGCCAACTCTTGCAAACGAGCGGCCTTCTCTTCCAGCTCTCCCCGAGTTGCCTGAATCTGGAAGATCACGTCTTCTACCGACTTCCCTTGATGCCGAGCTGCCTCAGCCGCTCTGGATCGTTCAGCCTCAATACGCTGTAACTCCTCTTGGAGCAAAGCCTCTTGTTTAGCAGTCAGTTCAGGCATTCGAATCTAGGGGGATTAGAAGTTGTTTCTCAAAAAGGCTTTTTCTGCCGACAGGGCATCTTACCCCAGGCAACAACGATATTGGTCAACAATCGACTGTGAATGATATCCCCCAAAGCTACCTTAAGCCACCGGCCTCCACCATTCCGAAATGCAATTCGGATAGTCAGGTAGTCCCCATTGGTCACTATGTAGTCGTCCCCCACCACGTGATCAATCAGCTGCTGAATCACCTTATTGGCAAAAACCAGCGGTGTTTTGGGAAAGTCGTCCATAACTACCTAACCCCAAAGCGCTGCCGAACCCTGCCAGGCATCCTGCTTGGAACTCCATGCTTTCTCATCCGCATAGCCTGATACCGCTGGGAAGTCATGCTACTGGCCACATGGGGACGGTAGACTCCCCCGTGGGCCGTATGCTTCTGATTGAGCATTTGCTCCACAGATAGCCAAACACTGCGTACAAAGGCGTCACTCAGGTCGTCATGGGCGCCCCGTTTCACAGGGGCCTCCACCAACACCAAATTCTTGGAAATCTGCCGAGCCTGCAAAGCCAGAAGCTCCGCTATGAGCCCTGAGTGCTTTACAGCCCCCTGCTCTGGTATCGGCCAGTCATAGAGTACCAGGCGCTCATCCAACATCAACATCTTGGCCGTCTGGTAGATCTTGCTGGTCGTGTCCCGAGTGAAGAACTCAGCCTTGAACTGCTTGAAGCCCCGCTTGTGGAGAGTCTGCTCAAGAGGGATACCATTCCAACGGTCAAACAACCCCTGCACAATGTGGAAGCGTTTGGACAAAGCCACTATCCAGTTGGCGATCTCATCGAAGTCCAAACGCTCAAGATCCCCAAGGACCTTTGCATAGTCGGTAGGGTAAAGGTTGCCTAAATGGGGGTTGCTTTCTCGCCAATCCACCCCCGCATACCAAACCTCGTGGTAGTCCAACACGACTTTGTCGTCTTCTATGTGCGTGATGACGATACCCGTTCCGTCCCCTACCAATCCAACGTCAATGCCCATCTGGTGAGGCATCTTGGGACGAGCTTGCTGCTGGGGACGAAGCTCTGAACGAATACAGTCTTGGATATCCCCCTCACGCTCGATCCAACCCTTGGTTTGATCCGAGAACTGAGCTCCGTGCTCGACCGAGAAAACCTGAGGGTCAGCGTGATACTTCTCCTTGTAGTAGGAGGTCGGGATTGTTGGGTTGATCTCCCAAGTGGGAGCTTGAATCGCCAACAGGTTCTCAGAGCCTTCACCCCCGTGCATGGCTAGATCGAACAGCTCAAAGAACTTCCCTGACCTACCCAACGGAGAGGAGATGAGGATAACCCTAGCCTCAACAGGAGCCTTGTCTCCCGATTCAGGGTCCACTGCAGGTAGCCCCGTCTCCGGATCCTTTCGGGAAAAGGCAGCGGTCGAAGGAGTCACTGCATCGTAGATCTCTTTCGCCGAGCTGTTGCCTTTGTCCTGGAAGTGGGCGATCTCATCCAAGATCACAACCACGTTTCCAGAGCCTCTGAGACCCTTGGCGATACAGCTCTTGAAGGTCACCCGAAGCGTGGCTTTGCCTTGCTGAGAAACGAAGCGACCGTTTTCGTGCCAGGTGTTGACCCCAAACTTCTCGATGTCATAAGGCGTCCGGAAGTCCACCCTAGACTGAGTGAAGTTGCTCATGTAGGGTTTGAAGTACTCGCACTTGGCCAAGTGTGTGCTCACCTCGTTGTAGAGCAGCCCCGCCTGATCCTTGTCCGTAGCTACCGAGATGATCTGGATTCGATTGCCGTTGGGAAGCCCGTAGTACTCCTGAGGGTTGTAGAGATTGAGCAGCCGGTAAACCTCGTAACTAGCGAAAATACCTGATAAAGTTGTCTTTCCCGCCCTTCTACCGATGGCAAGGATCAACTCCCTACGATCATGCTCTAGGTCTTGTTTCCCGACGTTGCAGCGCCCCTCATTAAACAGGTAGCTCAAATACTGACGCTCGCTGAACTCGTAGAGGATCCGAGTAGCAAACATGTCCGGGATCTGAATACGAGACTCAGGACGCTCAGGCAGCGCTGTGTCCAAAGGGATGTTGTAGTAGAGCTTGACCAAGAACCTTTGCGCTGGAAACAACCTCATGTTGAGGCCCCAGGGCTGTTCGATGTAGTCCAGAACACTGAAGGTGCGGCTACGACCGTCTCTCTCGGTCTGAACAACATCCTTCTGATTGCGTTTCACCTCTCGATTCGCCTGGCGAATCATAGAGGCTACGCCTTTGTTGCTGGGAGAAGCCAAAGTACTCCTTACCGGAGAACCTCAGATGCCTTTTCCTCCCAGTCGCTCATCAGATTCTCCAGCCGATTGAAGAACAGATCGGACTGTTCGGGAGGAAGAGGAGAGGCAGCTTCCTTGATGAACTCGATCCACAACTGGAAGAGCTTCTGGACTTTCTCACTATGCAAGTCCAGAACATTGGTCCCCAACTTCTTGATCTCCAACTCGATGTCCGCAACGAGCTTGAGGGCGTTGAGACGTCGAGTAGAAATCTGAGCCGTTTCTTTGCCGTACTTCTCTTGTTCCAGCCGAGTGAACTGCAAAGCCGCCGCTTCCCGGGCCATCTGCAACTGAAGGCTTCGAAGACGCTCTAGAGTGTCCTTTCCATCCTTACAGTCCTGTACCACAGCGTCGAGATCCACAAACCTCTCACGCTCCTGAGCCATCTCAGCATGGTACTCTAGGTCCTCTCGAGAAGGCTTGAGGACTACCTTCTTCGGACGTCCTTTGCCCCGCTTTACGGTTGGCCTCTCAGTGGCTGTGGCTGAGTGGATGGGCACAATCTGGGCCCCAGGTTTCTCAGTTTTCTCGTCAGACATACTAGCTCTCTTTCTAGAGCTTCACTTCGGACGTACCCAACTCTACGGACACCTCCATCGAAGGAGCTTCGGGGTTCAGATCAACGTCTCCGGACTGTTGCAGTTGGTACTCTTGCAACATGCTCAACCCACTGTTGACCAGGTTGCCAAGGGGAACATCTATAGCAGATCCAGAACTCAAGATGGCTTTCTGCTCTGCCGCCTTGTCTACGTATGGGGGCTCCACCACGAGCTGCTTGTGGATGACAGAACAGAAGCCCGGACTAGTTTGATGGACACAAGAATTGCACTTGCTACCCACCTTGAGATACTGCACCGCCGTCTTGGTACGGAACTTTCGAGCAGCAACTTTGCAGCCTTTACCATAGTCGTCGTAGACCGTAGGATCGACGAACTTGTAGCCCTGCAACCCTTGTTCTGCCAAGACCTGCTTCAGTTCGGGAACGGATGCCTGAATGTCTCGCTCTTCGAATCGAGACTTGAGCACGGCCAACAGTTCTCGGCCATACAAACCTTCGTTCATGTACTGACAAGCTGTCTTCACCACTTCCCTGACGGTCATAGAACTCGTCTTGTGCTGACGGGTGGCTCCTGTGAAAGCCCGCTCGACGGTACTCCGAAGATTGAGTGCAGCAGAAGGCTTGGGAGACATGGCCGCCTCATGAATAGCCTTCAGATTCTCTTCCAACGTCTCCCCGGTAGGTTGGAAGTCGTGGGGCAGACGACCAGAGAGCTTATGCTCGTCCAACAAAGCCTGAACCATCTCTGCTGTGATGAGATCTCCCTCCTTAGCCACTAGTCGGCGGCCATACATCATGCAGCGACCGACCTGGCTGAAGATGCAAGAGCCGCACTTGTCGCCAGCTACAATTCCCTTCACCGAGGAAGCGTGCTTGGCCAAGAAGTCTGCTCCCTCAGGACAGGTTGGGAACGAATCCTGACTAGAGTATACCACCCCGTAAAGCCCTACCTTACGGAACAGAGGCTCCCAATGCTCCCGAGTAGCCTGCAGATCTCGGACATCAAAAGACATCTTCAGAGCCTTCAGAATGTCCGAGGCCGAACGCCCCTTGAGCATTTCCCGACGGAGCAGAGCCACAACTGGAGCAGCCTTCTCAGCCGCAACCTTCCACTGCTGCTTCTTGGATTCGTCGGCAGCCGTTTTGGACACGGCCTCCAAGCCCTGCTGCACCTGCTCCTTGGATGAAGCTTCCTTCTTGGCCACCGTCTGACGCTGCCCTGAGAACTCCCCCGGGGCTTTGGTGGCCGCCTGCTTCTGGTGTTGACGAAACGACGCCACTACCTGCCTAAGCACAGGATGAGCTGCCTGCAGGGAGGTCTGATCAAACGCACTAGCAAGCAGCTTAACCATGGCGGGCACGCTGGAAGACTCGTTCAAAGCCTTCACAGCAACCCTGGCAATCTCCTTGACAGTGGCCATTTTGGGGCCCCTTCGACCAACATCGAGCATGGTCAAAGATTCTCCAGTGTTAGGCTCCAAATTGCCATGGAGAGGAGCGTCCCCGTGGCTCCATGCCTCCTCCAAGTCGGGAAGAATGTCCAAGTTCTGTTTGGGCAACCGATCCAGGGCTTGGTAATCCCTATCATCGACTTCCAACCAATCCAGGTTGGGCACCGAACCTTCGATGAACTTGCTGATATCGCCTAGATCAGACATCACGCATCCTTTTGCGGCCAGTCGTGGAACGGATCGTCTCGGTACCCACTGAAGGAGTCTTCGAAACGCACGTAAGGGGTTTCTACATCTTCCGACTTATACGATGTATCGAGAAGCCCGGTATCGAAGTCCTCTACCGGAGTTGCTTCTGAAGGCAGCCCTGACTCTGACAGAGTAGGACCCCCGCCAGGACCATAATAGTAGTCCGATCGGGCAACAGGAGGCTGACCGTCTCCTGGTAAGGTGGATTCAAGACGAGGGCAGTTGGAGGGATCCCGTTTACGCATACGCTGGCGTTGTCCCTGACCAACACCTTGACCTTGACCTGGCCCTTCCTCTGTACAGCCAGGTCCTTGGCCCCTTCCAGGACCTTGTCCACGACCGTAACCCCCTTGCCCACGACCTTGCCCACGACGCTCATTCAGAGACACATCTACGGCATCCCCCCCAGAACCCCATTCAGGCGCTGCAGACGAAGGGAGCTCGGATTGAGGTCCCGGAACTTCCATCTCCAAGACGCCTTGTCCGCGGGCACCATACCCCAACCCATAGTCCCAAGCTTCAGTAGGCGTAGAGTCTTCCGGCATCACCGACTGAGAAAACCTGATAGGGCTAACATCCACCCCAAACTGTTCTTTGATCTCGGCCAGGGTGCTAGGTCCTTCAGAAGCTTGCACCTCTACCACACCGGCCAATTGACCAAGACGCTCCTGAACTTCAGTCAAAGGCACAGAGTTGGAGGGCACACCAGAAGGAAGATCCGTAGGGTCTACAGGAGTGCCGTCATTGAGATAGACCAGCATCCCTGCCATCCGCAGGTCATTTTCCCACTCAGAAGGGTAGTCATAGTCATCATCGAACCGCCCTCCCTGTTGCTGCCCCCACTCGTCAGAAACAAGAGGCTCGTCTTTGTTGAAGGAACCGAAAGGCCCTTGTCCCTCACCAGGATCCCTGTTGTCTACACGAGGTACAGAATCATCCTCGCTCCACGCCAAAAGCTGCTCCATGGTGACCAGAGCGCCCTTCTTGGAAAACCCTTGATGGTCATCCAGATAGGCAACGAGCTTTGGGACCCCTCGAAGGCGGGCCTCCTTCTCCTGCGGAGCCATTTCAGCAGAAAGCGACGAGTCCTGCCCCGCTTCCGGCAACTGAGAAGACTTTTCCTTAGAAGTCTCAGAGTTACCGTCGTTTTCCTCCTCGATCTCCTTGATCTTGTCCTCAGCACCCTCTTCAGGGTTATCCAGCACTTGCTGAGACTCTTCGACGAAGCGCTCCACATCCTCAGCCGTATTCTCGTCGAGTTGAGCCAAACGGGGCTTCCAGTGCGGGGCGGAAATCTCGTCATACAGCGTATCCGAGAGGTTGCTCAGGGCTTCACATGCCTCGTAGAGCTTCCGGCGCATCTCGGACACGGGCATCACGTACCCCCGCCCTCCCAACAGGCCGTCCGGACTGATCGTGGCACTCTTGAGACGTGACAGATACCGGTAGGCCGTGAGTGCGTGCCCAAGACCCACACTAGAGGCCCATAAAGCCTTGCTGAGAGGCTTTAGAGATCGGGGGTCGAAGGGGTGGTCCTTGGGGATATCCCTCTTCTGGTTGCCCGCAGGAGAGCCGGAAGGGCCATCCTGCTTCTGAAAGGGGAAAGATGCCGTTCTGACCGTTCCTTCTGAATCGGTTGAACCTTTTGTGGAGCTCAAGTCAGCCCCTTCCAGCCCTTGAGCAGCCAACAAGTATCGACACCGCACCCTTTGGGCAATGTCGGACAGATTCGAAGTCTTGCGGCTCATACCCTTAACCCTTGAGAGGGGCCCCCTTTTCATCGAACAGACGCTCGATGAAGAACTCCCCATTCTGGCTTTTACGGAGAGCCCACAAATCCTGAGTGGACTTGTTCACCAAGGTCTCGGCAGACACCCGCTGGAAGGGCTGAAGCTGCTGCAGAGAGCCCACCCGCATCATGCTAGAGGTCTTGGGCTTGACGGCTCCTACAGGAGATACCACCTGCGGCTCGTTCTCGAAAAAAGCATCGAGACCAGCATTGCTACTCTGCACAGAACCTAAATCAAAATCTTTCATGATCGCCTCAGGTGATGGTCAAGGTCACTTCCAAATCCACATAGGAGTTGGAACTGTACCCACTCACACGCAAAGTCTCCGTGTAGACCCCCGCCGTCAAGTTGGAATCAGGAGCTACGTTGACAGTGACAATATCAGTCTCGGCAGAACCAAGAGTACCGCTGACAGGAGAGAAACTGGTCAACCAAGTATGTGAAGCTGTGCCAACCCTCTGTACCTGGTAGTCCAGCACAGAACCAGAAGGCCCAATGTTCTCGATCGTGAAGTCCTGGGAGGGAATCGGCGGGAACACACCCGTGAGAGGCTTCACTACCGAGAAACTCAATGAAGGCACAGACAGATCAATGACAGCCTTGGGTCGCACGATGATATTCACCGGCAACAGTTGGGGACTGTTGGTGGCGTGAACATCCTGGACCGTGACGCTACCAACGTAAGGACTGGACGCCGCCAACAAGTCTGTGGAGTCCACAGACACATCAAAGGCCCCAGACTCATTGAAGGACAGGTTCCCCACCGTCTCGGGGTCCACCAGGATGTAAGAAGCCGAAGCTACAAGAGTGGTGCCCAGCAACGACCCGTAAACCCCAGTGTTGGTCAACACCACGTTCTGGGACGGGCTGAAACCCCGGCCCTCGTCCACTGTAAAGGTGAGAGACGTAGGAGGCCCCAGCAAGATGGTCGGTGGGAACTGCTGCTGGATCTCGGCAATGGAATCACTCATCGCCGTGATGACCTCTCCCGGAATGGGGATCGTGTCTCGAAGGATTCCGTAGGGAGAGACGATGTTCGTGATTCGGTAGACGGGAGACGCCAAAGTCACATCTACCTGGGTAGTCCAGACCCACCGGCCTTCGGCAACCTGGTACCCATACTGGTAACTTTGAGTTCGGAGATTGGCGGCTAGAGTCACGATAGTCTCTCCCGAGGAAGAGACTACATAAAAGAAAACCCGGCCTTAGGGGCCTTCACCCCCCAGCCTCCGGGCCTACTGCAACTCCAGTGAAACTCACAAGCACTCGTCACCACCCCGATTTGACCACTGTGGTAATTTAACTTCCCTCAGAATGTTGAACCGCTTGCTTGAAATTTTCGAGAAAATCTGACTGTAAGGCTTTAACCTCTCGTTCTGTTCGGCCGCCTCCTGCAACACCCGGACAGCTTTGAAGAACCGGTGGCGCACCCGGCCCTGTGTTAACCGGAGTTGAGAGGCTACTTCCGATTGGCAGGTTGTCTTCCACATACCCACCAAGATATCGATATCCATCGAGTCCGGGAACACTTCAGGGAGGTCAGCCCGAAGGTCGTCTTCCGTCACTTGAGGGATGTCCAAGAGGAACTTGATTCGCTTGATACCCCGGTCCAATCGATAGGAGATAGCCGCCTGTGTCACTCCAAAAATGGTGGCTATATCCGCTTGTCGTTTGTGTTGGATGAAGTAGAGATAGATCAGGTCTGCTTCACGCTCGGGAATACGATCCAAAAAAGGGGCTATCTGGCTCTCGTAGTCAATGGTGGCTACCAAAGCAGCCATTTCCTCTTCATCGACTTCAGAAAAACCATCCTCCTCTTCGTCATCGTCTTCGAACGTATTCTCTTCGTCGTACCAAGGATCGTGGGTGGGAACCCTACTTGCAAGCTCGTGAGGATTTACAGGGATCACATACCCAGAAGCAGCCATATCACACTCCTACAATCCAAACGCTTTAAGGATGGGTTGGGGTTTGATCCCCACTTCCTCCATCAACTGCTGAGCAACACTGCTGTTTACATCTGGATACGTGAGAGAGACTTCGACGTCAACTAACGCCATCAGTTCTAGGTTAATTCTCACCTGAGGTTCGGCGGAACGCAAGCGATCATATTGATTTCTTGTCAAACCAGCCAATCCAGATTTGTATATGCCATCCACCGAACCATGGGCCTGAATCAATGCTCGCAATACCTTCTTTGGAACTCTAGGCACCCCAGGAATGTTGTCACTAGGGTCCCCACACAGAGCCCTAAACTCCACCATTTTTCCAGGTGGAACCCCCATATATTCTTCAACGATTTCGGGACCTTCGAACAAAATTTCCTTTCTACTTCCGATGGCCGGGATCAACAGGAAAGTGTCGTGTGTAACCAACTGTAGGAGATCTTTGTCGGAGGAAAAGATCACGTTCTTCTGGGAAACCAAGTCCCCCTTCACCAAAGCCCCAATCACGTCATCCGCTTCTTCTTCTGGGTTGAAGGCTTGAGTCACCCCTAAATACACAATAACTTTGCGTACATAAGCCATTTGGTCAAACCCAGACTCATCGGCCTCCCTAACTGGACGATTTGCCTTGTAGTCAGCAAATGACGACTTGCGCCTTTGCGAAGAGCCGTCCCAAGTAACCCAAAAGCGGGCCGTGGGGTATTTCTTGCGAAGAGCCCCCAGGCTACGAAGGAACCCCACAATAAGCCCCGTAGGACGTCCCTGACTATCAGACAGCCTGGACATTCCAGGGGCATACATGCACCGAAAAGCCAAGTTGTGCCCATCAATCAACACGTTCTGAACCATCTTACGCTTCTCGTTCCTATGGGTTAACCTACGATTCAGTACATTGTAGCTACGATGGAGCTCCTGAACTCGACGCATCACGTCATCCAGCCACGCCAAATCCATCAGTTTGTTCTGAAGAGACTCCAAATCACGGGGTCCCGCCCACCCCCTAGAAAAGGCTATGAGATTACAGATCCTACTGGCCTTTCTAGCCGCTGCCTTTACACGAGACAAACGTTGCAGTCTCCGCTGCAAATCCCGATAAGAATGGTCCAAAATTCCTTTGGACCCTAGGAAGGAGTAGAGAAGCCTCCCTTTGTTGGACCACTGGTGCAGTCGATGGTACCGGTCATACGCCGCTTGGACCTGGCTCCAATCGCCTTCCTCCCACTCCAAGAGGGCCGTAGCCATCGTGGACCAGGCCCTTAGGGAAGCCATCCGATTGTAGACCGGGGAAAGAGGGGCCCTCTTTACTACCCTCAAGAAGCCTCGTGGCAACGTCACCAGAGACTGCTTGGAGCGCAGCTTCACGTGCACCTGGACCATCCCCTCTTCTGCGATGTCCTCGACTACCGTAGCCTCTATATTCCGATAGGGACCAGAGGTGATTGTGACGGTGTCTCCAACGCTGATCCCCTGATCTGAAATAGCCTTCACCTGTCGCCGAAACCTGTCTATGTCCTCTTCTGATACAGTAGACAACCGACGACTCCCCCCTGAACCCCGAGGCTCCGTCAAAACAGACTCTACGTAACGGCTGTTCTCCAATCTCAAATAAGTGGAATCAGGGCTGTCTCGACGAACGAAGGCATACCCCTCCAAGAGATATGAGTAGACAACATCGTCCCCTATCTCTGTGACGGCCGCAGGAACGAACACCTCAGAGGTTTTGACCAAGCGCGTCAAAGCCTCCTGAAGGACTCTAGGGTCCTCCCCCTCACACCGAGAGGACAGCTCTATAACTAACCATTCACCCACGATTTTGACTCAAGTAGAGCTTCTGAAAAGCCTGTCGCCATTCCGCCGGAGTCAAAAGGTCATTGGCACGATCACTGGTCCCTTTGGGGATCACCAAAGGCTCCTCAGGACAACTACCTCGGGGCATGTCAGGAGATATTGCCTTGTGATCCAAACTAGTCAACGTTCTAGTGGCAGGAGCAGGGACTTTTTCTGGTTTCAAGGTCTCAGAACCAGACACAGCAGCAACGGCTGAGGTTGGCTCAGAAACAGGATTGGAGGCAGTAGGAGCAGTAGGGGCCTCTGGTAAAGAAACCGAAACAGGGGCGCTCTGAGGGGCGTTCACGACCACCTGAGAAGTGCTCTCAGCTACCGCAGAAGGGACCCCTCCGGCACACAAGACCACATCACACAACAACCCTGGAGCCGTTACCTTACGATCCCTCAGGAAATACCTAGCTAACTGAACCACAGCATCCCCGTAGACCTCGTAAACCTTCACTGCCAGTTTTCGATCGGCATACACGAAGTCAGAATGCATCTTGTGAGCCAGCCGATAGGAGCTCATAGCAGCTTCGGCCAAACCAGAGGTCACCTGATCCGCCCCCACTCGATCCACAGCCTGATCTACTAACCGCAAAGAGACAGCAGGGTCCCCCAGAGACAACAAGATCTCATAGTAAAGCGAGACCACAGACAGGTTCAGATACTCTCGAACAGACTCCTGGGTGATCTCCCCAAGCTGTCCCATCATCTCCAGCCGGTTGAGCACATCCCGTACATGTCCCCCTGAATAGTCGATGACGATGTTCACAGCGTCTTCATCGTAGGTGACCCCCTCTTGTTCTAAGACCCTCTTCATTCGAGCCAGGATGTCCTCCCGAGTGATTGGCCTTAGCGTGAACTCCTCACACCTGGACTGAATAGTAGCTCGGATCTTGGTAGGTTCAGTAGTGCAGAAGATGCCCACCAAACGCTTGTCTTCGATAGGCTTCAGCAACACGTCTTGGCTATCCCGAGACATGCGATGCATCTCATCGAAGAGGATGATCCTCTTGGCAGCCCCTTGCACAGCAAAGGGCAGAGACTCGACCATCGAACGTACGTTGTCTATGGTCCCCGAGCTGGCAGCATCCAGCTCCTGAAACGCATGAGAGGTCTCGCTCAAGATGTCTCGACAGTTGTCACACTGATTGCAGGGCTCTCCCTCAGGCTGAAGATCATGACAAAGCAAAGCCCTGGCCAAAATCCTGGACAGGGTGGTTTTGCCGATCCCATGACCCCCGGAAAAAATGTACGAAGTGTCTAGAGCAGTGCCGTTCTTCAGCCTAGCCTTCAACACCTGTACGATGCCGGGTTGGCCCAGCACGTCAGAGAACTTCTTTGGACGATACTTAACGTCCCACATGAAAGGAGCCTACCTACCAGGAGGCCCCGGGTGGAGACCGAAGTCCCCACCGACCCCTGGGTTCGTCAAGTTGGTCTAGTCGTCATCGAAATCGAAATCTTCGTCTTCGTCGTCGTCCGCCGACTCAGAAACGACAACGTTCTCCCTCTCCCCTTCTTCGCCCTGGACTTCCACTTCTTCCTCGACGATCTCGTCCACGGAAATCAACTGAGCCACGGAAACGAACCCAGAAAGGTCCGAATGCCACACGCCCCGACGCTGCAGAATCGAAGCGAACTCCTGAACATCAGGTTCACGCACCTTCCAGCGCATCTCACCCGTGCTTTCGTCCTCCTCACCGGTGCACCGTTCTAGCAAGTGGTCAACCAAAGCCAACCGCTGGCCTTCGTTGAGCTCGTTCCACTTGTCCAGAGCAATGACGATCAAGAAGTCCTTCTCTAGAAGGTACTCGTGAACGCCACCGATTTTTTTGGTGACTCCCATCACCTCTTTGCCGGCTTTCTTGCCCGCTCGATCGACGAAGACATACGCCATTCGAGCAGAGGTTAGTTCAGGGTGGTACTGAGGAATCAAGCCATTGGCCACCGACTCAATAGCATCCCCGGAATCGTAGGTCCTCGCCATCTTCATATCTCCTGTGAGTATGGTTGCATCTTTCGATTGAGAAAGTCTCTCAGACCTTCATCCCCCCAGGCTTCCCAAAGGTTACCAGGGTCCTTGGCTCTCTTGCCATCGGCTAACGGTACCTCAGGGTAGCGCACCACTTGCACGTCAAATTCACGGCCGTGTTCCTTGGCAAAACCGTAAGCGTGCTTTCGGCCCACGGGGTCATTGTCGTACCCCATCCACACCTGGTCCACCAGTCTTCTCAACAAGGGGACCAAGCTCTCGGACACCCCAGCCTTCAGGGTGGCGATGGTGTACGGCAACACCCTCTGAATCGGGAACAAATCGAAGCACCCTTCGACAATGAAGATCTTGCGAGTCTCCCAAATCGAGGGGATCGCTTGAGCTAGCCCGAAGTAAACGGGCTCCTCTTCGGTCAGGAAGTAGTCCGAGTAGACCGACTTGCCTTGCCTAACCACCCGGAACTGGAATCCCTTAACCTCCCCCAAGGTATTCGTCAAGGGGAACATCAGAGCCTTGTAGAGGCCCTTCTTCCGGGCCCATTCCAAAAACCCCTGATCGACCTCCAGGCTATCCGGAATCTCCTCCAGATACCCTACCTGGAACTGCTCGATCTGAGAGTCAGAGACTCCTCTACCCCACAGGGTAAGACGCTCTTCGTCTACCGACTCATGAGCTAGAGACACCAAATCACTCACCCAGGACATCCCCCACCAGTACAATTGACCGGTTAGCCTGCCTGATCAAGACCCCCAACCTGTCGTCCACTCGGACACAGGTCCCCACCAACGCAGGAGCAGTGGACAAGACAGCAGACCCCGAAGACAAAACCGTGCTTGTGATCACTCTCAATCCTTCTACTTCTGCAACGCATCCCTGAGCCAGCATGAGATTCTCTGCCTCTTCCAGACTGACGTCAACACCAACTGCACGAAGCATAGAGTAAGGCACCACCAGCATCTTAGGCTCAAGACCCTGGCCAACCATGAAGGCTTGAGCTCCTCGAACACTAGTACACCGATTCCCCCATCCTCCATCCACAGAAATTCGGTGCAGATCTTCTAGAAAACGCCGGAAAGCAGCTTCCTCTTCCTCCGTAACACAGCTGAAGAAAGCCAGCCGGGTATCCCCTTCCCTAGATCTACGGCCTAACAAAAACCTACCTTTCATGTTGCTGACCAGAAAGGGGCTCTCTTCCGGCCCAACAGGCCACTGCAACATCACAGGCACAGAGAAACCCCCAGACAAAGAAGCCTGACGACGTAGTCTCTCCACACACAGGATTCGTTCAAGAACCGGCAGTCTCATCAGATCCTGAGCTTGGAAGTTGCAGCAGTGAGTCCGGAATGAAGGTCAGACGGGGCTCGGGCTCTACCCGAAGAAACCAAAACCATACTCTCTTCCACCACGGAATGAATGGAGAGAGAGCGTGGTCTAACACCCATAGCAAGGCGTAGAGCTCGGGCATACGCTCCTTAGCCCAGCCTTCCATCACCAAGTCCAGTTTCAGTTGCTTCCAAACGGCCTCCTTGCTCAAGACAGATTGGAAGAGAGGGCAACGTTGAGCATCAAGAGCATCCTCGCAGATGGTACCCTTCCAATCTTCAGGATCCTCCGCCCCCACCATACACAGACCAATAGTCTGCTCCGTGTCGCTGATTCGATTGTATTGAGGGTTGGGTTCCCCGCCTACCAACTTTCTAGGGTCAAGCGGCTGACGGTGGTTGAATTTGCAGTTCACAGGAATGCGAGCCTGAGCCACCGCCACTCGACGATCGACCTCGTCAACCAACAACTGACGAATTCGGTTTTCGATCTCTCGTGCTGTCTTCATGTCGAAGGCCCTTGAGCATCAAGTACCGTACACTCCCCTCTATCCCCTCGGAGCTGCGGTACGCTTGGTTAGCATGATCTAGATAGGCCGCCTTGTGCGTCACCAACAGAATATCGATCCCCGTTTCGTCAGCCAGCTTGTTCAGGAACATACCCGTACGTTCCGTGTACTCGTCAGATACCGCCCCTAAAGCCTCGTCCAACACCAGCAACGGATAGCGCTTGAGCTTCAGCAATGTGATGATACGCAACACCAAAGAGGCCACACTAGAGGGGCCTCCTCCAAACGAGTCCAAGGGCTTCCCTCGATGTGAGAGAGGGTCGTCTGGTTGCCCGTGCCGAATGAAGAAGTCGATCCAAACCCGGTTGTGCTTGGACAGGATGTCCGCCTCGAAGGACAGATCAAGGTCGTAGAAAATGGCTTGAAAGCCTTTAGAAATGAGACTCTTGACTGCCTGGACCTGCTCATGAACCAACAGATCCATCAACTTGCGAAACAACTCCCCTACCTTGGTGAGCTTGTCAATCGTGCTCCCCAAGGTCTCCACCTCTGTCTCTTTGGCCTTCAAGTCTTCGACCAGACGATCACGCAAAGCAACCAATCTGGCCGAAGACTCTCCAAGAGCCTGGACCCTAGAGACTAGGCTTGGGTCGTTGCAAATCGTGTCACGCTGCACAAGTAGGTCCCATCTACCTCAGCCACAACTCTCCCTTTGTCGTCCAAACGGAACTCATCGATGGTCCGGAAGAACGCTTTCTTGCCAGCGGCACTCACTCTCAAGTTCACCTCGTGAGCTTTGGAAGTCTCCACCAACGAAATGAGATGGTTGACGTTTGCGTTGAGGCTAAAGTCCTCTGAGTCTCCAGCAGAACCCCCTCCAGCCTCATCCTCGTCTTTCACAGGAGTGACTGCCACCGGGACACTCTGCACCTTGTTCGAACCGCCCCTACCACGGAACTGCAGGATCTTCTCTTCGTGAGAATACCGCATGTTGATCCTGCTCTGTTGAGACCCCATCTCCGCTTGCATGTGTCGAAGAGCGTTCAGGAGACTCTCCAAAGACATGCGCAGAACGAACTGGTCTTTCTTCAGAGCAGGGTAGCGAAAGTGATCGTGATTACTCTGGCAACGACTCCAACCAAAGACCTGGTTATCGTCGTTGACAAGGTAAGTCATCGACTCCCCTACAAGAACCCGGGTTTTGACCCCACACCTAGACAAAAAAGCCCCCACGAACGGCAGGTGTTGGCCATGAACCGATAGCCCCTTTCCTTCCAACTCACTGCACTGGAAGAAAAAAGCCGTGCTGCCCTTGTTGTCGGCTGCGTAAACGACCCCGTTGCCGGCGGCCCAGGCTTCGTTCGAATCGTCGAACAAGCACACCGTAGCAAAAGCACTGTCCGGATCCGAACTATTAGCTACGTAAGGCTTGGCCATTTGCAAGGAAGTCCTCAACACAGAAGTGACAACCTCGAACCCTTCCCCGGCCCTCTGTAGAGCATCGTCGAAGGTAGAGAACCGCCTCGGGTCGTAAGTGGACTTCTCCGATTTGGCCTGGCCCACCTGGTATTTGACGAAGTAACGGTCTCCGGTCTCCTCGTGACCAGCCTCCATCGTGATCTCCGAATCTTGGTCCAAGAATCGCAAAGGGGCGCTGGCCTTGACATCCCCGGGATACACGAAGGATCCAGTGCCTTCTACCTCCGTCACAGGAAACTCTGACCGAACTACCCGAGACCCATCAGAAGAGTAGACCAGACACCTGTCCTCTTTGAGCACGAACAAGTAGCCAGAATCTCTCTTGTCAGCCCCCGGATACTTGGGAGGCACCACAGAAACGACATCCAAGGATGCCACCAAATCCTTCACCAATGCGTTGAACTTCATCTCCATCCTCATCTGTTTTTGTAGGCTTCTAGGGCCTCTTCCACACTCTTGAGCTTGGACTCGTACTCATCCATGAGAGCTACCAGCTCTTTCTCAGCATCGTCCACAGCCTCCTTCAGCTTCTTAGGGTCGAAACCAGCTGCCTTGATCTCTTCTACAAGATCAGTCAACTCCTTCTTCTTCATCTCCAGCTGGGCTTCCAGCTTGGCTTTGTTCCCAGAAGCCTTGTGGTACCGTTGAGAAAGATCCTCAAATCTCTTCTGTAGTCGATCGAGAGACATTGCTGTTCCTTAGTCAGATTGATGGGTCAAAGAGAACCCTTCGGGACAAATCTTGCGGACGGCGTAAGGGCAGAAACGACAAGCCGACTGGCTCGGACGGTCTCTGAAAATCTTCCTGACAGACGACAGAGAAGGGCTGCTCTCTAACCGAGCAAGGCGAGATTCTACACTATTCGCAACGGTTAGCACACGTTCAAAAAGCTCTGACAGGTCGTCTTCGCAAAAAGCCAGCCAATCGATGCTCTCTACCGGTCCGGCTCTCCAAAACAGAAAACCAAGTTTGTCAGGAAGTCTCTTGAACTTGTGCCGGTAGAGCATTCCGTACCAACGCAACTGGTCAGGGTCCACGTACTTCCGATTGTGAGGTTTGGACCCTTTGCCATCTAACAAGACTAGATCCTCATCAGGAGGGATCCGAGTCATTAGCAAGTCTGCTCGGCCAGCAATCCGATGGCTATGGAAGGTACCATCCAGCTTCACCTCGGCCCTTGCGTCTTTCCCAATTAGCCTGTGAAACCGTATGCTGGCCAACCCAGACCGAATACCCTGACGCAAGTCCCTCAACAACTCATCCTTGGACTTGTAGGTAGCTAAAGGGTCCTCGTCCTTCCACTGGATGACCTGTCCCTTTCGCTTCTTATCCTTAACTACCTGCAGCAGCTTATCCTTTGTCCGACTATCCAAGAACTCTTCGGAAGAGAGGCCGTTCCGTCGATTCTTGCGCCAGTACCCCCCATTGTAAAAGTCCTCGAAGAGTTCCCCCAACACCGACCCAAACAAGGAGTTGACCATGTTGTCCACACCCTCGATGGGTAACCGAGCAACGTAAGCCAGCCAATAGGCAAACTCGCAGTCGCTCAGTTTCTTCCAGCCAGAGTAAGACAGATACATCAGCTTTGGGCCCTAGCTCGTTCAAGATACTCCAAAGCCGCATCCCTCACATCACGAGCAAAGTCAAGGGATCGAACAGTTTCCTCTACCGAAGAGGAAGCCTCCAACTGAACGTCTTGTCGAATCCTGTCCACGAATTGCTCGATGGACTCATTCTCCCGTTCTTGACGAGCTTTACGCTCTAGGTCAAAGACCTCCCGAGCTGGGGCCACCTTGAGAGGAGCAGCTGAGATAGAAATCCCCTCCTCCGAACACTCGATGAGAACCACCTTCGGAATTCGATTGAGGTTCTCCTTGATCAAAGCTCCCCGGCTGATAGCTCCAGGATTGACGAAGTAGCGACCATCAATAACCTCAACTCCCTGGTCCCGATGCCAATGTCCAAAGCAGACTACGTCAGGGCCCCCTTCGTGAACCAGGTCACTGTACCGGAAAACAGACTCTCCGAAAAACTCGTTCACGTTGGGAGGAGGGTCTTTCGACGCTAGAGCATGCACCACCATGATCAGGTGGGTATCACCGGGCTCCTTCTTGATGGCCAGAAGATCTTCCAGCTTCAGAAGAGGATCAAATGGAACCCCCACCACCCTCACCTTAAGGGAGCCTTCTCGGAAAACCTCATTCCTCAACTTATGAAACACCCCCGAGGCAAAAAGTACACCCAGAGGTTGTCTATCCAAGGTGTCCAGAGAGCGATAGGCAATGTCATGGTTGCCCTCGATAGCCCACACCGGACAAGAGTACTCCGACAGATGCAAAGAAGCCGTCTTGGCCACGATGGCATGAGAGTTACGGGTAGCAGCTTTGACGTGGAAGTAGTCTCCCCCATCCAACACCGCTTGTACCTGGTACTTCCTGGCCAGCTCCCCGATCTGCCGAAGGGACTCCCAGAGCTCAGCAGGGTAGTCTCCCTTCCATGAAGCGGGGGATCGATCCGCCATGTGTACGTCTGTCCGGTAGAGAAATCGAATAGCCATCAGGAGTGCCCCAGCATGTGTTCAGGACTAAGACGCTGAGAACAAGTGGGACACGCCCCGAGCTCATTGAACTCCTGTCGCAACCCTTTTTCATCCTCTACAGCCCTCTCAAGACTCTCTTCCAGATCCCCCACCTGGCCCACAAGAGTCTCATACCTTTGGGAAAAGGCCGCCAAACGAACAACCTTCTCCAAAGGCTTCGAGCAAGCATCAGGAGCTGCCAACGACTGCTGAAGCTTTTCGGATCCTTTCAACAGCCCAACAAGCCCACGAACACGAGACGCCCACTCTCCCAACAACACAGTCCGGTTCAAAGCTTTCTGAACAGGTGCCTCGTCCATAAGGGAGGTGCCTTGCACCACCAAAAGAGCCTTGATCTGTTTACGAACTACGACAAGACGTCCCGCAAAGACTTCCAACTCTTTTGCCTTGCTATGAGACGCCTCCAGCGAACTGTGGTCAGGTAGATCCGGGGCTAGAGCTTCCCGCATGCACTTGACCAGTCCTCGAAGCTGAACCGAACGACGGGCCAACTTCTCCAGCTGACTCGCCTTCGTGTACTGGGAGCTCAATACGTCACGATCAGGTAAGTCTGGCTCCGTAGCGGCCTTCAGAAGCTTTGCGGCTGTCACCTGGTCCCTTAGAGACTGCCGATAGGCAACGAGCTCCTGAAGCCGTTTAGAGGCTGCCAAAACGCCCTCGTACTCCTCCTGTACCCTGCGAGCCCGAGCCACCGTAGAATCCAAACCGTCATAGGCCGAAAGTTCGTCACGTATGGCCTTCAGATCCTTCTCTCTAACCTTCCGAGTAGAGACCGCCTCCCTACGATCCTTCTCGGCCAACCGCATGGCCTCGTTGATGCTATCCAGTTTTGCTACATCACTGAGGACATCCGCTACGGTAGCCCCTGATTGGTCCAACAAGAAGATAGGATCAAACTGCTCAGAAACCTGAACCAGATCCTTGGAGTCCCCAACTTTGACCAAAGAAAACTCAGGGCTCAGAAACTCAGGGGTCCCCCGCTCTACCTTGGTGTAGACCTGTTCCACCCCATCTTTGACAACCGTGTACTTGTTGACGGCATCCCCCTTTTCCCAAAGCAAGGAAATGCCGTTCATCTTGAGACGCACAGAGGTGAAGCATTTACACTTCTTGTTCCCCTTGAGCAGACGAGCACACGTCTCTGGATCGTGTCGAACGAACTCGGTACCAGCAGCTCCTGTCAGAGCACAGCGGATCGCCCTAACAATAGCTGACTTGCCAATGTTAGAACGACCCACTAGGGCTGTGAACCGATCAATCCGAAGGGATACCTTTCGAATCGACTGGAAGTTCTGAATGGTGACTTCAATCATTCAGACTAGTCCTCCCCCGACCCCTCCTCTGAGGAGTCCTCCCCCTCTTCAGAGGAATCCTCCTCTTCCGAAGAATCTTCCTCGATGACCTCTCCCTCGTACTCTTCGTTCACAGCAGCTGCCAAATCGAAGTCCTCCCCTTCAAACGCCGACTCCATCTGACTGATCAGATCGTCATCTTCCTCCAGCTCCACCGGAGGCTCGGTTTCTACTACGGCCGACAGCACAGCTGCCCGAAGCTTCTTGAAGATCTTCGGATTGTCTACAAGGTACTGACGGAACTTGTCTTTACCCCGAATCCGCTGTCCTTCGTATTCGTAGTAACCTCCCCCTCCTGTCTTGACGAGACGATTGGACAACGCCCCCTGAAGGATGCTGTGGTAATCGTCGATGCCTTGACCGTAGCGAATGAAGATGTCACAGGAATGGCCCTGCTTAGCATCGATCTTCGACTTCACCACCTTGACTGTGACGTGGTTACCGTAGGGGTATGTCCGTTCTTTGCCAGTGAAACGATCCTTCCGCTTGATGGTGTCATGCCCCTTTTTCGTCATCATCAGCCGCACGTAGGCATAGAACTTGAGCGCCTTCCCTCCTGAGGTGTTGACGGTTCCCTCCCGGGCCTTCGGACCTCCCTTACCCCCCGACGTCTGAATGAAAGCCCGTTCCTGGTTCAAGAAAATAATGGCCGTTCCTTGAGGGTTGATTTTCAGAGCAGCCTCACTGTGGAGCCAGTTGATCAGCTTGGGAAGCATGATCGAAAAGGAAGCTGCCTGGGCCCCTACCTTTGCCGCCTCATCGGGCTTCTTCTCCATCTCAGACTTGGGCACCATGCTAGATACGGAATCCACCACCACAAGATCCACTCCCGTATGGATGGCAGTCCAAATCATTTTGAAACCCTGTTCAAGAGTCTCAGGGGCATAGAGAAGCAACCTGTCCTTATGAAAATCCACCCCAACGGCGCTTGCATAGCCATGGTGAAGAGCGTGCTCAAAGTCCAGAAACATGGCTACCCCGCCATTCTTCTGAACACGGACAACGGTTTCCAAAGCCAACGTGGTCTTTCCACTTGACTCAGGACCAAACACTTCCGAGACATGCTTTCTAGGGAAGCCAGGACAGACAGGGCCGCTGCCGTCCTTGGACGGAGTGCCTCCAATCAGGTTGTCGATGCTAGAGCTCCCCGTAGAGAGGTGGGGAAGCTGCGAAACATTCATAGCCACAGGATCTTGCTTCAGATACTTGTGAATGGCATTTCTAGCTGCTGCAGCTGACTTGGCAGAACGATTGGCGTTGGCGTTCTTTACTGACTTCTTACCTGGTTTCGGACCAGGCTTGGCGCCAGGATTCTTAGGAGGCCGACCGGGACCCCTCTTAACCTGCTGTTTCGGGGCTTCAGTTTTGGCGGTCTCGGACATAACGATCTCCACGCTCAAACAACACTCTCACATCCACGTATTCAGGTGTTAGCTCGGAGAAACGAAAGAACCGTTCCCCCTCACGATAGACAGTACCCTTCTTGACCGTCCGCCCAGCTCGACGACCTCTCTTGTAGGTGTGCTTTCTAGCGAACACATGTTTCTCAGAAGGGGTTAACTCCTCTTCCACCACTCGTTCTTCGTAGAAGTCCCAGAACCTAGCGGCTGATCTGGAAATGATGAAAGCATCCGCTTCATTATGGTTCCATTTCTTGATCCCCGTGTCTGCCTTGGATGCCTCCACCATGTCGGCCTTATCCATCTGCCCTTTGCGGATGGACGGATCCATCTTGGCCAACAACTTGACTGTCAGAGGATCGAAGAAAACTACGTTCTTACGTCTCTGGAAAACAGCCTCGATGACCATGATAAACAGGCCATACAACCCCTCGGAGAACTGCTCCCCAAAAGGAGGTGACTCCACCCCCAAAGCCTCCACTTCCGGGTAGGCATCGAGCAGCTTAAACACGGCCTGACGCAAGAAGATGTACCTCCAAATGAAAGGTCTCTTGGAAGAGGTCTCGAACACCCCCTTGCCGATGACACGCTTGGCACCGATGACCGATCCGTTGTGCACGCACCAGCCAAACCCTGTCAACGAAGGGTCGATGCCAAGCGTAATCACCTACCAAGACCTAGACGTTGCCCAGCATGCCGGACCAGTCTTCTTCATCGACAGACTCTCCGACATCACCGTCACTGATCCCAAGCTTGATGCGTACGTCTGCCGTACTCATCTCCCGGAAAGGATTCATCTTGGAGTACAGCTTCAAAGCGGCTTCCAGAACCTTGGACCTGAACTTGGGACTCTGCAGCCAAATGGCCTTCCCAGCCGGGTCAAGATCGAAGTTCTGGTACTCCGAATTTGTACACTTCATGGTCAGGTCCTGAGCAGCCAAAGACAAGTCGTTGTTCCTCAGCGACTTGCCCAGACTCATGACCCTTTCAGCCACCTTTCCAGAGAACCTCCAAGGGTTGACTATCCACCCCTTGCCTTTGGACAGCTCTGCCTTGTCCACGTCACCATCTCGGTCAGTCGGATAGATCAACAAGAGGGTAGAAAAGTAGTCACGTGGCTCTCCCAGTTGTTCCCAGATGCGGTCAGCGTCCTTGCCGTCCTTGCCCAATCTGGAAACCACGTAACCGAAGCCTTCCTTGAAGTGAGCTCTGATCCGCTTGAACTGAACTCTCCTCAGGTCGAGCTTCTCGTGATCCGCCAGTTGATCGACAGGCTTCCCAACCTCTTCGGCCCGCTTGGACAGAACCTTCTGAACCAACTTTTCGATCTCTTCGTCAGTGATCTCAGGATTCTTCTTCTTGGCAGCCATGACAGCTACCACATCCAACGGATGGAAGTAGACGAAGGCGACTCGATAGGTACGTCCTTTGTCTCCTTTGAACCAATCCTGGTTACCACTCCTGATGAATTTCTTGTCCTCGTCAGAGTCGAGACCGATATCGTCCTCGTACTCCTCGTATTCCGAGTAATCAGGCACTAGATTGTCTCCTTGTAGGGTCACGCCACCCCACAAAGCGACTAGAAGGTGGGGCAGCTATGAACGAAAGGTGCTCCCCTTATACCGTATCTTCGTCTTCGAGTCCCTCAAAAAGGTCTTCGTAACCACCTTCTTTTAGGAACTCGTCTATGTCGGTATCTTCCGGGTCCTCACCCCCAACATCTTGGGGGGTCTCCTCAGACTCGTTTGCATCAGAAACCTCAGGCTCCGACAAAACGCTTTTTTCGGACGCCTCCCCGTCACCAGACCCAGACTCTTCCTCGTCCTCGAATAGCCCTTCAAACTCAGAATCAGAACTCTCGGATTTGGACTCCGAAAACCGCACTACCTCAGAATCATCCTCGAAGAGATCCCCAAAGTCCTCCTCCTCATCCTCCGAGTGTTTGAGAGGCTCTTCTTCGACAGGCTCCCCCTCTTCCTCTAAGTCCTCTTCAGGCTCCTCCTCTGAAGCGTCTTCTTCGACTACCTCTTCCAGATCCCCCTCGGACTCGTCTTCTGACTTTTCCGAATCTTCCTCAGACTCATCCTCCCCAAAGGCGTCTTCTAACAGATCCCTGAAGTCCTCTTCCTGCCCAAAACCATCCAAAGACCCCTCTTTCAAGAGTTGCTGGTTCCTAGACTCACGAGACTCGTCCCCATAGAAGGACCCTGTATCCAGCTCGTCTCGAATGAGAGATCTTTGGAGTCTAATGGCGCTCATAGTGTCCGAGAGCTCCTTACTCCTGTGACGCACAGCTTTGTCAACGAACCCTAGGTCCCGCAGCTCGTTCTCTGCCTCGTCGATCTGGTCACGTTCCTTGCACAGAATCGTGTTGATCGATGCCTTCCGATCATCAATGGAAGGTAGGTTTTTCACCCGCCGGTCCCCCGACAACAGCTCATCCGAAGATACCTGGAAAGAAGCTTTCAAGCTCCAGAGCTTCGACTCCAAAGCATGCTTCTCCCGATGAACCTCATGCAAGATGAGACTCACGGCATTCTGGTAGCCTCGACACTTGGCAATAAGATCCTGCAGATAGGCGGGGCCACGGGTCACAGGATCTGGATCCAACTCGATGATGTACCCCCCGATCTCGTCGTAAATCTCTTGGACTCGCTTAGCCTTCATGTCTCTTTACTACCCGAGACCCTTTCTTTTTCCAACCGTTTACGGATGTCCTCGTCGTAAGCTTTCAGAATCTCTACCAGTTCTTTCTTGGCCTGTGAGGCAGACATAACTCTTTGTCTCACGGCGTTCTGATAGGTGATGAAGACGACCTCTTTGCTCAGCAAGTGGGTCACCAAACGACAATCGTCTAACCCCCAGCCTTGATCTGTAGGCCCCTCGTTAGAAAGGTGCCCACGAGAGGCAGTAGAAGCGAAAAACGCTGAAACCTTGCGCCCATCAAAAGTTCGGTTTTCGATCGAGAAGGAGACCGTGACCTTGTCAACCTGGATCTCCTGCTGAAGCCTTTTCAACCGCTCTCTGGCTTGCTCAGGAAGGTCTTTCAGGGACACAGACTCTCCACCACTGAAGAAATGGTTTTCGCCAACACAGTGTTCCTGCGGACCACCTTATCATTGGCGATGGCCCTTTGAACAGCCGCTTCCTCCCCCACCAACCAAACATGCTCCCGGGCCCGGGTGACAGCTGTGTAGAGCAAGTTGCGTTGCAACATACGTCCTTGGCTACGAACCACAGGCATCACAATGGTATCGAACTCAGAGCCTTGGCTCTTGTGGGCCGTCACACAGTAGGCCAAACGAAGCTTATCTGGAACCGACCCAATCGGAAACTCAACTTCTGAGTCTACGCCTTCCCCGTGGACTCTCACCAGGAGATGGTCAGATCCAATCTTGACCAGCTTCCCCACATCCCCATTGTAAACGTCCAGTTCGTAGTCATTCTTGACCACCATCAACCGGTCCCCTAACCGAAAGTTCAACCCATGTCCGTTCCACTCAGGAGGGCCTTTGGGGTTGAGAGCATCACGCAACCTTTCGTTGAGAGAGTCTACACCTACCTCACCAGCGTACTTAGGAGAAAGCACCTGGAAATTGGCATCCTTGCTCTTGAGCTTAGTAGCCAACTGCACGATAAAGTCTGCGATCTTCTCCTCATCCCGGATCCGAACCAGCTTGAACTCTGAGGGAAGCCTGGGGTTAGGAAGGTCGAGCATCTCCCCCCGATTGATCTTGTGACTGTTGGAGACGATGTCCCCTTTCTCGTCTTGTCGGTAGATCTGAGTTAGCTTGATGTGAGGCACACTCCTGCAAGACACCAACTGCTGCAACACATTGCCAGGGCCTACTGAGGGAAGCTGGGCATCATCCCCTACCAGGACCAACATCGTGTCAGAACGAAGAGCGGACAGAAGTCTATAGAACAACTCCTGATCCATCATACTCACCTCATCCACGATGGCAGCGTCCACCAAAAAACGGTTGTTCTGGTTGTGCCCCCAGGAACTCCCATCATACCTGAGAGTACGATGCACGGTCGCAGCAGGATGACCCGTAACAGCAGCCAACCGTTTGGCCGCCACCCCGGTAGGAGCCATCAACACAAAGGAGGTTCTAGCCTCTTCAAACAATCGAACTAGTGCCCTGAGCGCCGTTGTTTTACCAGTCCCCGGGAGCCCTGTAAGGACGAGAACCCGATGCTCTGCCAAAGATGAAACAGCCTCCCGCTGAGCCTCTGACAACGTGATTCGATTTGAGCGCTCATACTCTTCCAGAAAAGGCTTCAGATCTACCTCGATAGGGGAGGGCTTCAACAACTCCCCAAACATCTTAGCTGACGTTCTCTCGTACTCATAGAACTCAGGCAAGTAGACCCCCGTACCAGAGTCCACCACTACTACTCGACGCCCCTCCAATTCAGCCACTACCCGAGCATAGGTGTCAGAAGCACAGTCATCAAGATCCGGACCCGCCGTCGAATTCCGATCCAACAGCTCGGTCACATGTTGGGAGATGTCTCCTCTTCGAAGATACAGATGCCCATCCAAGGCAGCTGCTTGGAGAGCCCACAAGACAAGTCCCTCCAATCGACAAGGAGCGTTCCGGTCAAACCCTAGGTATTTGGCCAGCAAGTCTACTTTGGAAAAGTCGTACCCCGAGATCTCCATGAGACGGTAAGGATTCTTCTTGATGACGGTCCCCGCCTCCAAACCAAAACGAGCCATAGCCGAAGCTACTTCAGCTGACTTCAGACCCCCGCTACGAAGAAGGACAGTCACATCTCTTGTGGACAAGGCTACCTTCCAACTGAGAAGGGCTGGCCCTATCCCGTCCTTCTTGACCTTTGACAAGACCTCGGACGCCTTGTGCGTCAGAGCCTCGAAAACTTCGGACCCATACTCCTGAACTACCGCTTGGGCTGGCCCTATCCCAAAGTCCTGGATGCAGAGACTCAGAAAGTGAACTCTCTCGTTATCATTCCTAGCCCAAGGTTCCCACGAGCTCACGTGAAACTGACGACCGTACTTTGGATGAGTTCTCCAAGTACCAATCACTTTGATAGGCATGCCATGAGCCACCTGCAGCAATCCGTAGAAATGGCCTTTGACGGTGATCAAAGAAGACGCTAAAGGCGCTGCTTCAGCGACTCTCAGCTCACAGACGCAAAAACTATCCGAAGTGAACTTGACTGACGTAACACGTCCCGCAACCCAAGCCATTTAGCCGCCAATCAACTGAAGAAACTCTTCCACGGTGAGAGTTTGCGTCTTGTGTTTCTGAGCAGCAGCGATTTTCTTCTGCCCAACATTGTCCCCCACTACCAAAAGAGTAAGACCCTTTCCCACCGTGTTCTTTACAGAAGCCCCTTGCTCCTGCGCCATTCTTTCCATCTCTGCCCGCTTGTAGGCCATCTTGCCCGTGAAGCAGATACTCTTGCCAGTCAACACTCCGACTGGACGATCCTTGATCTTGACCCCCGCCTCCTGCAGGTCAGAGAGAAGGTCTTCATGACGCCGGAGCCACCCACAGATAGCCGAGGCTCTCCGGGGGCCCACCCCAGCGATCTGCTGAAGATCCTGCTCGGAAGCCTCCTGTATTTTGGCCAACGAGTCAAATCCCGCATCCACGATGATCCGAACCGTGGTAGTGGCACAGAAGGGAATGGATAGAGCTCCCAAAAACTGCTCCAGAGGCATCGGTACGACCTCCCAGAGCGTCCTCAAGACGTTTTCTGCCGAAGTGGTGCCCATCCGGTCCAAAGAGGCGATCTGCTCTCTGGAGAGCTTGTAGAGGTCCGGAACCGAGGTCACCAATTTCTCGGAAACCAGTCTCTCAATGAGAACGTCCCCCCACCCAAGGATGTTCAACTCTCGAATCCACTGTTTGATCCGACCCTCAGTCTGGGCCGGACACTCATAGATGTTTGGACAGATCAGGAACTTTCCGTCCCATTCTGTGGGGGTACCGCATTCCGGACAATGGGTCGGAGGTTTAGAGATCGTTCCAGTGGGCTGCAACACAGAGACCACCCTGGGGATCACATCATTGGCTCGGGCCACCAAGATCTTGGCCCCCACATCGAAACCGATCTGCTTGATGTAGTCCTGGTTGTAGAGACTGGCTCTGGAGACCTCTGCCCCCAACAAGCGAACGGGTCGGAACTCAGCCACTGGGGTGATACGCCCCGTTCCCCCCACCTGGTCGATCCTCCGAACGGCAACCGTTTCCCGAGTCACCGCAGAAAACTTGAAGGCTCGGGCCCCCTTGGGACGGTTGTCGCTTCCTATCCCCAACTCCAAAAGATACCCAAGGTCGTTGACCTCCACTACCAGGCCATCAATGTCGTAAGGTAACTGCTCCCGAACGGTCTGCTGATACTCAACCCACAAATCGTGAGGGGTCTTGGCCCCAGGCACCATAGCCGTCACATACCAGTTGGGGATAGGTAGCCCCAACTGATCCATAAACTCGAACTGATCAGAACGCTTCTCGCAGTCAAACCCCTCGGCCACCTCGAAGAATCGCACGCTCAAATGCTCGCACCCTCTACCATCCAGCCTTTGAATGATGCCAGAGGCTGCGTTTCGAGTGTTCTTGTAGTTTGATTGGAAACGCTCTTCAAACACACCTCGGTAGAGCACTATCTCAGCTCTCAAAGTCAGGTCAAGCGGCTTAGGTAGCTTGTTGGGAACGTCTGGAATACGAGCGATGTTGGGAGTGACGTCCGAACCAACTAGACCATCCCCACGAGTCACCCCCTGGGTAAGAACACCCTCTACATAAGTGATCGAAGTGCTCAACCCATCCAGCTTGTCTGTGACAATCAGCTCTTCATAGGGGATTTCCTTCGTGGGAGGACGACTGACCTCGTGAACCCAAGAAGTGAGCTCCTCCAAAGAGTTGATCTTCCCCAAGGATCCCATGGGAATGACATGGCGAGTCTTAGGCCACGCTTCAGAAACCGGGGCTCCTACAGCCAGGACCTGAGGGCTGTCCTTCTTCAGCTCCTCTAGCTCGTCCATCCAAGCGTCGTACAGCTCGTCTGAAACGGTAGCCACCCCGTTGAAGTAGGATTTGCGAGCCTCGGAAATTTTCTTTTCCAGCTCGGCAATACGAGCCTCATCCATCTGGTCGAAGAAGTCCACGACTCCGTTCTACACTAGATGGTCCTATTTGCGAAGCAGATCCGACCCTACACCCGTCACCTGGCCCCCTCCTCCCTGACTCTCTACCAGAGCAGCCAGTTTGGCCAGGTTCTCCAGGGAGGCTAAGGTAAGCCGAACAGGCTTACCTTGGTACTTCTCCAACAACGCATGCAGATCCACTGAGACGTGACGCCCGTCCGAGTCCACCGTACGAATTTGATAATGATCCGTAAGAGGGTCCTGCTCCACCACCCCTTCCAGAAGGTGGCCTAAGGCACGAATGTCCGTCATCGAATCGGACAAGCCCCACTGGAACACGAATCGGCTACCTCGATCTCGCCGCCCCCTACTAGAGGATGCTCGTTGTTGATGTAGCCAGCCATACGCCGGTAGGTGATCTCGTCGATCGGCTCGTAAGGAGGCTGCTCGTAGCCGTGGGCCCGGGGCATACAGCTGGTGCTCTTGAGACGTGGAACGAATTCTTTGAGACACGAAGCTAGTTCTTCCCGCTCCGTATCCGCATTGAAATTGAGAGTGGCCGAAACAGCATTGTCAGACCACCATTCCTGCACCGCCGCCTGCCGCTCGAACTGCTCTAGCAAAGTTTCAGTGCTTCGAGTGAACGTGGTATGAGGAGCCTTCATCGGGAAAGAAAACACCCAAGTGTTCCCTGACTTGTCGTACACATCCTCCTCGAAGGGGACACCCGCCTCCATCATGGCGTAAGACATCGGATCGTTCTTAGCGATCCGGGTTCTCCGAAGGTAGTAAGGAGCCTCGGGAGCATGCATCCCTGGACTCGATCCATTGAGCAAACTGACAGTCCCCGAAGGCTTGACAGTGGTGACGGTTGTAGGTCGATTGACCCCTAGCTCGTCAGCATAGCTGTCAGCCTCTTTCCGGCACACCATGAACCAGTTGGCCAGCATCTCAGGGGTCCAATCGAAATCGCAGATCCCTCCAAGACCAACTCCAATCCGCATGTTTTGGGTACCCACCGCTTGGCTTTGAGAATCCAAAAGAGGGGTCATCCTCTGCCTGAGGCAGTAACGGGTCACGAGCCTAAACGCCACTACAGGATCCAGATCTTTTTCAAACTTTGCCGGGAACACCTCCCCCAAGTTGCATGCCTCTCGATCGTGCAAAAGCTGCTCACCACAAGGGTTCACTCCCTTAGCCCCGGGATCCGTCTGCCATCCTAAAGGCAAGTTCAGAATGCCAGGCTCTCCATAGACTGAGTTGTCCTCCACCAAAGAACGCCAATCGAAATCCTCGATCTCCTTCCACGACTGGAACGCAATCGAGTTGTTGCTGGTGTGCCGATGAGAAGCGACTGCCTCCCAATCCTTCTTGGCGTCCCGGAAGGCTTGGTCATAGGCACTTCCCAGAGTGATCATGGCCGAACGCCGAACGTTACCGCTCTTGATGCACAGCCCAATGTGGTTGGTCACATCCAGGACCTCGACAGAGGTCAACTTCCGGCCCTGGCCCCCTCGTATGATCTTCCAAGCCGACCGAAGAAGGTGAGCCAAAGGACCTGGTCCACAAGCGATTCCGCCAAAGGTCTTAAGAGGCTGCCCCCGGGGACGGATCTTGCTCACATCCATGATCAGGTCCACGCCATTGAAAGCGTGTTCCAGCATCATACCAATGCCTTCCACCCAACCTTCCCGGGAGTCGGGAATCACGAACACCTGCGTGCTCCCGTTAAGGGGATCGTTGTCATCAGGTTTGACTTCGTCTCGGTTCGGGTGAGACGACGCACACCGTAGAACCAGGCGAGCGTTGCTTTTCAGAACCACAGGCATCTTATCGATCTCTAGCAACCCAACTCCGACGCCCCCTCCCAACATGAGCTGATTGGCAATCCAGCACCAATCGTCGATACCATAGAGGGTTGTATACCAGCAGTTGTACCTGGCATCAGAAGGAATGCCCGGAACGCCCCCGACCCAAAGACCACGGCCAGGGGGCAGCGACTGGCCCGTCCAAAACAGATGAAAGAGCAACTCTGCTTCCGTGTTGCTGCTTCCCATCACCAAGGACAAATTCCCCTCCACTACACGCCGGACAGTGTCCGTCCAAGTCTCTCCTTCCCGGCAATACTTTGTCAGATAGGTAGAGCGAGCCAAGAGACTAGTGAACGGGTCCCCTTTCTGCCGGTAAGGAGCCAAGAAGTCTTCACGAAGTCGAAATTCAATGGGTTGGGAAACGGTGACGATCTCCATTGGAGTTCCTCATGAGGTGATGGACAACACTGCCAGCTCGACCAAGGACCTTTTCGAGTGAGCCGGTCCCTTTACCTTCACATCTAGTTCGCATAGAAATTTCATCTGCTTCAAAAGAGAAACGGCAGTTCGCTTCTGCACACTAGGCAGCACATCTCTCTTGAAGAAAAACTCTCGACTACCCCCCATCCCAAACCGATGGGCCACTATCCCTACGGTGTCCCCCGAATCAAGCATCCTACGAGCAACATAGTAGCGCTCTGCCTGCTTCATCAAAGCAGAGACGATAGGCACAGAAACCCCTTCCCCCTGATGTTTGTACAACGAAGACGCCTTCTTCATGGCCGTGTTGACCTTGAAACTAAAGGCTGCTTCAGCTAGTTGAGTCGCCTGGTAACTGTCTACCGAAGGTATCGCAGACAACACCAGCTTCAGGTGTTCTTTTTTGACAGTGCCTCGGGGGCCTACCAACACCGAAAGCTTGCCGAGCTCGTTGCAGATGCGCCCGGAGTTGTTCCCTAGGGATCTCCAAAGGATCCCCGGTACTTCCACACTCAACTTGATCCCCAAACGCTCTGCTTCCTCTGCCATCAGTTTTTTGGCAGGCTCCTCCGACCACGGCTTCAACTCCTGAAAACAAACCGTTTGACCTTTGGAGCCAAGCTTAGACCACGGATCAGGGAGTGACTTGGCTCGAACCACAGCCACCAGAATCGTAGCCAGATCCTTACGCTCCTTCTCCTCGATGTACCGAGATAGTTCCTTGCCTTTCACCTTCTGGGCGTTGTCCAAAACAACTACCCGATCTTGACCCCCAAGCGAAAAGGACTCACAGGCAGAAACCAGTTCCTCTTCACCAACAACAGCCCCGTCCAGCTGAATTATGTCTCGGTTCCGGAAAGACCTTCCGAATGCCAGGTGACGCCCCAACATGAAGGTGTCTTCTCCATAGGCCACGTGGAACGGGAAGGGCTTAGCCATCAACCGCCCTCCAACACGTCAGCCAAAAACGTCTTGGTATGAAAGGGCAACGTCGTCAGGTAGGTCTTACCCAACAAAGACTTCAAACCCTCTCGAAGCTTCCTCAAACGAGCGTCCCCCATTTGAGCCCTTAGATCCGTCAGAGAATCGACGACATCTAGGTTGGTCAAACGCTCTGAACAGTAGGGAAGCATCAGCAGATCTTGAACTACGTGTTCTAGAAAACGAAGACCCAACGGGAGTTCTGACTGTAGCCCATCCACAGTCGAAAAGAGAGAAGACGTGTCGCCTGATAACCCTGTTTTTAAGAGCCCCAAGACTTGATCTCGTAAAGTGAGACGACCGGAGCCCCATAGGGAAACGGCTCTTCCTATAGAGCCTTCTGCTAAGCGAGCGTAGACAAGTGCTTTAGTGCCGTCCTTCTCGAAACGACTAAGGTGACTCATCACCAACGACTCAGACAACTGACGGTACTGAACAACGCCGCAACGAGACCGAATCGTTGGCAAAACTCGGTCAGTAGACTGCACCAGAAGAAAGAAGCGACACGTGCTTGGCGGCTCCTCCAACGTCTTCAGCAAAGCGTTGGACGCTGCTGGAGTCATTCGGTCAGCCTCATCGATAACGAAAAACTTCTTGGGAGCGTCAACGGGAAAGAAGATCGTCTCCCTCAACAGCCCTCGAACAGCATCCACTCCCAGATCCTTGCCAGATTCTGGAACCAGCACCTTCAAATCAGGGTGCTTCCCTTCGTCGATCAAAAGATCGTGATGCTCGCCTCCTCCAAACATCTCTCTAGCAGCTTCAAGAACGGATAACCTGCGGCCGGTACCCTCCGGCCCCACTAGCATGAGAGGGGTGGTCAGGTTACCGTCAACTACCCTACGCAGGAAGCGAACGCCTTCAGCTTGTTCCTTCACCCGATCCAGCAACAGACTCTCCTGGAAGTTGGGGTGACTCCTGATTCGAAGCCACAGGCACAAGCTGCATCACAGCCATGAAGTTCTGCCCACAATCGGAGCACACGTAGCGGTAAGGCTCCCTCCCACTCATTTCTAGTCTGCCCCTGCAGCTCGTGCAGAACATCAAGCTATTAGGCTTCGTAGAGGAAGGCATAGGGGCAGTTAGGACGTCTGATAAACGAAGTAGCTAACCGGCGGGCTGGACAACGAAAACAGCCTAAAAACCAGGGTCTCCACCCAGGTTCAAGTTCCAAACGTTGCCACACTCCACGCACTCATAGGCTCGTAGTGGGACTCCGTCCGCTCCCAAAAGTTCGTAATGCAACATCGAATCGCACTTAGGCATTCGACAACGAATCTGCACCGTCTTTCGAGGGGGTTGTTCGAAGTCTTTAGGAGCCTTCTCTACAGCTTCTGAAGCAGGCAAAACAGCCTCGACAGCTTCTGCCTTTTCGGACATAGCAACCTCACAGACTGGCCGTCGGATACTCTTCAGTAAAGACCCCCTGCAGAGTTCCGAGTACTCTCTTGTAGAACGTATCAGCGTTCAAGTCCACAACAGACTGACTCAAAAAGTCGTTGGGGCTCAAAGTCACCACAGTAGGACCAGGGAACCGAAGCGGATCGAACGTCCCGTCATCGATAAAGGGTTGGATCAGCTTCCAATCATCTAGCGAAACGAACACATCAAAGCTGTTCCCATGAAGCCTCACGTAAGGGGACCCGTTGTCCACAAAATTGATCTTCCCCTGCTTATAGACAACCGAAACGATAGCTCTAGCAAGCTCCGGAAGGTCTCGTCTTCTGAGATGGGTGATTCGGAGACCTCCAGGCCGTCGCAAACGATTGTCCACGCCAATGCTGGAACACAAATAGAAGAAGGGCCGGAGTCTCCTCCAGCCCTTCAAAGCTGTCCAACTATGCCCTACATGCGAGGCATAGGGGTAGCCGGCTCAGGCTTTTCTGGCTTCAGCACCACAGCTTCCGCAGTGAGCATCGTACCGGCCACAGAGACGGCGTTAGCCAGCGCACACCTGACTACCTTCAAAGGATCTAGGATGCCAGCTTCGATGAGATTCTTCATCTCCAAGTCGGTGGCATCCACACCCACGAACTTATCCTCCTGCTCCAGCGTCTTCATGACCAGGTAGTCCCCACTTCCACCAGCGTTTGTCACGATCTTTCGCATGGGAGTCTGACAAGCCTGCAGGACCAAACGATACCCTGCCAACTCATCCGTGTTCGAAGGGGGAGTCCGAGTAGAGGAAACCTCCTGAGTAGCCCTCAAAAGAGCCAAGCCCCCTCCAGGCACGATACCCTCGTCAATAGAAGCCCGAGTGGCGTACAAGGCATCCTCCATCCGGGCTTTCAGCTCTTTCATGACGAGCTCACTCGAAGCCCCTACCTTGATGACACAGATCCCTCCAAGGAGCTTGCCTAGCCGCTCCCGAAGCTTGTCAGCATCGTACTCCGAAACCGCTCTCTCGACCTCGGTTTTGATCTGCTCCACCCGGGCGTCGATTTCCTCTTGGTCACCCTCAGCATCCATGATCGTGGTTTCCTTGGCCGTGATCTTGACCCTAGAAGCTGATCCCAAGAAGTCCAAAGGACTGGCCTCTGACTGAGGATTCTTGAAACACCCGTCGAAATTCATCCCCTTGTCCTTGCTGATGAACTCAGCTCCCACGAGGGTAGCGATGTCCTCCAACATCTCCTTCTGCCGCTGACCGAACCCAGGAGCCTTGACCAACACAGACCGTAGTCTAGGCAAGTTCTGGACGAACAAAGCCATGCTGGCACCTTGGAAATCCGGAGCGATGATCAGGAGAGGACGGCTCTCCCCCATCACAGCTTCGAGCAACGGAATCAATCCCTCCACGGCCGAAACAGACAAGTCCGTCACCATGATATAAGGGTTGTCCAAGAGAATCTCAGGGCCTTGGTCCATGCAAAAGGCCGGATGCACATAGCCCCGGTCAAATTGCATCCCATCCACAGCTTCCATCTGGGTATGCATCCCCTGACCCTCTTCGATGTTGACCACCCCATCTCGACCAACCTTGGCCACGGCTTCCGCAACGATCTTTCCTAGATCTCGGTCCCCGTTAGCACTGATGGTGGCAACATTCTCGATGTCGTCCTGGCTCTTGATAGGCAGAGAAATCCCCTGCAGCTCCTCAACCAGAAAAGCTGTGGCCTTGTCCATCCCTCGCTTGAGATAGACCGGCGCCAGACCCGCTTCCACCAGCTGAAGTCCCTTACCGAAGAGCTCCTGGGCCAGAATGGTAGCCGTGGTCGTCCCGTCCCCAGCGTCGTCACTGGTCTTCGAAGCCACTCCCCGAACCAGCAGAACCCCTTGGTTCTCCCACTTGTCTTCGACTTCAATCTCCTTGGCTACGCTTACCCCATCCTTCGTGATGAGGGGGTCCCCGAACGCCTTCTGAAGGGTCACGTTCCTACCCCGAGGGCCTAAGGTGACGGAAACCGCATTCGCCAACTTGTTCACTCCGTCAAGCATACTTTTTCTGGCATCTGATCCAAATTTGATTGGCATCTCATCACTCCTGGTTGCGTATCTTGTATAGCGAAGCAACCGCCTTCGGATCAAGATCCTCTGGATCGGAAGCCTCCCTTTTGGTAGCCACACGCTGGGTGACAGCTTCCTTCGTCAACTCCCCCCTGCGAAGCCTCCAGGCACTGTTCTGTCCCGGGGGCTCTTGCTTGATCCAGAGCCAGCCGTAAACATCGAACAGCAACAACCGCTCATCGATGTTATCCCCCTCCCACATCACGAGAGGCTTCTTTTCGTCTCGTAGATCTATTACCAAGGCTTTCCAAAGACCGCTAGGCTTTCGTATGTGACGAAATAGCCAGCCTTCTGGCAGTAGCCTCTCCAGTTCTGCCAAGATCTCCTCGACAGACCATAGATTCATCTCTTCAATTGTGGGCATGCCTGAGTCGAGTCAGTCCGTTCCCTTGAGGTTCGCCACAGGGTAAAGACGATGAGCGACTCTTGCAATACCTGTCTGCTGCAAAACGACAAGCACCTCGTCCAGATCCTTGTAGACCTCTCCACATTCGTCCAAAGGCGTGTGCTTGCTATTGCCTACGATGCCCTCTACTTCGACGCCCCCCAACCGACGTTTGACCGTCCGCATCTGGTCGTCGATTCGTTGCTGCTTGTGATGAAGCTTCCTTTTGGCCTGCCCCCGAGCGAGCACCCGGCCAGACCCATGGTTGACCGAACAAGCCGACTGATGGGCCTGAGGTTCGGCAAAGAGAATGGCAGCCCCTGAGAACATCGACCCCGGAATCAAACACGGGTGCCCCGTCGGCTCCCACTTGGTACCTACCAAATCAGGATGCCCGGCCGGAAAGGCTCGGGTGGCCCCTTTCCGATGCACGAACCCTCGCTTTGTAGTTCCGTCGGGAAGGACCAGAGTTTCCTCTTGTACGAGGTTGTGACTGATTTCGTAGTAGACCTCCGCCTCAGCCCCAAAAACCTCTCCTAGGGCCTCCTGGACGCCGGAAACGATGGTGTGGCGATTGGCGATGGCATAGTTGGCTGCCGAATTGTGGTAGGCCCAATATTCCCTACCCAAGGGCTCGTCGATTCTCAGCCAAGAAGATTCCCGTTGGTTCTTCCTGAGACCTCGAAGCTGGGCTCCCTCGTAGAAGTAGTGGTTGGCTGTCTGCCAACCATAACCCCGGGACCCGCAATGGATCATGACCCAAACATCCCCGGTGGCCTCGTCCACTTGCATCTCAATGAAATGGTTGCCGCCCCCTAGAGATCCGAGCTGGGGCAGGGCTTTCTCATAGGCTTTCTCGATCTTGGTGAAGTCTGTGCCTTCGGGAACCGGAATGTACTGCCTTTCGCATACATCAGGCTTCGTCCCAAGAGGTTTGGCCCCATATCGGAAGATACTCTCCAACAACGCTGGGGAGAACTGGGGCATCAGCTTGGGGCGCTTGGATCCCACTCCCAACGCCACACGTTTCTCCACCTCGGTGATCCAACGCTCTCGGTTGTACCTACCACGAGTACCCTTGGCAGAAAGCCCCGATACCTTCATGTAGAGCACCCCACACGAGATGTCATATCCCGATCCGGCTTGAATGAGGGTGTCTTCTGTCACCACCACACCCCCGATGGGTACCCCAAACCCAGTGTGGGTATCCGGCATCAGATAGGCCCCCACCACTCCCTCATAGGAAGCGGCATTCCGAGCCTGATCCCACACCTGCTCCTCAGAAGCCTCATAGAGGGCTTCCGAAAGAAAGGCGTGAACTTCGACCTTCATGGTTGCCACTTTGGGCAACACGTAGTGGCCGTCACTCACCTTCTGGGCTGCGTACTTTAGGGACAACGGTCAGCCTCCAAGGAGGTTCGCAAAAACAAGTCCAATGGTCTATGAAGCAACAATCCCGACACTTGGAGTGACCTGCACGCCAGTCAGGATCGAACACCATCAATCCCTTGACGTTGGTACTCCCACACTTCGGGCACTTCATACCCGAGGATAGTACACCAAAAGGGTAGGGGGCGAGAGCCAAAACTCACGCCCCCTACGAACTCACCAACGCTTACCGCTGGACGTCTTGTGGATGGTCCCCAGACCCTCCACCTTTACCCCCGAGTCCGCCTGAAAGGAATCCGCCAGAGCTCCCCTCGCCTCATTGTCGAAGCTCATGAAGCAGGTAGACCCCGCCAGATCAGCCGAAGCCCCGGCATCCATCCCAACCACTCCATAGGCCCGAGTTCCCGCCATGTGAGTGCTCCGACGGTAACCTGCACTTGAAGCATACATTTGGGAAGAGGCAACCCTGTCCTGGATGTTGCCTGCCAAGGCCGAAAGCCCGGAGTTCTCGCTGATGTACTCCAGTTGGTGAGCATTCTGCATCACCCCGGCCGCTCCCGTGTAATCCCCGTCGTTGGCTTTCTCCTCAGCCTTGAGTTGGGCCTGAACCAACTGGGCCAACCCAATAACCTCGGACAGTACCTTGTCAGGGTTCTTCTCGTTGTCCCCGGAATGGAACCGAAGCTTGGCCTTGGTAGAAACCTTCTGCTCTACTTTCTTCCCTTCCTCTGTGATGACCAGGTAAGAAGCTTCGACATCGAACAGATTGACTGCACGGGGCCCGGCCTTCCCAGCCTTGGTCTGAACCTTGAGAACGATGTGCCGGGCCTCCTCAGCCAAAATGTCCGGCAGCGTGACCTCTAGCAAACCAGTCACATCAGTCTCGTGTGCATCCACGTCGGAAACCACCTCCACAACCCGATGCCCAGCCAAGGGCTCCACATCTACCGAAAGGTCTGTGGCGTAGGTCGAGAGGAGCCCCCCTAGTTCCTTCCCAAAAGCACTCAGAGCGGCGTCAGGCTCCTTGATATAAGCGTAGTTCCCAGCTCCTTGCTTGGCAAACGCCGTCAGGAAGTCCTGGTCACAACCACCCCATACTCCGCCGGCCCCATACCCGAAGGCACTCACCGTCACCTGGGCCCGGCTCTCTGCCAGTATCCTGAGGATGGCGTTGTTGTCCGTGATTCCAACCGTGGGCTCCCCATCAGTGAACATGATGACCCGAGGGTTGTACTTAGGAGGCAGGTCCAGATTCTGGACCAACTCCAAAGATCGACTCATGGCCTCGGCAAAGTTGGTGCCTCCAGAAGCCTTCAGCTTGGAAATAGCGTTCCGAAGTCGATCCTTCTGTTCAGCCGTGACTGGCCCGGGGGGGACTAGAACATTCACACCGTTGGAGAACACTACTAGCCCAGAAACATCCCCGGGCTTAAGATGCTCCACCAACTTGAGGGCCGACTTCTGGGCATATTCCAGCTTGGGACCGGTCATGGATCCAGAGACGTCAATGACCGGAAGCACGGAAATGTCCGGCCTCTTCTCCAGCCAGTCAATCTTGGGGGCCGTGAGCGTGAGTACGAGGAAGGTCTCGTTGTCTTGAGAGTTGTTGAGCTTGGTGTGTGCGAAACGTGCTTGGATCTCCATTGGGAGCCTCCGTAAAACAGTCGAGGGGATTGCTGGTCACGTAGGGCTGGACAGGCCCTCAAATTCGCAGCGTTCCGGGTTCGATGTCCGCAGCCAGCTCAAACCTGACGGTGCAGCCGACTGTACGTGCCTCCCTGGTATCCCAAGGCAGGGGCGCTCTTACGAGTGGGCACACCCCAAAAGCCCAAACCTATCGGTGCGGCCCTTTACTGATACACCCCCTGGACACGGGAAGCAACCCCTAAGTTGCGAGAAGCCTCTCCCAACACGTTAGGGGAAGCTTCACAGGGGGCATTGTAGAGGCTGGCAACACAGTCCCCGGAGCTCGGGTTCGGCTTTTGACTACCCGAGCTCCCCCGCCTGGTAACAACCTCTCTACCTCAGATGCCATGTGACTCAGGTAAGCCGGAAGGGCCCCTGAGCAGGTTGGTTTGGCGTATAGCCTCAACCCCCAGTACGAGTCGTAGAACAAGTAGAGCTCGGGGTACAAGGATCGAAGCTTGTTGAGGCAAGACTCTCCCGTTCCCTTGACCAACTGGCTGATGAGCGCCTCAGCCTTCTTAGCCTTCTGACTGAGCCTAGCCACCATACCTACAAGGTACACAAAAAAAGAGGGCCGAGCAACTTTCGCCACTCGGCCCTCAATTCCTCTAACGGTCTTCTGATTATGCCGCCGTTTCCAGATACGGCAACCACTCTGTGGGCGCCAGCTCCGGATTGATGATCGGAGGAGTCATCGGCAGCGTCTTCGGCTTGACCGGAACCCTCAAGAGAACCATTCCGGCCTGCTCAGGCGTCCGGTTCGCCTTCTTCGAGTTGCAGGTGTAGCAAGCGGTCACGATGTTGGTCCACACCGTCTTACCACCCTGAGACCGAGGAATGACGTGATCGTAGTTCAGCTGACTCATCGGGAGCTTGTTCCCGCAGTACTGGCAGGTGAACCCGTCCCGCTGGCAGACGTTGATCTTGCTGAACTTGATACCGCTCTTCGTGGTCCCGATTGACCGACGAAGAACGGCCACGGCCGGCACCTTGATGGTCAAGGACTCTGCATCGGTCCCGATCACCTGGCGCAGAGCTCGTCTCAGATCTGGGAAAGACTTGAGGGTCTCCCGTCCAAGAACGGCTAGGATCTCATCGTACTGGGCCAAGACCTCGATCTTGCCGCAGAACATACGAGTCACAGCATCCTGCCACCCGATGATTTCGTGTGCCCGGTAGTGGTTCGTGAGGATCAACGTTTGAGTGAACATGGTACACCTATCGTTTCAGCTTTTTCATAGCACTCCTACAAGTGAGCATCAGAGACGCTCAGACACCTTGACAGGACTTGAAATTGCTTAGTGGAGCCGCCGGGACTCGAACCCGGTTCCAGAAACCTTTGCTTGTAGCCTCATTCACGAGCGTAGCCAACTAGTCCCCAAGGGGATGTTCAAAACTCAGGAGGCCGCTGGCTGCCTTTCTGAGGTTCCGGGAATCTCGCCCGTCAAAGCCATTCTGCAATGTCGATCACAAGTGGTTAGGCAATCCTTGTGGTCCAGTGGCCTTAGTGCTGACGTCCTTCCTTTACCAAGGCTATCTCAAGGTCGGACGGCTTTCAGGCTGCGATGGCCTGATCAGCGATTGCATTATCGTTTGCAGCTATTTACGGCTCGGTTTTGGAAAGGGCCGAGCGCCTCTGCTCGCAACTACAACCTCCATGCCTCTGTCGAAACCAAATCGGCCCCGATACTTATCCCAGACCATACACCACGAGGAGGGCCTGGGCAAAAATCTATTTGTTGTACCCCTCGAAATGACATGACCTACGACTACGACCGTTCCGTCACTGCTGCCAAGAACCCCCTAATCACGGCTCTCAACCGAGCTCTTCGAGGGATCAAGACCAACGTCATTAAGTGGCTGAACTCCAACACCGACCTGGTTTGGTCAGCAGGATCCACCTACGACTACATTGGAATTGGCTCGACGGTCAGTTTCTTCGGGGCCCCCAACACAGAGCAACGCTGGACCGTCAGATGCGAAGTGAACTTCAGCACCACCTCCCATGACCCTGACTCCACCTACCTGGCCATCGTCAAGGTGTACGGGGGACAACGCCAGCTCGAAGTCTACAGCGTCAAGGACAAGAGCCTCAACGAGCTCAAGAGAAACGCTGGGCAGCTCCTATTCACCCAAGCCAAGAAGGCCATCACGGCCTTCCTATCAGGCTCTTCAGACCGAGAAGTCACCCGGTTGAAGGACGAGCTGAAAGAAGCTCACGACTCCCTCTCGAAAGCCGAAGGCGCCCTCAAAAAGCTCGATCAACTCGTGGGCAAAACCAAGGACCCAATCGCCGATGCGGAATCTTTGATTCGAGCCTTCAGAGAAGCCGAGTCAGCAGCCAGCAGCCTCAAGTACCCACTGCAGAGTGGTCGAAACCTCGTCGAAGAGATGGTTCGGGGCGGCCGATAGTCGATAGAGAAGTGGCTGCCCGAGTTTCCTCAAGCAGCCACTAGGGGCGAGCGGTTTCCCGACTTGCCCTCCACCACTTCCCGAGAGAACTCGGTGAAGACTGTGTTGTGCGAGGCGTGGGAATCGAACCCACCGGGACCTGCGTGTCGAGCAGGCGTGTTCTCCAGCTCACTCGCCTCGCTTAAGGCTGTTGTTCTATAGTATCGTACACCACCCAACAAGATTCCAGACAAGAAATCTCACAAGTGTTTTGGTAGGCCACGGAGGAGTTGAACCCCTACGCCACCCGGTAATAGGCCGGGCGCCGGCATACCGTCCGGCTTAGGCCGTGGCCCTTAGTAGCCCCTCCCGGACTCGAACCGGGACGCCCTTTCGAGCGGCGGATTTTAAATCCACTGCGTCTGCCATTCCGCCAAGAGGCCATTGGTACCGGGCCAGGGGATCGAACCCTGCTGAACCACCTTGTAAGAGTGGCGTCTTCACCAGAAGACTAGCCCGGCGTATACTCGCCGCATGTCGAGCACTATGGTATCCGATCCCACGGACACTTCAACCCGTGTCTCGCCTGTCAAGATCGTGGGTGAGGTCAAGGAACCCATCCGAGACTGGAACACGGTCATCAAGGGGCCCGCTCAAGACGGATACGTACGTTGCACCTACGTAGGCCCAAAGACCTGGCACGAAAGACTGCTGGAAGAAGGACTGAAATGATCCGACGCATCTTCATGTGGCTTCTCAACCTCTGGAGAACAACCCTCAGCAGAAGACGACGACTCCCCTCAACCTCAGGTTCTGATGAACTCCAAAGTATGTCGGTATACGTCAACGGACGACCGTTGGTTCCTGGTAGAGACTACACCAGAAGAGGGGAAGGAAATCTTGCGTTCCTCTGCCAAATCGACGCCTCCTCCATCCTCGAAGAAACGTACGTGTACGTCAACGGACTGCTAATGATGCCCGGAGAAGACTACGTGTTGGAAGAAGGACGCCTGACCTTCCTGTTCCAGATCAAAGAGAATGACATCATCCAGGTACGGCAAGGACCCCCAAGACAGGTCTTCTTAGGGAGAGACGTACGCATCCACGTAACTGCAGACAACGAGGTGAGAAGCGAGTTTGAAATGGGAACCCCGCCACCCCCCAAACTAAAGAACCCCGTGTCCTGGAACCCTCCCAAGACCTCTTGGGAACGCCTCCTAGAAGAGTAGTGCGAGACCTGGGGATCGAACCCAGCGGATCCTCTGTGTGAGAGAGGTGCGTTCACCAGCTCGCTCGCCTCGCATTGCCCGACCAGCCGATTACGGTCAGATCCGACCAAACGGTGGTCAAATATGGACACCCACAGGACCAGGTACCATGTTGGTACACCGAGAAAAACACTTGTAAAACCTCACTAGCGAACATGCGACTGCTAATGGTTGAAGATTCCCGGACAGACCGGGAGCTGCTGCGATACCTGCTGGAAGAACGGTTCGCCACCGATCGATCCGAGATCCTGGAAGCCTGCAATCTGGAAGAGGCTGTCAAGCAATTGACCAGGATGCCCATAGATGTGGTGATCTTGGACCTTTCCCTCCCTGACTCGGCCGGCAAGGAAACCTTCCAAACCCTCCACCAAAGGTTTCCTGATGTACCGATCATCATCATGACCCATAACCAGGACCGTAAGTTGGCCCTGAACATGGTCAAGGACGGGGCGGCCGACTACATCGTCAAGAACTACACAGAAGCGGAAGAGATCTTCCGTCGAATCATGTTCGCCATAGAAAAATGCCGAACCAGTATTCGGGTACCCCCTGCAGAAGCTACGTTGGTCAAGAAGGTGGAGCGAACCAAAGCCGCTCTGCTAATGGCTCACCAAAGTGGAGAACATCAAGCCATCTCCAGCAGAACGGTCGAAACCTCAGCAGCCGTAGCCGACCTGTCCAGGAACATCTACACGCACATGCAAGAACAGGGGAAAACCGTCGTCAAGATCGAGACTCAGCAAGACATCATGATGAAGATGCTTCAAGTGCTGGATAAGGAGATCCTTCAAGGACACTCCAACCGGCCCTCGATGCGTACCCAGGTAGATGTACTAGTCAACGACCACAAGAATCTAGAGGAAAGGGTTACCAACCTCGAAGCCGATCGCCCTTCAATGCTGGACCTGCAGGAAGTCGTGACGGGCCACCAAACGCAGATTCAAACCACCAAGATGCACAACCGTACCAAAGTCATCTTGGGAATCCTGACTTTGCTGGGGGTGCTGGCAGGAGCCGGGGCCACGTATTATGCTAGCGTCCAATCCAGCATGTTGAAGTTTTGGAGCCCCTCTTCCTCCCATGACTGAGCCTTTCTGCAGGAACAACACGGCCGAGTTTCTTTGTAGGGCGGCTTTCCAAGGATCTCACCTAGCCCAAGCTGTACTCGACCAGAAAGGCACCATCATTGCTGCCAACCGACGGTTGTGCGTGCTCCTAAAAGAGAAGCCTGAGTATCTGGTAGGCAAACCTCTCAACCAGTTCGCCAAACAAGGGCACAGCATCACACTGCCTTTGAGAGAGCCAGCGGAGAGAAAGTACGTGAAAGGGGATGGATCCACGTTCCATGCTCTGGTCACAGTAGCCAAGATCCCCAGCAACCAAGGGTACTATCTCATAGAGCTGCAAGATCTAAACACCCTGAAAACGCTGCAGAACAACCTGCAACGACAGAGTGACGACCTAGATCAGTTCGCCTACATTACCTCGCATGACCTCCGAGAACCTGTCACTGCCATAGCCGGATTTGCTACCCTGCTCAAGCGACGGGTCTACGACAGCCTAGGGGAAGAAGAGAAACACTTCCTGGACGAGATCATCTCCAGCACCGAACACATGGCGCAGAAGATCGAAGACTTGCTTTCCTTCTCAAGGGCCAGCCGAGTCAACCTCCAAAAGACCTTCCCCCTCCGACAAGCCATCGAGGAAGCCAAAAAGGCTTTAGTACGGTACGTCAAAGAGTCAGGCGTAGTGTTCCAGTTAGACCCTGACCTGCCCATCATCCAAGGCGACCGTAGCATGGTGGCTCAAGTCTTCCAGAATCTGTTCTCCAACAGCATCAAGTATCGAAAGGGACCCCCCAGAATCGAAGTTACCGCAAAGCCTTTCAATGACCACAAATGGCTCATTTCGGTGAGGGACAATGGAATCGGCTTCGACATGAGGCATGCCAACCGAATCTTCGGAGTATTCACCCGTCTGTACACTGTTGAACAGTATCCAGGAACGGGGATTGGACTGGCCATAGTCAAACGTGTCGTCGAACACCATGGGGGTAAGATATGGACCGAATCAGAGCCCAATCAAGGGACTGTTTTCCACTTCACCCTCCCGGCACAAAATGAGTCACTTCCGCATTCTCCTGATTGAAGACAATTCCCGTGATGTGGAGTTGGTCCAGCTGGCCCTAGAAGAGTCAGCTATCGACCACACTCTTCACGTGGAAACTGACGGAGAAGCCGCCCTCCGCCACCTTAAGGACTACTCTCCTAGACCAGATTTGGTCCTCTTGGATCTGAACATCCCGAAGTACAATGGCTTGGAAGTTCTGAAGGAAATCAGGAAAAACCCCCGACTCAGAGCTCTGCCCGTGATAATCCTCACGAACTCAAACTCTCAAGAGGATGTCAGGAAGGCATACGCCACCGGCTGCAACGCCTACATCCGAAAACCTCTCGGATTCGACGCTCTGCAAAAAACCGTTGAGGTCATCCAACTCTTCTGGTGCAACGTAGCAACGCTGCCTCCCCGACCAGACTCTATTCCTCCCAGCGACCCTAGGAGGGAAGAGTAGAGTCTTCCACATTTACGTACGAATGGTCCACCCTACCCTCAGAAGGGGACTTCTCTACACGCCTCCAGAAGGTGGCTTGACCTTCCTGATCTATGAACACGATCCAGGAACGATCCTCGGGCATGATCCATCCGGTGTAGTAAGCGGGGCTATCATAGCGATGAACGTGGATGTTTTGCATCAGTCACTCCTTTCAGTCAGGAGCGCTCGGCCATCCACCTTGCGCTTTTGAGAAAGCTTACACAGCCTCACAGAGACTGTCAATGGCCTCCCCGCTGGGAGTTGAACCCAGTCAACGGGCTTCGGAAACCCGTGCTCAGTTCCGCTGAGACGAGGAGATTCTTCTTTGCATCATTCGATCAGCAACCTTAGGGTGAATCCCTGAAGTCACCAACCTCTGATACTCTTCTCTCAACCGTAGGAAGTTCTCCCACGACCGATTGAAGCAAGGACGGCACTGGTACCTGGCAGCGAACCCAGCGAAGTCCTCCCCTTTCCAAGGCAGGTAGATGACGCCGCAAGTAACGCATTTCATCCAGGCCAATATACTAGACCCCCCGCTCGGAGTCGAACCGAGACCAACAGATTTCGTAGACCTGTGCCCGCATTCCGGCGGGACGAGGGGAAGTGTGGTACCCCAGGCAGGAGTCGAACCTGCAACCAACGGCTTCGAAGGCCGGTGCTCTATCCTTTGAGCTACTGGGGCGTGTAAGCCCGAAACTTCACTCGGGCCAAACTGGAACAGATTTCAGCAGAGCTAAGTTCTTGTTCTTGTAGGCAGGTTCCTCTGTCACCTCCACAGCCTCTCCAGCCCAACCAGGA